GTGAGGACCAGACCAATGCCGGCATGCGACCGTCCGAGACGCTGCTACCGGTGACGTCGGGCAACACTGTCGACCGGATCATGCGCGGCACCTACAAGGTGATCGGCAAGCGTCTGATTTACGCTGTTATCCTCATCGACCCAGTGGCCAAGTATAATCACGCACACGATCCGCACTCTGGTGAGTTCGCTAGTGCCAGCATGAACGAGATGGATAGTGCTGAACCATCTGGCCAGCACAGCGATCCCCGCTTCACCGCCTCTCGCCCGCTGACCAAGGAGGAGAAGCTCAGCGTCGGCTTCTACACTGCGACGACCGGCTACCGCGAGATCAACGCGGCGCTGCGCTCAGGCTTGATGACGAACACATCCGAGGAGACGCAGGCGCACGCCAAGAACCTCGCCAATGCGATTGACGTGCACACAGTGAACGAACCGCTCACAGTGTTTCGTGGCATCCGCAACGACGGCTTGATCAGTAAATTCAATGAAGCGGTGGTCAGCGGTAACAACAACGAGTTCGTCGACAAGGGCTTCCCGTCGACCTCGTTCAGTCAGCACGTGGCGCTGGAGTTTACTAACCAGATCAAGATTACCAGTGCACGGGGCGGAGAAGACTCCACTCAGTACATGATGCGGATCACCATACCCAAGGGAGCGCACGCCCTCCCGGCCAGTGCCTTGGGTCTCGGTGCTCGTGACGAGGACGAGGTGATCCTACAGCGGGGCAGTCGCTTCAGGGTCACCAAGCGCAACGACGAGGGCTTTCAGGTGGTCTATGACGCGGAACTGATCCGATGATCAACGACAAGTTCACGTGGCAGGACGGCGACGTCGAGTTCGAGCCGGTCGTCAAGTCGAATCCGTATCCACGTGCCGAGCATGGTCACTTTGGTGAGGGTCCGGGCGGCGGCGCGAGCCTGCCGTTGCATAGTGGCGCGAGCTTGCCGCTGAAACGTCCCGGCGCTTCCCCGTTTACTGACGAGGAGAAGCTGGCGTTAAAAGACTATTCTGTAAACAGCGAGAACCTCAATAAGTTCTTGCGTGAGCAGAGCCAAGAGCACATCAGCGACTCGCCCATCGTTCAGCAGGCGCTCATGGCCGTGCAGGCCAAACCGTATGTCAAGGACATCGCGGCGCTTGACAGTGCATTCACCAAGGTGGAACCGCTCAGTCAGGACATAACTCTATTCCGGGGCCTGTCTGGCACGGCCGGCAACAAGCTCGATGACGCACTGGCGGGTGACAGCAACTTCATGGACTTGGGCTTTCTCAGCACTTCACGGAGTGAGTCGGTGGCGCAGGATTTTGCCTTCGAACGCGCTGGTGGGGTGACGTCACGTGGATCGTTGCAGCGTTGGGCCGAGATCACGGTGCCGAAAGGTTCTCGTGTCATCGACATGAATCAGCACTCGATTTCGGACAACCCGTCCGAGTTGGAAGTGCTGCTCAACCGCGACAGCCACTTCTACGTCGAGAGCGTGACCCACCCCGCCGACGATCAGGTGGTTTACCACATGCGCATGGTGCCGAGATGAACCGCTTCGTTTGGGAAGGCGACGACATCATCCTGCCGACCAGTAAGTACAATCCGTATCACGGTGAGCACGGCCGCTTCACCAATGCCGAAGGGGCGAGCGCCGCGCTCAACAGCTTGATTGGCAACGCGCTCAAGGAGAAGGGTGGCTTCACCTTCAACCCGGTCACCGTCACCGCGCCACACCATGGCTACGCCGTCGGCGGCTATGGCACGCGTGACGCCTACGACGCCGACACGTTCGCCATCGCCAGCGTCAAGGACTTCCTCGAACGCAACGACGCGGCGCTCAAGGGCAACTTTCTCGGTGGCTGGATCGACAAGGGCAAGGTTTACCTCGACGTGACCAAGGTGTTCCCCGAGAACCAGCGTGCCGCCGCGATCAAGGCAGGCAAGGCACGCGACCAGATCGCCATTGCCGACCTCACGGCGCTCAACGCCGGCCGTATGGACGAGGCGTTCATCGATACTGGCGGCACCGGCAAAGCCGCGCCCACGGTCAAGCGCACGGCCTTCCTGCTCGATCCTCGCGCCATGACGCCCGAGGAGATGCACGCCGCCATCATGGCGATGCTCGCCAAACTTAAATAGGCCGCCGTTGTGCCCCGTGCGCGGACGGGTTACTCGTTTTTCTACGAGAACGAGAAGCCGACGCCGTAAGTGTCACTATTGATATGTGACACCTCACTTTAGGGGTCCAACATGATCAAGATCGTCAAGGCCGTCATGCGGATGATCGAGACTCGGTTGCGGGCTTCCGGCCTGACCGGCCCCAACTCGCGCGAGCGCGTGCGCGAGCAGATCATCGTGGTCTTGCGCAAGGAATGATTTCATCAGGAGAACCCAAGCCATGCTCATCCGTCACTCGATCCCCGGGTTCAGCCACCGGGTCTATGGCTCGCTCGCTTCGCTTTTCGTGCCGCTGTTCGACGCCATGCTGCCCAAGCACAACAACGTGCTCGCGGTGGTCGAGGGCGACGAGGGTAGGCTGCTTATCCCGGCGCACAACATCGTCACCGATGCCGGCGACATCTGGTACGCCCAGAAGGGCTGCGGCGAGGCCCCGACCAATGCCTTCAACACGATGGTCATGTGCTCGGCCGGCACGCCCGGCAAGGCCGCCGTCTATTCCGCCTTTACCGCCATCGCTGGCTCGTCCAAGGTGGTCAGCGCCGGCTATCCGAGGACCAACGATCCCGACGCCGACAACACAGGCGACGCAGTCAACGTCGCTTCATGGCTGGGATCGTGGGCCAAGGCCGACTTCAACAACGCCGCGATCAGCCATGGTCTGATCACGATTGCCGCGCCGGTCTCCGGTTCAAACCTCTTGACCGGCTACGCTTTCGCCGCGCCCTTCGCCAAGACGGTCAACGACACGCTGAAGGTGTTTGTCAATCATCAAATGCTCGGCGTGTGAGCGCATGAGCAAGTCCGATCTCTTCGAAAACGACCTGCTCAAGCTGATCTTCAACGCGACGCCGATTGCCAACATCGCAGACAACGCGGCGTCGATTCCGTTGACCCAGATTTGGGTGGCGTTGCACACCGCTGATCCCGGCGAATCTGGCAATCAATCGACCAGCGAAGCGGCGTATTCGGGCTACACACGCATCGGCGTTAACCGCACCAGTGCTGGATGGACGGTGACCGGCAACTCGGTCTCGCCGGTCGCCAGCATCGACTTCCCAGAGGCCGCTGGGGCTGGGAGCAACATCACGCACTGGTCGGCAGGTGTCGCATCGGGTGGCGCGACCAAAATACTGTACTCAGGAACGGTGACGCCAAACATTGCCATCGCGGCCGGCGTCACCCCGCGTCTGAAGAACACGAGCACCGTCACCGAGGACTGATCCCCTTGGTTCAGGTCTATCCCAACCGGGCGCGCTGCCTCACGTCGACCATCGGCACCGGCACTGTTACGCTCGGCGCTGCCGTGCCACGCTTTCAGACTTTTGTGCAAGCCGGCGTCGTTGACACCAACGCCTTCCGTTATCTGATCGATGACGGCAACGATTGGGAGGTCGGTCAGGGCACGTATGTCGCCGCTGGCAATCAAGTGCAGCGCTCACTGATCGAGTCGTCCACAGGTGCGCTGCTCAACCTGTCGGGCAACGCCCAGATCGGCATCGACTTCTACAATTACGACATGGCTTACCCGTCCTACGCCTTCAACGCACTGCGGGCGATACCGGGTGGCGGCCAGAATTTCATGCTGTTCATGCAGACCAACGCTCCGACATTTTGGACTAAGTACACTGGCTACAACGACCGCATACTGCGTATTGTGACAGGAGCGGCGAGTTATGGTGGCGTGCAATTGTTCTCGACGGTCTTCGGTCGTGCCACTACTGACAATTACACGTTGGCGGTTGGGGACAACGTCGCGCATGGCCATTCGGTGAATGACACGTCTAACGGTCACAACGTTACTCACTATCATGACTACACTGGCCCGCCGTCAGGTCATGCCCCGTCCGGTGGCGGTATCCAGTCCAGTGGTCACTGCAACGACTATGGTCCGGTCAATACGGGGACGATTTCGGTTGGTCACACTCACGTAACCGCGTCGACCTCGACCCCGAACGTCGGCAGTTCTTACCCGCACGCTCATAATAACGAGTTACGCGTTGCCTACGTCGATGTGATCGCAGCGACCAAGGACTGACAATGCCTTTTCGCTACGCCAACCATGTGAAGGTGACGACCCCGACGGTTGGTCAGGGCACTCTGACTTTGGGTGCACCCGTCACCCGGTATCGCAGCTTTGGGGCTGGTGGTTACGCTGATGGTGATACTTGCCGCTACGTAATCGAGGACGGCAATGATTGGGAGATCGGCACCGGCACTCTTGGTGGTGGTGTCACCACACTAGCGCGGTCGGCCTTTCTGGCTTCCTCGACCGGCACTTGGATATCATGCACTGGCAATGCCACGGTGATGGTCGACATCATCGCCGAGGACTTTACCTACAACGGTATTGGTGCGACGCCCGACATGGCGGCCGGGACGCCCATGCTGTTCTGGATGACGACACCGACCCCCGGTTGGACCAAGACCACCAACACTGGTTGGAATGATCGGGCGCTGCGCATTGTCAACGGTGCGGCTAGTTACGGTGGGTCTTACTTGTTTTCGACGGTCTTCGGTTCGCGCACGCAGACCGACGCGTTTTATATGGACGCGACCTACATGACCGCGCACGCGCACTCAATGTCGGACACGTCGGGGGGTGCCAGCGTCAATCACACTCATGTCTATCAGCGCGTGCTCGGGACGACCGGCAATGACTATACGGCTGGTGGTACGGTCGGGGCCAGCGAAGGTCTTACGGCGGCGATCAACTCTTCGGGTGACAGTGTTGCTCACAACCACGTCTGGTCGGCGACGAGCGGTGCGGCCTCATGGAGCAGCACCCACCAGCACGGCATCGAGATGCGCGTCGCGTATGTCGATGTCATTTACGCGACGCGTGACGCGCCTCCACCAATTGTTAAGCTGGCCAACCGGGCAAGGCAATTTACTGCGACCGTCGGCCAAGGGACACTCACGCTTGGTGCGGCGATGCCCCGTTACCGGACCTTCGCGGCGGCCGGCGTCGTCGATGGGAACAGTGTCCACTACGTGATCGAGGATGGCGTCAATTGGGAACTCGGCACCGGTGTTCTCGGTGGTGGCGGGACGACGCTGACCCGTGCACTGATCCAGTCCTCGACCGGTGCCCTGCTCTCGCTTTCTGGCAATGCCAATGTCCGCATTGATATACTTGGCATTGACATCAACGCGGCTCAGTGTGGCGCACTGCCGAATATGAACGGGGCGTTGATGGTCTTTATGCAGACCACACCCCCGGTGAGTTGGACCAAGAACACGGGCGCGAATGATTATTTGTTGCGTTGTAGTGGTACAGGCACAGGCGGAACGACGGGCGGCGCGGTGCTATTTTCAACGGTGTTTGGTTCGCGCACGGCGACCGATGCAATCAATGCCGACCTGATCTCGCACACCCATTACTTCACCGATACGACCAACGGTCAGTCGGCCAACCACTCGCACACCTACCAGCACTCGTCGGGTACCGAGCAGGGCACGAACAATGGCGCGGGCAACATGCCACGACCAGAGACTGCCGGTATCAATTCCGGCAATGCCAGTGCGACGCACGTTCACGCCGTGTCGGCGACCTCCTCGACCTACGGTTCGAGTGCGCTGCACAGCCACCCGATTGACATGCGCGTGCAGTACACAGATGTAATTTTGGCCAGTAAAGACGCGGAGTAAGTGCATGAAACGTATCGTAATCCTTCCCAACGACAACCAAATCAACTTCGTCAACGACAATGGTGAGACCGACATCGGTCGAACCGATTTGGCGAAGCTGATACCACGGTGGATACACGCCATTGACTATGACGCCGAGACCGAGGTTTACGAGGTCATGTATATTCGGCCGGGTAACCAAAAGTTTACGGCTGAAGAAATCAAGGTGCGCTTCCCGGAACTCGCCGACATGATCGCGTCAGGCAAGGTCTCGGCAGACGAAGAGCGGGCACGACAGGATGCGCGCAGAGACCTTTACGAGGCGACTTTGGCACAGACGCGGAGGACCGAGGAAGAGACGCGACTGGCGATGCAGCGCTTGATCGATGCCGGCTTACTGACACCCGAAGGGGGTCCGGTCCCGCTACCGAAACCGAAGCCGGGCGATCACTTCTTCGACCCGGAGAAACGGGTTCACGTTCATGGACCGGAACACAGCCATGGACCGGGAGGAGGACACACTCATGACTGACCTGCCGCCCAAAGAACGTATGTGCCACCTGACCGGCTTCACGCAGTCGTGCCGCAAGCTGGTCACCGATGAAGCCTGTTCGCGTTGGATGCAGATACAGGGGCACCATCCGAACACTGGTGAGCCGATCAACCAGTCCAAGTGCATCGACGATTGGATGCCGATCCTGATGATGGAGAACAGTCAGATGCAACGCCAGACCGGCGCGGCGGTCGAGAGCTTCCGCAACGAAGTGCTGGCAGCGAACGGTTACCCGAAAGGGGTCAACCCGGCGTCACGTATGGAGTTCTTTCCGCCGGATCGCGCCGCACCACGTCTGGCGAACCCGCCCGAAGATATCGCCGCCATCATGATCGAAAAGAGCAGGACTGGTCAGGACAACTAAATGCTTGGGTTCCGCTCTCTCGGTACCGGCAGTCTTGCAGGTGACGCCGGCACGATCACCGAGGGGGTCGGGGCGGCGATCAGTGTCGGCACGGCGCTTGCCTTCTCGGCGATGCGGGTGGCGGCGGTCGCCAGCGGTGCTGGCGGGACGTCGACGGCGCTGGCTGATGGTGGGCTGACCTATGCCAGCCTCGCCTTATCTGCCGGGTCGAGCCAAGCGCTGGCCCAGTTTCACGCGCCGGTCCTCGCCGTCATCAACGAGACGGTTCAGGACATTGAGATACTGAATTCTGCACTCACTATCCTTCGTAACTTGAGTGAGTCGGTGCAGACGGCTGAAGGCGTGGTCGAGACACGTCTGATCGCACAGATGATCGCCGAGGGCTTGCGCCTGACCGAGCTTCGGGCGGCACTCCGTGACACTGCCATATCGATCAGTGAGACTGTTCGCATCAACGATAGCCGGCAGCTGGTTCGCGGACTGATCCAGATCGTCAACGAGGTCAAGCAGACGCTTGAATCGCTGGCCCGCGCTCTCGGCCGTGTTCAGATATTCAACGAGACGATCTCGACCAGCGAAACGTCGGACAAGGCGCGCCTGCTCGCGCGCATGATTAACGAGGTCAAGCGTACTGTCGAGTCGTTCAGTCTCTCGCGCTTCGTCAACCGCATGGTCAACGAGTACGAGTCGGTCGTCGCCCCGGGCAACTGGACGCCGGCCAATCTCGATGGTTCCGTACTCCTTGCATGGCTCGATGCTTCCGATGTTTCGACCCTCACCCTTACCGGCAGCAATGGTGTTTCTAAGTGGAACGATAAGTCGGGTCATACACGTCACGCTCGCCAGCCGCAAGATAGCAGCCGTCCAATCTACTCGCCCGGCAAGATCACGTTCTCGGGCATGCATAATCTTGAACTCACCGCTTTTACTGCTTATCCTCTTACTTATGACTGTCTGTTGGTTGGTACCCCCAATGATGGTTCAGGACCATATGCCGGGGGATACAGTATCGCGCTCCAATCGTGGACCGATCATTTCCCACTACTGATCGACGCGACCCGCAACATCGGTGTTCTGGTAACCAGTTTCATTACTGGCCCGGGCTTGGGATGGGCGACTAACACTCATGGCATGGTCTATGCCACGATGTCGGACACTCAACCCGTTGCCATGGCGCGCGACGGTAACTCACTCGTCACTTTGATGCCGTCGTTAGGAGAGAACCCACAAGCGGCTACGCTCGGTAGTCGCTGGGACGCTCAAGCGACCTTCGGCGAAATCAACGAAGTGATATTTGTCCCCTACGGGTCGCCGCTCGCTCTTCGACAAAGGCTCGAAGGCTATGCGGCGTGGAAGTGGGGATTGGTGGCGAACCTGCCCGTCGATCACCCTTACAAGAGTGCAGCACCTTCGGGTGGTAGTGGCGGCGATCCGATTGTCGTGCGCGACCGCTCGGTCATGTTGGCCGAGGCGCTCCATATCAACGACATCGTAACCAGCGGTTTGCTGGCTCTGAACCGTTCGGTCAGCGACACACTGCGTTTGACCGAGGTGACCAACCGCACGAACTTACTGACTCGGGCGGTCAACGAGACGATCCGTAACACTGAGGTGATCGTCCGTTCGCTGGCCAAAGACGTCACCATGGTGATCAACGAGACGGTGCGTGCGGTCGAGGTCCGCCTGTCGTTCATCGTCCCTGAGATCACCCGGGTCATCAATGAATTCCTCTATCCGAATGAGGGTGGAGCACTCCCGGGTCTACCGGAGCCACCCGCACCTCCGAGCGCTCCCGCTTCTCGACTAACTTTATCTTATACGCCCGGAGCCGACAGGAATGATTTCACGGGTGAAGTCGGGGTGCGGGTCAATATCGGGTTAACTGACTTTCCCGTTAATCGGCTAGGCTACCGTTGCAATACAGGCAACACTGGCACACGCACACTTACACTGTATGAGTGGTTCAGCGATACCGTGGTGGCGACTGCTACCGTCGATCTCACGGGCGTGGCAGCGGGAGATTATGTCTGGGTAAATATACCCACGGTCACACTGGTGCATGGTGGTTACTATGCACTGTTGTCGAACGTCACCGCTTACGATGGGCAAAACTGGAAGAACCCCGGTCCCATCACTATGCATCCTTACATCAACAATATTTACGGTGCTTACAGGGTACCGGCGGGTGCATTGGCAACGACTGCGTCGAATGAGAGTTTCATCGGCCTCGATCTCGGTTGGACTGCTCCGGGTGTCGTTACGCAGCCGCCGGTTACGAGCGGCTTAAATGTTTGGTTGGAAGCCAGCCAACTGGGTTTGGCCGATGGTGCTATCGTCTACACGTGGCCGAACTTTGTGTGGGGACCGACGCCGGTAATGGAGACCGGCCTCGTGCCGGCGACGCTCAAGGCCAACGCTTCCAACGGAAGGGGTGTGATCCGTTTCAGTGGCGGTAACGCCAGCCACCTTCACGGCCTGACAGACGCGACGCATGACTTCACGATGATCTACGTGGTCCGACGTTGGGGTGGCATCGTCGGACGGGGCTTTTCAACTCAGTATCCGCCGACCAATATCCTCGTCGGATTCCATTCGTCGGCACAGGATATCGCCTACGACGGCGGTTGGCTCAATGCACCTACTAACTGGGGAGACACTGGCAGCTTGCCGGCGGCGTGGAAGCTCTACGGGTTGGATGGTGCATCGCCTGCTTCAAGTACTTTCCGCATCAATGGTGTTGCGGTAGGCGGGAACCCGACCAGCAGTCAGGGTCTCGGTGGCGGTTATGTCCTCTCTGGTTATCGCGGCGACAACCAGATCGACGAGACGATGGACTGCGATGTCGCCGAATTACTGATCTTCACCCGACAACTCAGTGATGCCGAGCGCATCTCGGTCGAGAACTATTTGAGGACTAAGTGGATCACGCCAGCGGCTGCTAGGAGCGGCGACAGTGGCGGCGGCTCGATCATCACGGTAGAAGTCATCAACCGGATGATCAACGAGACGGTGCGAGTGATCGAGGGGCTGATCCCCAATCGCGCACTTTTGCGTCAGCTGGTCGAAGGGCTGCGCGTTCATGAAGGCACGGTGGTCTACGAACTGCTGGCTCGTAATATCGGTGAGGGCGTGCGGGTCGTCGAGAACATCGTCCGCACCAATTTACTGACCCGCAACATCGGCGAGGTCGTGCGCTCGCTTGAATCGACCATGCGCTCGCTCGCCTTGTCGCGGTCAATTGTCGAGATCGAGAAGGTCATCGAAGCCGCTGAAGTGCCGTGGACGCCGGCCGCGCTCGGTGCAAACCTCCTCGCATGGCTGGACGCGTCCGACGCCGCCACGATCACGGTGACCGGCAGCGGTGTCTCACAGTGGAATGACAAGTCCAGCTTTGGCCGGCACGGTCGTCAGACCAATGATCCCAAGCGCCCGGCCTATGCGCCCGGCAAGGTCACGTTCAGCGGTCAGTTGGTCCTCGACATGGCGGCCTTTGTCGCCTACCCGATTGCCTACGATTATCTGGTCGTTGGCAAGCCCAACAATGGGACCACCCCGGGTTCGTCTGGATGGCGGGTGATCTTCCAGACCGGTGCCGATCATTTCCCGCTGCTCGTCAACCCCAGCAATAACGTCGGTGTTTACCCCGCTGCCGGCTTGTACACTGACGCGAGCTTGATCTGGCCGTCAAACACACTGGGCATGGTCTATGCCCAGCTTTCGGATGTGTCCCCGGTTTCCATGTCACGTGATGGCGCTTCGCTGGTCAGCTTGGCCCCGTCGTTTGGGGAGACGGGGCGTGTAACCGAACTTGGCAATCGTGCCTCTGTCACGATGCCGTTCGGCGAGATCAACGAAGTGATCATGGTCCCTTACGGGGCTTCGCTCGACACTCGCCAAAGGCTGGAAGGCTACGCTGCATGGAAGTGGGGTCTGCAAGCCAACCTGCCAGCCAATCATCCCTATAAGAACTGGCCGCCGACGACACTGGTGGCTGGTGGTGGTCCGTACTTCGTGCGCGCGCTCAACCGCATGATCGACGAGGTCATCCGGCTTAGCGAGGCCGTGGGCCTGACCGGCGCTCTCTATCGAGTGATCGATGAGCTTGAGAAGGTCGGGGAGACGTTCCTGTTCTCACGGCCGCTGGTCAGGCTGACCAACGAGACGGTACGCATTGCCGAGGCGCTCGGTTTCAATCGCGTACTGACCCGCGCAATCAATGAGACGATGCGCCTTACCGAGGTCACACTGAGATCGGCGGCGTTCACACGGATGGTCAACGAGACCGTTCGAGTGGTCGAGGTCATCGAGTACTCTGTCGCGAGAGTGCTCATCAAGATGGTCAACGAGACCGTCCAATTGGTCGAGTCGTTCGCGCAGGCGTTCACACTCTTGCGTATCCACAACGAGGTCGTCGAGGAATCCGAGAACCGCATCCCGGCGCGCATCCGCGTGCAGCACTGGGACGAGGCAATCGAAGTGCCCGAGAGCGAACCGGAGGGTTATCGGACCCTGCTTAGGCTGCTCGACGAGCCGGTGACGACCGTCGAGACCACCGACTACGCACGCGAGCTTGCCCGCACGCGCGAGGAGGATGTGACAGTCCCCGAGGTCCAGACCATAGCAAGGTCGCTCTGGCGGATCGTCGACGAGTCGCTGTTCTTCAACGAACTGACCAACTTCTTCGCCGGCATCCCGTCTCTGGTCTGCTCGGCGCTGCGCATTTATGCTATCTTCGCTGGTGAGTGTGGAATCGCCCCGGTGCTCATGGGCACGACAATGATCGGACCCGAGGTCGAGGGCGGCCAGACGCAGATCGACCGGGTGCTCGACGCCGCGACGGGGATTGGTGTGGTGGTCGACGGACAGCCGGTCATCGGCCCGGAAGTCGAAGGAACACCGAAGATCGAGGAGTGCTGCTGATGCCGGCTTTCGTGCTCAATACTAACGCACTGGACCTGCTTGGTCTGAAGTCACATACCGAGGGCGTGTTCCTCGACGATGCAACGGTCACTTTCACCATTCAGGACAAGTCTGGAGTCGAGGCTGGTGGCGTGACTTGGCCACAGGTCATGACCTACGTCGATGGTAGCCAAGGTGACTACCAAGGGATCGTGCCGGCAGCGACGGAACTTGCCGCCGGCAAGCAGTACTACGCCATCATCGACGCCCAAGGCGGCGGCGAGCGTCTCGGTCACTGGGAGATGCCGTTCAAGCCGGTGACGCGCACTGGTTTGCCGGAAGGCACGACCAACGCATAGGAGATCGTCATGTCGATCACTCTCGCAGTCGCACTGGCGTTCGTCATCGTCTCGGTCATTGTGGCAGCGATCTTCAACGCTTGGACCGCCCCACTCGTCTGGATCGGTTGGGCTTTTGCGGTGGTCTTCATCGTTGGCCCGGCCATCGGCAATCGGTAAGGAGATCACTATGGCCTTGAACTACGATTATCCCATCGTCTCGCTCGACACCGACAACCCGGTTTTCGCCGACGTCGAAATGGCCGACGCTTATCTGAGCGGGGCCTATCATGCCGACAATTGGCGCACGCTTGACGACGACAGCAAGGGTCGTGCGCTGGTCACCGCGACGCGCACACTCGACCGGCAGGAATGGTTGGGCGTCAAGACCGACGATCTCAATGAACTCGACTGGCCACGCAAGGACACTGGTGTGATCGGCGTCGATCCAGACCTAATCCCGGTCGACATCCAGAACGCCACCATCGAACTGGCACTGTCGCTGACGCAGGGGTCCGACGTCCAGAACTACCAGTCGGCCAACGGCAACATCCAGACCCTGCGCGCCGGCTCGGCCTCGATCACCTACTTCCGGGGCGGCGGCAACGGTGGCACGCCGACGCGCTTCCCGCAGATCGTTTGGGAGCTTGTTGAGCCGTATCTGTCCGGCGGCGCTGGCTCGGCCAACGTCGGACTGGCACCGTCGCAGTCGGCCGGCACCCAGCTGGAGAGCGTCACCGGCAAGGACTTCGGTTACACACAGGGGCTTTGAGTATGGTGATGCTTGCAGATTTGCATGTTGCCACTGTCGCCATGATCGGCAAGCTGACCGAGGAACTGAAGGCCGAGCGCGCTAAGGAGCAGGCCGCCATCGATGAGGCGGTGCGCACCAAGCTCTACATCGGCGACAAATACTGGGAACGCCGGCATATGATCGAGCAGCGCCTGCGCGCCGCCCGCAATCTCTTGTCAATAACGGAGTAGCTCGTGAGTGAAGTCATCCGCATTTTCGTTGGTTGTGCCGCCAACGACGAAGACCTCGAATCGCAGGCGGTACTGGAATACACACTGAGGAAGCACGCCAGCCTGCCCATCGAAATCACGTGGATGCAACAGAGCCACGACCCGGACAGCTGGTTCTATGTCGGCCCCGGCGGTTGGGCGACAAATCTCTGGGCGACGCCGTTCAGTGGCTTCCGTTGGATCATCCCGTACATGGCGCAAGCCGAGGGCCGCGACCGCGCCATCTACATGGACTCGGACTTCATCGTGCTCGGTGACATCGCCGATCTGTGGCGTACTGAGTTCGAACCCGGCAGGGCAGTAGTGGCACGCGGTGATGGTCGCTATTGCTGCTCGTTGTGGAACGTGTCCGAGGCGCTCGGACATCTGCCGTCCTACCCGGGGCTACGCGTCGAGCCAGTCATGCATTCGAGCATGACCAATAAGTACGCCAAGCACCCCGAATGGATTCAGAAGTTCGCGGCCGGCAATCACTGGAACTGGCTCGACCACGAGAGCGTCCCGCTCAGCAAGGTGCAGGATCGTGGGATCAAAGCGATCCACTACACGCGAATCGAGATGCAGCTTCAGATCAAGCATGCCAAGAAGCGGCTGGCCAAGCTCGCTCGCAAACACTGGTACACTGGCAAAGCGGTGGAAAACGACTGGCCGGGTTTGCAGGCTTTGTTCGACGACCTGCTTGTCGAAGCCGAGGGTGCCGGCTTCCCGCCGGAACGCTATGCGGTGGCTTCTCACTTTGGTGATTATAAGATAAGAAGGTGATCGCACCTTCCCCATGGGGGTGCCGATCTGGGCGGGAGGGCAACTGGGAGATTGCTCTTCCGCCCTTTTTTGAGAGGGAGAGGTTCAATGAACGAGTTGAACGAGAAAGTGCGCAGCCTGCCGGTGCCCGTGCGCATGCGCAATCGGCCAGTCGCCAAGAACGGCTTTCCGGTGCCATGGTTCGTCGAGCACAAGGACGAGACCGGCGAGTGGGACTTCCGCGTCACCCGACCGGAGCGCTACATCGAGGCCCACAACAAGCAGCTGTGTTGGGTCTGTGGTCAGCCGCTCGGACGTTTCCGCACCTTCTGCATCGGGCCGATGTGCGCGGTCAACCGGGTGACCAGCGAGCCGCCGACACACCGTGAATGCGCCGAATGGTCAGTACGGGTTTGCCCCTTCTTGTCGCAGCCACGTATGCGTCGCAATCATTCTGAACTGCCCGAGGGCGCGGGCGATGGTACGCCCGGCATCATGATCGACCGGAACCCCGGTGTGGTCATGCTGTGGCATAGCGAGCGCGGCTCTTACCGTCCGATGAAGGTACGGAACGGCTTCCTGTTCAGTCTGCAAGAAGACCCGCTGGAAGCAGAATGGTACCGTGCCGGTCAGCCAGCCAAGCGCGCCGAGGTGATGGAGTCGGTCGAGAGCGGTCTGCCCAAGCTCTGGGAGATGGTCGATCTCGAACGGGACAAGGAGTTGGCCGCCAAGGATTTGGAGAAGCAGATCGCCAAGGCGCATGCACTGTTCTTCGACCGGATTGCTGCCTGATGGGCGAGCACAAGCGCAAGGGCAGGGACGAAGACATCCGCAAGCTGGTCGATGCGACCACGCGCATGTTCACTGAGCAGGGTCGGCTGATCGAAGCCGGTTATCGTGCCATGGTCGTCCTGCTTTACCCTGATGGCTCACCCGGCCCGGCCCACCCAGAGCAGTTACGCGAAGCCTTCTTCGCAGGCGCTCAGCATCTGTTCGGCTCGTTGACCGCGTCGGTGCTCGACGAGGATCGCGAGCCGACCGAGGCCGACCTGCGACGCATGGACTTGATCGATTCGGAGTTGAAGGTGTTCCTCGCCGGGTTCGCCATTCGCCATGGCTTCGAACTGCCCGAGGCGGCCAAGCCGGGGAGACGTCAGTAAAATGCTCACCGTCGTCAGTACGGCCAGTAAGGTAGGTTTGGTGACCTATGGCGAGCGTTTCCTCGACACGTTCACCAAATATTGGCCTTATGAGAGGCTGGTCTTCTACACTGATGGTTACAAGTACGTTTCGGAGCGCATCGAGTTCCGTGATCTCAGCGAAGCGAGATGGCTCACTCGTTTCAAGCAGGATCACGCCAGAAACCCACATGCCAATGGTAGTGGTGGCTACCGGTGGGACGCCATCCGTTTTGCTCACAAAGTTGCTGCCATTATCGCGGCCGACCAGTTGTGCGCTGACGATCATTTGTTATGGCTCGACGCCGACATCGTTACGCACAACCCGGTCGACGAGAAGGCGATCAAATCATGGTTGCCCGATCCGGCGTGGCTGAGTTGGCTCGGTCGCGACAAGAGCGTTATCGGTTGGCCCGAGTGTGGTTTCCTGTTGTTCAATCGCAACCATCCGCTCCACCGCATGGCAATGATGACGATGTACGACGCGTATTCGTCGGGGCGTGTGCTCGGTTTGCCAGAGACACACGACAGCTATGTGTGGCAGTGGCTGGTCGAGAACTTGAGCTTGTCAGTGCGCGACCTGTCTGGCCCCGGTTTCATGACCATGCATCCACTGATCAATTCGCCTCTCGGCCACTGGTTCGATCATCTCAAGGGCAGTCGTAAGCTGGCCGGGCATTCCTATCCGAGCGATCTCGCCGTCAAGCGCGACGAGCCATACTGGAGCAGGATATGACCGACCCGATTCGCATCTTTGTCGGCTGCGCGGCGAACAACGAGGATTTGGAATCCCAAGCCGTCCTCGATTACACACTGCACAAGCACACTATGCGGCCGCTCGACATCGAATGGATGATGCAGAGCCGCGACCCGAAGAGCTTCTGGCATGGTTGGAACACGGCGACGTGGGCGACGCCGTTCTCAGGCTTCCGCTGGGGCGTGCCGGCGCGCTGCAACTTCGAAGGCAAGGCGATTTACCTCGACAGCGACATGATCGTCATGGACGACATCGGCAAGCTGTGGGACACGCCGCTGATCGACAAGCACGTGGTCATCGCCAAGGCGGCCAACAATCGCTTCTGCACCACCGTGTTCGATTGCGCCAAGGTCAAGCCGTACATGTTCTCAATCGGGGAACTGAAGACGCAGCAGGGCATCCATCGTCGACAACGTGAGCGCCTGTCGAAACCCGGACTGGTCCAGCCGTTCCCGCGAGGCGAGAACTGGAATTGCATCGATGGCGAGACCTACGTCGATATCGCCACCGACGTCATCAAAATCCACCATTACAGCGCCATCGATTGCCAGCCGCAGCTGCGCTATGCACTGCCACGTCTCGCCGAGAAAGGTCAGGCGCACTGGTTTAAGGGAACTATCAAGCCGCACTGGCGGCAGGACTTGGTGACGTTGTTCGACATGACCCTGCGACAAGCCATCGACGCCAACTACCACCCCGAGAACTACACGCACAAGCCGTTCGGCGATTACACTGCCGGCGGCTCGGAGGGCGGCGTTTTCAAGACTGGTCGTCCAGCCAAGCTGGGCGTCTGATGGTCACCCTCGACGATTTGGCCTCGCCGGGCTACCGCGCGCAGCTGCGCGAGATGGCCGAGAAGGGTGCATGGTCGGGTGGCGGTGCTGCCTATGCCGAGGAGGTCGCCAAGCTTTGTCGCAAGTGTGAGGCGACCAGCCTCCTCGACTACGGTTGCGGCTTCGTCGACATGGCGTCCGAGCTAAGCCAGATCAAAGCCCCCTTTCGCCCACCGCTCATGGTCGAGTATTTCGACCCCGGCATTCCCGGCTGCGATCAGCTGCCCGAGCCGGCCGACGTGGTCATGTGCGTTGACGTATTGGAGCACGTCGAGCCGGACAAGGTGCAAACAGTGTTGCGCCACATCCACTCGCTGACCATCAAGTGCGCGCTGCTGGTGATCGCGGTGCGCCCGGCCGACAAGCGTCTGCCCGACGGTCGCAACGCACATCTGACCATCGACAATTCCGGCTGGTGGTTTCACCAGCTGCGCGCGCTCGGCGGCTGGAAGGGCAAGATCATCGAGAACGACGACCGTCATGGTCTGCACATGTGGCTGCGCAAGATCGCCACCACGACGACGAGGACACTCGATTGAAGCACGGCTGGTTCGAGATCGATGGCTTGCAGACCGGCGAGCACAAGCTGGAGACTCGTCTGCACGGGCTGCGCCTGTTGGCGTCCCACGTCAAGGACAAGACCATCCTCGATCTCGGCTGTGCCGAGGGCTTGATCAGTTCGTGGCTCTACGATCAGGGTCCGGCGCGCTGGGTGGATGGTGTCGAGAAGCATCCGCCCTATCTGGCGCAGGCGCGCGCGATGCACGCCGGCAGTCCGGCCTTCCGCTTCTTCCAGTGCGACGTCAACGATCAGGAGTTCGACGATCTGATCCTGACCAAGCTGTTGCCGGCCTACGATATCGTTCTGTGCCTGTGTCTGGCACACAAGCTGAAGCGGCCGCGCGACTTCTTGCTCAAGGCGGCGCGGCTGTGCAATCGTTTCTTCGCGCTGCACCTGCCCTACGACATCATCGACGACGTCCGCTCGAATCATGTCAAGGTCGATCCGACCAAGGAGATATTCGAGCCGCTTGGTTTCAAGTGTATCGTGCACGTGGTCGATCCGACGCCGGCAGCGCCACTGTCGCGGCGGATTTACGAGAGAGGCTGATCATGGGCGAGAAGCGAAAAACACTTGTCATCGTCTGCCGCGACGAGGAGGGCAGTCTCGAAGATTTACTTACCTACATCAAAAAGACCGCCGGCATAGGTCACAGCTTCGTCGTTCACGTCGACCCGGAAGATCGCGAGTTCAGTAAGCGTTTCACCATCGACGGTGACGGTGCCGACAAGATTTACAGCATAACCAGAACCGAGGGGTGACCGTGCTCAATCCGTTCATGGCGCGCTGCGTCAAGCGACTGGTCGATGGTGGCCTAATCGGCCGCGTCATCGAGTTCGGCAATCAGCGCTATGGTGCCAAGGGCGTCGTCAAGGGCACCGAGAAGGCGACTACTACCGAGCAGTTTTACAGGGCGCTGGGCTTCACCGAGTACGTGGCGATTGACGTTAACAATAACATGGGCGCGGTGATCGCCGACCTCAACGAGCCAATCAGCAGCCATATCATTGGTAAGTACGATTTGGTTACCAATAACGGCACTGGCGAACATTTATTCGATCAGTGCATGGTGTTCACGAACGCGCACGACCTGTGCAAGCTTGCCGGCGTCATGCTGCACGTGCTGCCGTTCTCGCCATGGATCAATCATGGCTTCTACAGCTACAATCCGATTTTGTTCCGCGATCTCGCGGCCGCCAACGGCTACCGCATCATGTTCATCTCCATCGATCACCGCAACGGTGGCAACAACGACGTGCTGGGCAACGCCGAGCCGTGGCTGTACCAAGAGAAGAACCCGGAGGGTCTCATCGCCTTCATGAACAAGAAACGGGCGAAGGCCCCGACCCCTGACCTGCTTCTTGGCGTCGCTTTGCAGAAGCAGTCGGCCGACCCGTTCCGCAAGCCGCTGCAAGGCAAATACCAGACCGACGTGGCGAGCGTCGCCTTGCGCGACAAGTACCGACCGGTGACACCATGAACTTGTCGATCTTGCAGCGCGCCGGCACCCCGTACTTCTCGCCCTACCCGCACATCGTCATCGAGAACTGCCTGCCCGACGAGCTATACGACGAATTGGAAGCGACGCGGCCGAGCGACGAGTATCTGGTCAATGGTCGACCGTTTAGCTCGAACATGCGGATGGACCTGCACGCGCGCGAACTCTTGTTAAAGATGAAGGTGCGCGATCTGACCAACCAGAAACCGTTCGGAATCTGGCGCGAGTTCATCGAGTACCACGTGTCGAACGCGTTCTGGCAGGAGGTCATCAAGGTCTTCGATGCCGAGCTTGGTCCGGGCAGCGCCATGGCTGGTTGGATGCTGAACTTTACTGGACAGCCGTTGTCCCTCATACCGACGATCATTCGCACCGAGCCGCCGTCGAAGAAGGCGATCTCGATGGACGTCAACGTCGGTGTCAACACGCCGGTCGTCGGCCCGGCCACCAGTGTGCGCGGCCCGCACGTCGACAACCCCATCGAGGTGTTCGCGGCGATGCTCTACATGCCGCCCAAGGACGCGCCCGACGAGGGCGGCGACTTCGTCATCTACGAGAAGAGCCGGACGGTGCGCTTCGAGGGCAAGGCCGAGGTCCGCGCCACCGACGTGAGATCGTTGGTCGAGCATGCCCGTATTAAGTACAAGCGAAATACTATGGTGGCCTTCCTGAACTCGGTTCACGCGATCCACGGTGTGACGCCGCGTTTAAGTCGCGATTTCCGCCGGCTGGTCAATTTCATCGTCGAATTGCCCTTTGCACAGTTCGAGTTGCCACGCTGATGGGCGTCGGTGACGAACTCATGGCGATGGGTGACGCGGCCCGCTTGCGCGGCGGCCGCGAGATCAAGGTCGCCATCGGCGACGGCCGCTCGCCCTACACATCGCCGCTGCACCAGAACGTGCCATGGCTGTGGAAGTCCGGCGAGCGCATCCCGGCCGACGCGCACTGGATCATCAGCCACCCCGGCAACCGGCCCTATTGCGATTACGACCGCATGATCCGCGAGGCGCGCGAGCGCTTCGGCTGGAAAGGAGGAATAGACGGCAAACAGGCGTTTCAACTCCTTAAGCGCAAATACTGGCGGCAGAGCTACCACGCGACGCCGGCACCGGTTGCCTTGACCGACTGGGAGTGCGCCATGGGTCGCCTCCTGATCAACCAACTTGAGGGGACGCTCGTCCTGATCGAGCCGAACATCAAGCCGGGTGCACCCGAGAATAAGCGGTGGCCGTTCGCCCGCTACCAACAGGTGGTAAACGCGTACAAGGACCGCTGCACCTTCGTCCAATTCGGGCGGCCGCTGCTCGATGGTGCCGTTGCATTGGCCGCGCAGCCCGTCAGGATCGCGCTGGGGCTGCTCATGGCGGTCGACGCCTATGTCGGCACCGAGGGCTTTCTGCACCACGCTGCGGCCGCTCTGGGCAAGCCTGCCGTGGTGATCTTCGGCGGCTACATCAACCCGAAGGTCACCGGATACGCCAGCCACCAGAACTTGTGGGTGGAATGCGAGGACGAGGGATGCCCCGGGCCGACGCCGGCCGGCGAGGCGGCGCTGGCGGCGATCACCGTCAAGCAGGTGGTCGCGGCGCTCGATCTGGCGCTTGATGGGAGGGAATGATGAAAAAGCCGCGATTTGATTTAGCCAAGCTTCAGCCGCGACAGTATGTTCAGCCGCGCATTCTCGATTTTGACGATGATGATGCGGAAACCGAGCCGGAAACCGAGCCTAAGAAATTCGAGAATATAGCGGTCCCTTTTTGTCACACAGAAGATGGTCGGTGTTATTTGACCGAGCGACAGCTATCGGAAAATCCTTACTTACGGGACTTCGTCGACCGCTTTCGTGATTGCTTTACCTTCGATATGAGGAGCTACACTTACTGGTTTGAGGAAAAGAAACCGTAAACGGCTGACCGACGAGGGAGAATCACGTGCAGGAAGTTAAGGGCATCTGGCTACCCGACGACGAAGTCCACTTCGTCAAGATGGTCAAGGAAGGCCCCGAGTTCGCCGGCAAGGGCACCTATCAGTTGCGTAAGATCGAGGCCGTCATCCCCTACGTTAGGAACTTTCGCCATGCCGTCGACGTCGGCGCGCATAGCGGCATGTGGGCGCGCGTGCTCCTTCACTACTTCAGCAAGCTTACTGCGTTCGAACCGATGCCGGCGCACATCGAGTGCTTCTTTCGCAACGTCGTCATGGGCGATCACGTCAAGCTTCACGAGGTGGCGCTGGGCGACAAGACCGGCATGGTGACCTTTCACACTGCACGCGGTTCGACCGGCAACACACGTGTTCAAGACGACGGCGAGCGCACAGCCCAGCCTTACGCCAAAGAGGCGGTGATCTTCGAGAACCCCGGCGAAGCCATGATGATGCGGCTCGATGATTGCGTGCTCGTCGACCCGGTCGTCGACCTCATCAAGGTCGACTGCGAGGGCTACGAGTATTTTGTGCTCAAGGGCGGCGAGGAGACCATCAAGCGAACGCACCCGGTGATCATCGTCGAACAGAAAGTGGGCAAGGGCGCACAGTACGGCATCGACGATCTGGCCGCGTGCACGCTCCTCGAATCGTGGGGGATGAAGCGTAAGAAGGTCATTTCGGGCGACTACATCTACACTTGGAAATGAGCACGAACCGCACTGTCTGGATGTGCATCTCGCCCAACCGTGTCGAGAAGAGCGGCCGCGTCATGAAGGCGTTGGCCGCCGGTTGGCCGGGCGCGGTCGTGGTCACTGGCCCGCCGCCCGAGGACGGCAACTTGTTCGTCTGCTTCGGTCAGATATGGCTGGCGGAAGACCTGATCAAGAAAGCCATCCCGCAGCGCCGGCCCTTCTTTCAGGTCGACAACGGCTTCTGGAAGCCGAGCCGAGGTCAGCCGCATGGCTACTACCGACTGATGTACTCGCGCCCCGATCCGGTGTTCGTCACCGATCTGACACTGCTCCAGCAGCGCATGCGTGATGGTGGCCCCGATCTCATCGTGCCCTACAAGCCCCTGCGGCAGGCCGGCGAGCACGTCCTCATAGCCATGCCCGGCGAGGAGTTCGGGCGCGCGCACGGCCTCGACATGCGACCGTGGATGAAGACCATCGTCGAGCGGGTCAGGACGGTCACCAAGCGACGCGTCATCGTGCGTGACCGCATGGCAACCAGTTCGCTGTCTTTCGATCTCAGGCATTGCTGGGCGATGGTGACGCACTCGTCGAATGTGGCGGTCGATGCGATCCTCGCCGGCATTCCGGTGTTCGTCGAGCCGACCTCGATGGCCGCGCCGGTCGGCAACCTGTCACTCGACAAGCTGGAAACCCCGACCTTCCCGGCGGGCGACCTGTTCTACACGTGGTGGACCAGCCTGATGTGCCAGCAGTTCACCTTCGCCGAGATGCGCAAGGGCGTCGCGCACCACTTCTTGTCGACGATCCATGGTATTGGACAGTCCGGGACTGTCCAATGAGCGATCTCACCGAGGCTGACGTCGAGCGGATCAACGGCGTGCTCGACCGGCTCAAGTGCCGGTTCGGCTGCGACGCGCCGGTCGTCGGCCTCTTTCACATCCCGGAAGGCTGCTGGTGCTGGCCAGACCCGTTGCAAGCGTTGTGCGGTCAGCACGCGATCAAGACGCAGAGCTTGGGTCCGATCACATGCCTGTTCGAGCGGCTATGACCGACGAGGAGATCGTCGCGTTTGCCACCGACTTCCGCGAGGGCATCCTCGACGGTGACGATCCTCACGGTCGCTGCTTCATGGTGTGTGCGCCGATGGTGACGCTGCTTAATATGTACGGCGTCAAATGCGAGATGGTCGAAGGACCGGTCACGGTCAGCACCGACTTCGACAATCACGTCTGGCTGGAGTTGGACGACGGTCGCGTCCTCGACCCGACCGCCGATCAGTTCAATGGCTCGCAGCGTCGGGCGTTGCCACCGGTATATCTTGGTCCACCGACGGCGATCCACCGGTCGAAGGGAGTTTTTCGTCGTCGCCTGTAGCCTCTTCCTTGGTCGGGTCAGCGTGCACGAACGAAGGATCAGTATGGTGGCAAGCGCCGGCCGCGTCGCGGCCCGGCGTCGGGCTTAGGGTCATCGGCCCGTTCTCACAAGTGCAGTGATGCGTCGGATCGGGGACCGGGCAGTGCGCCAGCGCGGGGGAGAGCGCGGCGAGGGACAGGGCACAAGCGAAGATCAAACGCATGGTGGAGTGCCTCCGATTCTAGGGACACCCCACCCATATCACTTTTGCGCGGCAACCCAAACCTTGGCGTCGGCCATCGTGGCGAAGACGCCGACCGGCTCGAAAACCCTGACGCCGAAGTTGGGGGACTTGTCCGCCCTGTGGACGAATGCAGGCTTCTCGTTCGCCTCGTAGAACTTCTTCTCGTCTTGCTTGATAACGAACATTGGTCACTCCTTGGTCCCCTTCTCGGCGACGAGCTTGCGCCACGCCGCCATGACTTCATCACGTTGGTGCTTGGTCATGGTGCGTCCCATCATGAGGACTAGCGCCATCAGCTTTTCGGTCTCGGTCATGGTCAGTTCTCCAGATTGAAGATGCTCGGCCGCGTCCACTCAGCCAGAAGCGTGCCCTTGTCGTTGTAGTTGGCGTAGTGGCGAAGCTCGACGCGCAGATTGAACGTGCCGCCCTGCGCGCCTGCGAACGCTTCCCGTGCTTGCTCCTCTGTGTCGAATTCCACACTGTGACCCGGACCATCAGTCCGGTTGACATACAGTCGATAGAGCGGAAAATACTCGTCGATTCCCATGGTCGTGGTCCCTTACTTGGTAAGACCGCGCGCGTCCTTCTCTACAAAGCCGACGGCCTTGAGGAAGCGCACGGTGTCGAAGCGGTCGTTCTCTTTCTTGAACTCGTTGGCGAAGCCAGTGGCGAGCTTGGTCACAGTGGCGAGGTCCGCGCCGTTATCGTTGAGCGCGTCCTTGAGAACGCGGGCGACGAGTTCGAAGTGTTTCTTGGTCATGGTCTTGGTCCCTTCCTTCTTTACATCATATAAACACTGCGCGCCGGATTTCAAGTGTTTGCCGGCGCGCGCCGGTCGCTTTAGTAAATGTTGACGACCTTGTGCCGATTGTAGGTCTCGTTGATCTTGATCTGCTTCTGGTCCTGCTTGCCGGTGCCTTTGCAGCTGAAGCACATGCCGCCGTGGCTCATCTTGCCGTTGACGCTGGTGCCCCACTGGTAGACCCCGGTCCCCTTGCACTTCTGGCAGACGCCGGGCTTGCTGTTGACTACTGCGAAGTCGGTCATGGTCTTGGTCCCTTCGTTCTTCCTACGCACTAGAGGTAAGCGCTCTTTAGCTGATATCAAGTGCACTGACGCATGGCAGATATGAAATAAGTGTACGGTGTCCAGCTTGACAACAGACATAGGCCCCTCTATCTCATGGTCGTGGTCGTGAACTGAGAACGGGGTCCGGGAGAGCCGGTGAACCGGAAGCAGGGGCGGCCATGGAGTTCCGGCTTACCGGAGCGAGTTCCACGGGCCACTCTTATGACCGTGTGCCAGATGACGAGTCTGGTAATGTCCGAAGGCCAAGGGCAGCACGCGAGGGGTGAGAAAACTGGGAGGGCGGTTCTAGACCGCCGTCGAGACGGTCCCTCTGTCTCCGCTTCGGTAAGCCGGAACAGTGATCTCAGGTGAGCCGCTCACAATGGAGTACAGGCTCGACGATGCCGGCGGATTAGCTCTCGCATGTGTCCGCTCATGGGTGTCGGTGACCAGCGATGGCGAGTGCGACGGTCACGAGGGCGGGATGCCCCGGCGGTTCGCCTGAGAACACTGAAGGAGGGGACCATGGACCGCGAGAAGATCGAGAAGGCGCTGGACGATGGCACGCTCGCTATCAAGGTCGGCCGCAATTGGGTGCCGGCACGGCGCGGCCTCGCCGCCACCATTGAATTGGCCGATGGCGATTGGTTGATAAGTGTGGTTGGTGGTCCCAGCCGCGCGCGAGGTTTCATCACCAACATCGAAAACAATCGCGACGGCCGCGATTTCGCATTCGTGTGATCCATGCAAGCTTTTGGTCACTGTAGCCACGTGTGCTGTCGGCAGGATAAGGTGTGCTGCGGCTGTTGTGGCAGGAGGATCGACCATGGCGCTTTACTGGCACCCGACCGGCCCGCATATGGAGTGGACCGAGGGCATACTGCGGATCAGCAACCTCAATCCCGAAGTCAAGACCCAGTGGACGATGACGCGCGGTCAGATGTTTGTGCTCGGTCTGCGTTGTGTGTTCGCTTCACTGGTCGGCTTGCGCAGCGCTAAGCCGCCGGTCAGTCCACAGGGTGTCAAGCCATGAAGGTCGGTGAAGGTGTCGCAGTGCGTGAGATCACGCTGCCGAGCGGGCAGGAGCGTTGGATACCTGCGGTCGTGATCGCTGTCCACGACGAGCACAATTCCTTTTCCGTGGAGGCTTTCAGGGGTCGTGCCTTCGACAAAGAAGGTCACACGCGCATGGTGCTGCGCTTCGCCGACAGAGACCGAGGCTGGCGCTAATCGGTTGCCAAGGCTGGTAAATGGCGGCATAAAGGCGCGACTCACTGAGGAGCGCGCCTCTGATGGTTGCTCGAACTGCGCTGATACTTGGCCGGGCAGCGACCGTCTGGAACGAGATAGAAGCGGCGAGAAAGCTCGCCGTTTTCGACGTCATCATCGCCATCAACCGTATGGGACGCGACTTCAAAGAGCCGTTTCAGCACTGGGTTTCCTACCATCCCGATTTCTTTCCGCAATGGACGCGCGAGCGTAAGGAACCATTACCAGACGGTTTGATGTACTGGTCCGGTATCTACAAGAACAACCGGATGGGCGACTCTAAGAGGATTAAACTACCGATTCAGTACTGTAGGTTTTCAGGTGGTTCGTCAGGTATGCTGGCGATCAAGGTGGCCATTGATGGTCTCGGCCTCGAACGCATCGTTTTGGCCGGCATCCCGATGGACAACACGCCGCGTTACGATGACAAGGTAGCTTGGCGCGAGGCCGACGCTTACTGGATTGCTTGGATCAACGAGAAGCCTTGGATGGCTGGTCGAGTTCGTTCGATGTCAGGCAGGACCAGTAAGCTCTTGGGTACGCCCGATGCGGCTTGGCTCGGCGAGGAGAAGACCGATGCTGGCGAAGGTGTCACCGTTGCCGCGTGAACCAACGCTGCAAATGCAAGACGATCTGGAGGCGCATTTTCAACAGGCTTTCCAACGCTATGTTGGTGGTCTGCGCAACTCGCCCACGCTGGCGCGAGCGGCCACGCGCGCGCAGGACGGCGACGATGTCGATGCACTGATGGAGCAGTTTCAGCCGTACATCGAGCGGCTGGCCGAGGAGCGCCGCCGCATGGCCGCGCACGTGATCGTCAACACACGCAAGGAATTGAGCCGCAAGCTCTTGGGCAAGGCGGACGGGGAAACCGACGGTGCTGGAGACTTGAACAGCACCGTCGGTTTATCGTTCGATCCCGAGCTTGCTGCCGCTGCATCGCTGATGGAGGGCCAAGACCTCGACTTCATCGTCGAGTTCACCGATGCACAGCGTGAGGCCGTGCGCACGGCCCTGACCAGAGCGTTGCAGACTGGCAAGGGCACGGCGGCTACGGCGCGCTCGTTCCGTAATTCGATTGGCCTGACATCGGCTCAGCAGAGCGCCGTCGACACTTACGAAGAGCTTCTCCAGAGTAACAGCGCGGAAGCGCTCGACCGCATCTTGCGTGACAGCCGCTACGACGCCGGCTTGACGACGGCAATCGCTGCCGGCGAGCCGCTGAGCGCCGGCCGTATCGCTACCATGGTCGACAGCTACGCTTCGCGTTATCTGGCCATGCGAGCCGAGACCATCGCTCGTACCGAGACCACGCGTGTTCTGAACATGGCGCGACAGGAGACCACCATGCAAGTGGTCGACGATGTCGGCATCCCGGCGGACGAGGTCGTGCGCACTTGGACCGCCACCAATGACAAACGCACACGTGATACGCACGCCGCCATGGATGGGCAGGAACGTGGCTTAAACGAGCCATTTGATAGCCCGTCCGGCGCGCAATTGATGTACCCGGGCGACCCGGATGCTCCCGCCGAAGAGGTCATAAACTGCCGTTGTGCTGTGTTGATTTCGTTCAAATCGACGGCCCCGACGGCCGATGAGACGGCGGCGGCGGTGGACGAAGTGGTGGCTGATGAAGGTGGATGAGGAGGAGCATCGGGCGCGTGTCGTCTACACCGAGGCGGTGCTGGCCAAGATTCCCTTGTTGGTCATGGATGGCTGGAGCCTCGACGCGATTGCCGCGTATATCGGGACCAGTGAGGGGAGCTTGCTGGCGACGTGTTCACGGCTGGGAATCAGCTTGAAAGGTGCCAAGAAACCGAAGGGTAAGCGGGTTACGGACGAATATGTGGTCCGTTTGCCTAAGCCATTGTCGGAAAAGCTGGAAAGCCGGGCGCTCGACCTCTCGATGACCACCGAACATCTGGTTGTGGTGCTGCTTAGCCAGATCGTGGCTGACAATTTGATCGAGGCCGTGCTCGATTTCGACGCCGATTAGACCGGCTCGGAAAACTTAAACAACCACGCATTGGCACTGCTCGTGGGCCGGATTATGGCTACGTGGTGCCTTACGCCAACAACTCTGATTTGCCCGCACAAGTGCGCGATGCACTGCCCGACGCAGCGCAGAGCCGCTTTCGCGCGGTGGTCAACTCGGCGCTGGCGCGCGGCCTGAGCGACGCCAAGGCGTTTGGTTCTGGCTGGGCCGTGATCAACAACGGTTGGATCAAGCCCGTTAACGGCGGCAAGTGGGTGCACAAGTCGGCGACGCCGCGCACTTTGTTCGCTTCGCGGCCGGTCGAGAACGCCAAGGACGTGATCGATTGGGCCAAGGGTCAGGGTTTCCCGACCACGCTTGTCCCCGAAGCCATGCATGTCACGCAGGCGTACTCGAAAGAGCCGTTGCAGTGGCCCGAGACGCTCGACAACACCGTCACCGTGGATGGCACGGCCGGTCGCAAGGTCGGCTCGCTCGGTGATCAGGGCGCGATGGTCCTCCATTTCGACAGCCCGGCGCTGAGCGACCGTCACCAGCAATTGCGTGATGCCGGCGCGTCGTCGGATTACCCGCTTTACCAACCGCACGTCACCATCAGCTGGAAGGCCGATGGTGTCGATCCGTCCAAGGTGACTCCCTACACCGGACCAATCGTGCTTGGCCCGGAACGCTTCCGCGAGATCGACCCCAACTGGGAGCAGAAAGCCATGGAAAAGGCTGGTGCACGTCACAACGCCTCCGACCGCAAGCATGTGCAATCGGTCCATGACAGCGCAGTGCATCTCGGCGCGGACTGTCCCGGTATGGCCAAGCGCGACGACCTCGACGACGAGCGCTTCGAGAAGTTCGACGCACTGACCACCATCAACGGTGCCGGCGAGCCGGCGTCACGCGCCAGTGTCATCAAGGTCAGTGACGAACTCGGTCTGGTGTTCGGCTGGGCCATGATCTGCAAAGACGGCGGCAACGATTACTTCGATGTGCAGGACGACCACATCCCCGAAGACGCCATGCTCAAGGCGAGCGCAGAGTTCATGCTGAGCCGGCGCGTCGCCAAAGAGATGCACTTCGGCGACGAGATGGGCACCATCGTTTTCGCCTTTCCGGTCACCTCTGATGTCGCCAAGGCGATGAACATCTCGACCGACCGCACTGGTTTGATGATTGCGATGAAGCCTTCCAGTGAAGCGCTCTTGGAGAAGTTCAGGAGCGGCGAATACACCGGTTTCAGTATCGGTGGTCAACGTCTCGTCGATGAGGAGATGGCGGCATGAGTGTCAACATCGATGGTGATCTGCACAAGCCCCGCCGCCGCAACATCATGCGAGCCTTCAAGATCAGTGAGATCAGTGCAGTCGACCGCCCGGCACAAGAAGGCGCGAAAGCGGCGATCATCAAGCGCAACAGTAACGCAAACACAGGAGACGGTTCGATGACCGAGAAGGAACTTCAGAAGAAGATCGACGACCTCGCCGCCGAGCTTGCCAAGGTGAAGGCCGATGGCGAGGCCAAGATCGGTGATCTTTCGACGGCCAACGCCGAACTTGTCACCAAGGCGGCCGCCGCCACCGAGGAGGCCGAGACACTGAAGGCGAAGGGCAAGCTGACGCCACAGCAGCAGGCGTTCCTTGACCAGCAGGAAGGCGAGACCGCCGACGAGGACAAGAAGAAGAAGGCCACCAAGGCGTTCCTCGCCATGACCCCCGAGCAGCGTGACAAGCTCATCGCCGAGAAGCGCGCCAACGACGAGGTCATCACCATCGACGGCGAGGAGATGCGCAAGTCGGTGATCGGCGCGACCCAGTTCAACATCCTGAAGCGGCAGTCCGAGCGCGTCGCCACACTGGAGAAGTCCAGTAAGGACGCCATCGAGAAGGCCGAGACGGCGGAACTCGCCAAGCGCGCCGACGATGAGTTCTCGCATCTACCCGGCACCACCGACGACAAGGTCGGTGTGCTGCGCGTCATCGGCAAGGCCGACAAGAAGGTGCAGGAGACGTTCGCCGCAATGATGAAGGCCGGCGAGAAGGCGATCAACGGCGCGTTCGAGAAGCTCGGTCATCGCGGTGGCAACCAGACGGTCGATGCCGGCGCATTCGAGAAGCGCGTCGCCGAGGTCCGCGCGCGCGATGGTTCCTCGCGCATGGACGCCATGGAGAAGGCCCGCAAGGAATTCCCCACCGAGTTCGCGGCCTACCAAGGCCAGAACTAAGCTTGTCGGGGGTCGGCGCTTCCTCTCCCGATCCCCGCCCGGCACGCCGCCACGGTTTACTGGTCGCCCATACGGCCGTGGCGGTGGTGCTCAGTAAAGACACTGCTTTTGGAACAATAGGAGAAACTGAACCATGACCACGAGCAAAGACCTTAGTCTCTCGTATGCCCGGCTGGCCGGCGCAGACCTGAGCAATGCACTGAACAAGTTCGGGATGGTCGACACCAACGGTAACATCGTCTTGGCGACCGCTGCCGCCAAAGTGCTCGGCACCATCATCGAAGAGAACAACATCAACTACCCGGTCACCGTTCAGTACGGCGGGCAGGGCAAGGTCATCGTCGGTGCGGCACCGGTCACTGCCGGCGCGGTGATCGCTTCCGACGCCAACGGTCTCGCCGTAGCCGGCGCGACCAACCCGGTCGGCGTTGCCCTGACCGGTGGCGCTCCCGGCACAGTCATCGAGTTCGCCTTCGCGTAGGCGATCTCAGTAACCGCCGCTCGACTGAGCGGCACCCTTATTAACTGAACGAAAGGATTAACCCCATGCCCGTCGCCTCGAACGATGGCGTAAACATTCAGGGTGCCCTTCACGTCGATAGGTACCTGACCGGCTTCTCGATCAACTACGTGCAGGACAGAAACAACTTCGTGTCGTATCGCGCCGCGTCGTTGATCTCGGTACAGAAACAGACCGACCTCTACGTCGTCTACGACCGTGGCTTCTTCTGGCGCGACGAGGTGGCACCTCGCCCGCTCGGTGGTCGCCCCGAGCAAGTCGGCTACAAGTTCGCCGATGGCAGCTACAAGTGCACCGAGTTCGCACTGGAGCATGTCATTGACGACCGTCAGCGTGCCAACGCCGACGACCCGATCCGCCTCGATCAGAACGCCACGACCCTGCTGACCCAGAAGCACATGATCAAGCAGGACAGGGTGTGGGCGCAGAATTTCTTCGTCCCCGGCGCATGGTCGACGCAGGCAACCGGTGTGGTCTCCGCACCCGGTAGCAACCAGTTCGTCCAGTTCAACGACGCGCTCTCACAGCCCATCGAGATCGTCGACTACTGGAAAGATCAGATGCACCAGAAGACCGGCTTCATGCCCAATACACTGGTGCTCGGCGCGGCGGTCAAGCGCATCCTGCGTTCGAACCCCGACATCGCCGACCGCATCAAGTACACCCGTACCGGCGTCGCCGACGAAGACCTGCTCGGCTCGCTGTTCGAGGTCGACAACGTCGTCGTGGCGCGCTCGATCTACAATGCGGCGATGGAAGGCGCGGCCGACAATTTCCAGTACATCGTCGACCCGAACGCCATGATCCTGCTCTACATCGAGCAGAACCCCGGCCTCGACAGCCCGACCGCCATCGCGAACTTCGCATGGACCGGCCTCATCCCGGGCGAGACCAATGCCATCGGCGGCGTCATCGAGCGCGGCCGTGACGACCGTGCGCACTCCGATTACTTCCAAGGGCGCATGGCGTGGGATTTGCGCTTGGTCGCACCCGATCTCGGCGTGTTCTTCACCAACGCGGTAGCGCCCGGCTCGTAAGGCCCGGTCGCGTCAGTGTCAGTGTAAAAAGCGGGTACAAGCAATGGCAAGAATGAGAGACCGCGAAGAGTTCGATTCCGACCGGGAGTTCGTTGTCATCCGCAAGATACGTGTGGGTGGTACCGATTTCACTCCCGGTCAGGAGTTTCCCAAGCAGCTGTGCAACGCACGTCGGTTGCGTCAGCTGTTCGAGATTAGTGTCATCAAGATGAGCGCGCCACGTGAGCCGTCCTATCGCTCGCCAACGGCGCGCTTCGACGCGATGACACTGGAAGAACTCCGTGACTGGCTGACCAGTCATGGACAGGTGCCACGGGCGACGTGGGACCGTGGCAAGCTTCTCGAAGAGGCGACGGTGGTAGGCGGCTGATGTATTTCGATTTGTCGACCATGATTTGCAGAGACCTGTCGACGCCCGAGCCGATGACTCGGGCGGTGCCGGTCACCATCGACCGTGCCATGTACGAGCCGAACGGTGATCTGGTCCGTTGTCTCTTGAGCAATCAGACCGAGACATTGTGCGTTGATGATGATCAGACGCAAATGGGACGACAATTGCAGGAGTGGAAGGAGGCCGGCAACACCATCGAGCCTTACGCGCCGCGACCGATTACTTACAACGACGTCGACATCGAGCGCGACCGGCGCAACCATCTCGGTGAGCAGCTGTTCCTCAAGTCCGGCAAGGTCGTCAACGTCGCGACGGCGACCGGCGAGGATTACGACAATATCAATTATGCTTCCGACACTGCTCTGACCATGATTGCCAAGACGATCCCGGCGCTCGCTGCCGAGGCTACCGAGATCGATCCGAAAGCTCAACCGGACCCACCGAGCATGACCTTCCGCGACTTTTATCGTCAGCCGGTGACCGTCACTTACCATGAAATGGCCGAGATCAGTGTGCGGGTCACGGACAACGTTAACTCGGTCAATCAGGCTGCGCACCTTTTGAAGGACATGGACCCGATCCCGCGCGATTACACTAACGACAGCTACTGGCCGACCATCCCGCGTCCACCGCTTAACCCGCCGTCATGAGCTTTCTCGACACCATTCGTACCGAGATACAGCGGGGCTTCGCCGGCAAGCTCCGTAAGTGCACGCTCATGCGCATGGTCTCGACTGGGCAGGATGAGCTTGGCGACGCCCTCGCGCCGACCAAACAGACATGGCAGTTCGACGGCATGCGCGACAGCTTCAACGCTGCTTTCGCCGCCGCTGCCGGCATCCCGGTGAACGACGTGCGCATCCTGATCATTGCCGGTTCGCTCGCCACCGAGCCACGCATCGACGATAAAATTCAGTGTGAGGGGCGTTGGTTTCAGCTGCGCTCGCGCGTGTCGGTCGACCCGGCGACTGCCACGTACACTTACGCCGGCTTCGAGGTGCCAGCACCATGAGCACACTTGGTATCGTCCTCGTCGTCCTTCTGATCCTGCTCGTCGTCGGCGCGTTCCCAAACTGGGGATATTCGTCGACTTGGGGCTACGGCCCTTCTGGGCTGCTCGGTGTCGTGCTCATCGTGATCGTCATCCTCTTGCTCATGGGGAAGCTGAACATATGAGCGTCACGTGGAACCAAGCCGAACTGATGGCTAGGCTGCGCCCGGCGATGGCACGTGGCGTCGTTAAGGGCGTCGAGCTTATTCGCAACGCCGCGATCAGTTCCATCCAGCAGGGCGGCAAGACCGGTCGTACTTATCGACGGCGTGGTGTCGTGCATCGTGCGTCGGCACCCGGTGAAGCTCCCGCCAGCGACACCGGTCGCTTGGTCAACTCGATCACTACCAGTTACGATTTGGAGCAGTTGAGTGGCACGGTGCAGGCGGGTACCGAGTACGCGCCGTGGCTGGAATTCGGCACCGCCAAGATGGAGCCGCGCCCGTTCATGCGGCCGGCGCTGATGGAGAACGCAGAGGCGGTCTTGGAAAGCATCGCAAACGAAATCAGGACGGCACTGTGACCGACGATCTCGACCTCACCCAGTCGATCCGCGATGGTCTCCTCGCCGAGCCACTGATCGCCGATGCGCTGCCCAATTACGGCAGCAATGGCAAGACCATCTTCACGCGGCGGCCGGTGCCGAGCGATGCGCCTTACCCGATGATCGTGATCTCGCAGGACGTGTCGGTCACTGATCAGGACGGTATCGACCATGAGAAGTCGGTCGTCATCCGCGACATCGCCGTTTACGGCAAGAACGAGCCGGCGGCGTCGTTCCGGCAGGTCGTCGATATGGCTTACGTCGTGCGTCACCTGTTTCACAGCCGGCGTGACACGCTCTTTCCCATTGGCGAGTACAAGCTGATCGACATTCGTGCATCGGGTCCGCGTGCAGCCCCGACCGACGACTTGCAAACTGTGGGCCGCTTGGTGGAGTTGACCGTGCGGTTGGCCAAACTCGATCCACGCGCAACACTCTGACACTGTCCCTTGAAAGGAGAAGCTTACCATGGCAATCTTCGCAACAGCTGGTTCCAAAATCTTCATCGGCGGTCCCAAGGACGCCGAGTCTGGCAGCTTCGACGTCAGCGATTTCGCCAGCCAGAGTTGGCAGGAAATCGGGTGGGCCGAAGCCATCGGCGAGTTCGGCGACGAGTCGTCCGAAATCACCTTCGATGCCATCGGCGAGGGTCGGACACAGAAGCTGAAGGGCATCCGCAACGCCGGCACCATGGCCGCTCGTTTCGGTATCTCGTCCGCCGATCTCGGCCAGATCGCGCTCCGCGCCGCCGAGGCAGTGCCCAACGACTTCGCCTTCCGCGTCGACTTCAACGACGCGCCCGTCGGTGGTCAACCCAGCCATCGCTATTTCGTCGCCAAAGTGATGAGCGCCCGCGAGGTGCTCGATACGGCCAATAACGTGGTTCGCCTCAACGCCAGCTTGGGTGTCAACTCGAACATCGTGCAGGTGCAGGCGGCCGCGTCGCTGTAAGGGTGAGGCTTGGGTCCGACTTGGACAGCCGGTGACTTGCGCCGGCTGTTCGTGTCATAGTGCACCCTTCCTTGAGAGGAGAGGGTCAGTACATGGTAGTCAAATTGATGAGCAATCAGATCGGCGCTGGCGATGTGCCAATCACTATCGATGGTCAGGAAATGGTGCTGAAGCCGACATGGGCGGCGGCGCAGGCAATCTCGCGCATGAACGGCGGCATCATGGGGGCCATCGACAAGGTGGTCAAACTCGACATCGAAACCATCATTGCGATTGTGCAGGTGGGTCTCGGTTACGGTATGGGCAAGCGCGCGCCGACCGACCTCGCCGAGAAGATTTGGCGCTCTGGCTTGACCGATGAGAGTGGTTTCATGGTCGAGCGCTGCGTCACTTATCTGCGCACACTTGCTAACGGTGGTCGTCCGCCGCCTGCGCCCGAGGAGGACGAAGAGAAGGACGAGCACGAAGCCGGCAATGGTAAGGACGTCGCTAGTCTGAACCCTTAGAATGGCAAGATAGTTACCAGCAGTTTCTGGACCATCTTGCCGAAGTCGCACTGGGCTGGCTGCACTGGTCGGAGGAGCAGCTGTTCTCCTCCGATATCAATTCGATCACTGTCGGCTTCACGGGGATGCAGACCTTGTTGACCAGCATCTTTGGTGACGCCAAGTCCGACGAGGAGGGCCGCCCTGTGCCGCGTGCTGCACCTCCACCACCCGCTCCAGCCCCAGTCCCGGTACCCGTGACAGCGCCAAAGATTGATTTGGCGTCACTGCCTGTTGATCAGTTGCCGGTGTTGACCCCTAGCGACTTCGACCGGATGTTCTCCGGTAACATGAAGGCGAATTGACGTGGCGCAAGAGCTAGGCGAAGTAAATGTAGTTGTCCGTGTCGTCACTGGCGACATGGAGCAAAGCCTCGCGCGGGCACGCAAGTCGGCCGAGGACTTTTCCAACGCGTCGCAGGGGCACTTCAAGAAATCCGAAGCGGCGATGGAAGGCGCGCGCGCACAGGCTGAGCTTCTCAAGTTCGCGATGGATAAGCTGAAAGAGGCGATGGTCCTTGGTGGCGTCTCGCTCGGTATCGAGAAGGTCATCGAGGTGACATCGGCATGGACCGATCTTAACTCTCGTTTGACCGAGTTGACCGGTTCGGGGAAACAGGCCGAGGCCGCTTTCAATCGGCTGATCGACGTTGCCAATCGTACTTACAGTTCGGTTGACCGCACTGTCGAGGGCTACCTCGAACTGAGCGAGTCACTGAAGGGTCTCGGACTGAGCAACAAGACGACGCTCGACTTCGTCGAAGCGTTGAACGATGCACTGGTGGTTTCGGGTGCCAAGGGTGAGCGCGCCGTTGCCGTGCAAGAAGCACTGACCCGCGCCATGGCGACCGGCTCGTTGCGTGGCTATCAATTGAACACGGTGATCCAGCGTGGTGGCAAGGTCGCCGAACTGCTGGCCGAGCAACTCGGCAAGACCGTGCCACAACTGCGCGAGTTAGGTAGAGAGGGGAAGATCACTGGTGACGTCATTTTGCAATCACTGGTCGGGAATATAGATGAATTGGGCAAGGCCGCCGACCGGATGCCGGCGACGATGCTCGATGCCTTTTTGCGTGTTGGCAACTCGGTCGAGGAATTCATTTACAAGGTCGATAAAGGCACTGGCGGGACGAGCGCTCTCGCGGCTGGGCTGGTCGACGTTGCCAAAGCTATCCATGACTCGGTTGAGCCGGCTATTCGCCTGATCAACGGGTCTATGGAAGGCTTGAATAATATGATGACCGGGTTCGGTGTTAACTCGGCGGCGGCTGGTGAAATCGTCAGAGACGTTTTCGTAGTCATCATCGGCGGCGTCGCGGTGCGCGCCACAATAGCTTTGGCCGAGGCCATTGGCAGACAGCTGGTCGGGGCTGTCATGCTGCTTACTCGTGCCATGATCCTCAACCCGATTGGTCTGTTTATAACTGCCTTGGTGGCAGTGGGTGTTGCGGTCTACGAGTTGCGTGACAAGATCAAGACTGCGTTTGGCGTCGACGTCATGAAGGGGATGCAGGACTTCGGTAACGCGGTCATACGTGGTTTCCTGATCACGTTCGATACAGTCAAATTACTGGTCGCTAGTTTCACGACTGATTTTTTGGCGACGTTTGCCAGACTGGGCCATTCGATGGCGCAGGTGTTGGTGTCTGGCTTCATCGCTGCAATGAACGCCATCACTGATTACCTTAATTCGCATCACCTCAGTGCAATCGCTGGCAATCGTATCAATCCCGACGATTTCAAATTGCCGGACTCTCCCGCCGAGAAGTCCAAGGAACTTGATGATTTAACAAAATCTATCAATGAAGACATTCTGAAGGTGATGAAGACCGACTACATCAAGTGGTGGGGAGATTTGGCCGTTGGCGTCGATAAGGCTACCGACTCCACTGATAAGGCGGGCAAGGCGACCGAGCACATTACTGCCGAGACCGAAGCCCATGCCAAGGCGATGGCCAAGCTCAAGTACGAATTAGACACTGCATGGTTCACGCCCGAGCAGAAGGCAGTCGCCGACGCCTTGCACAGTGTTTTCGACGATCAGTGGCAGGCGCACGCGAATGACGCTGTCGCCGTGATGGCGAAGTTTAACTTCGAAATACAACAGCAGAAGACCGCCCTCGATGGCATGAAGCAGACGGCCTTCCAGATACAAACCATGTTCATGTCGGCGGCCGATGCGGCGGCCGCGCAGGCCATGCACAGTGCATTCCCCGAAGACTGGGAAAAGCACATGCACGATGCCGCCGCCGAGATGGAGCGGTTCAATTCACATCTGAAGGACGCCTACAGTCTCACGCGCGATTTCACCGGCACCTTCGTGCACGGCCTCCTCGACGGCAAGACCGCCCTCGACAGCTTGAACGACGCCCTCAAGAATCTGGAAAACAAGATCATCGACATGGCGCTCGACGCCGTCGTGCAGGGCTTCTTCGCCATGCTTACGGGGACCAGCGGCGGCACTGCTGGCAACATCTTCACGAATTTACTGGGCGCTGGCAAAGTCACCAGCGGTGTCAAAGAGGCCGGCATGTACGCGACCGGCGGCGTCGTCGGCAGCACGCCGGTCAAGAAATATCGTGGCGGGAAGCTGGCCTACGACGAGTACCCTGCCATCCTGCATATCGGTGAGCGTGTCATTCCGGCCGGTGGCGGCGAGCCGAGGATCAATCTGTCCGGCGAGCAGATGACCCGCATGTTCGGCGGCACGCCACGCTTCGACAGCGGCTTCAATGCCGCCGCCGCCGCCGCTGGTGCCTACACGGCTGGTGACACGGGTGCCCATGGCAGTTGGAGTACCGTCTCCGGTGGCGGCGGTAACGCTACACTGAGTGCATGGCAAGCCAGTCAATATACTGGTCGTGGCGGTGGCGGCACCATGACCTTGCCGTCCGCCCGCCCGGGCGGTGGCGGCGGCAGTATCAGTCTTGGTGGTGGTGGCCGTAGAGGAGGCGGTCGGGCCGGCTCGCCTCGAATCGACCGGAGCTATATACCGAACTACAACCTCATTCGTCTTCTTCATCCGTTCGATCCGTTTGGCAACGCTGATACACGGATTTATCCAGAATTCGAGGCCGAGCAGGGTTGGGGTGGGCATCCTAATCCTTATACGACACCGGTATGGGCATGGCCGCAAGGTGGGGCTAACCGGTATGGTAAGGGCAACCGGCTTGATCGGCCCGAGCAGCCACCTTCCAGCTTGACCGAATGGGAACACCTTATCGGCGGCGGCTCGATCTTCCATGGTGGCGGCTACGTCGGCTCGACGCCGGTTCCGTTCCGCGCGCTGCCGATGAGTATGTTCATGGGCGCACCGTCCTTTGCGTGGGGGTTGAGTTACAGCGACCAAGGCAGTTACAACAACGCCAGCACCACTGGGACGACACCTAATCCGAGCTACGGCAGTTCCGGCACCAGCAGCCAGCCCACGTCGACGACGTCATACTCGTACAGTGGTCCGGGCGCTGGTCTGAGTTCACCATCGTACTCTTACGCCTCGTCCGGTGCGAGCAGCAATGCGTCGACGTCGTACTGGTCACCTACCGCGACGATGAGCAGTATGACACTGGGTTCTGGTTCCAGTTCCAGTTCATCGGCGTTTAGTGGTGTCAGTTCTGGGGCTTCGCTTGGTAGCGGGTCGTTCTCTTCGCCGTTCTCGTTTGGGGACTTGGCTGGGGCTGGGCGTGGCATAGCCAGTTTTGCTAATGCTATGATTTCACCAACACCGGCTTACGGCATGTCCGGTAGTAGGGGTTTTGATTCTCTTGTTGGGTCCAGTGCACTTGATACCCTTGCTGGGTTGGTGCCCACGCCGCTGGTCCGCCCCGGCACTCCTCCTCTGACTTTTGGGATGCGGAATAGTCCGGCCGTTGCCGATTGGCAGCGAACACTGATCAGTCATGGCTACACTGTCAGTGTTGATGGTGACTATGGTCCCGAGACACTCGCAGCGACGCGGGCCTACGAGCGCGACAATTCGATGATGACCGGCGTGCCTATCCACAGGCCCGCTGGGGTTGTTGGGATACAGGACGTCATCAACGCGGGTCTGCGGACGCGCGGCATTATTTCTGGAGGTGGTTCGTTCGGCGTTCCGGGCCATGGACGTGGTCGTTTTGATTATGGTGGAGGCGGCTTTGGCGTCCCCGGTGGCCCGGTTCCGTCCGCCGGCATAACTCCAACTCCACTGCATTTCGCTGGTGGTGCGATACTGACCCCGGGGCTTTCTGATCTCCTCGCGGTCACGAACGACTTTTCGGTGCTTGGCGATGAGATGGGCAGCTTATATCGCGGGCATGGACCGGGGAGGAGTCCGACAGGTCCGGCGGCACCAAGTTACGGTGGTGCCTTCCCTTGGGGCGTGCCCGGGGCGCGGGTAGGTTATCCCGGTGTCGGTGTACCGGCCTCGATGTCAGGCACTTTCGGCGACATACTGCATCCGCGTTTGGGCGGTGGTTATGTCGCGCCGACACCTCCAAGACCACCGGCACCTTATAATCCGGGGGCACTGCTTGCCGGTATCAATGCCCCGAATTGGTCGCTGGCTATGCGTCGTGCTGGTCTGTGGAAGCCGCCACCGAGTATTTTCAGTCCAGCACCGGGTGTTTTTCCGCCCGGCATGCCGCTGAATGTTCCGTTCCCGTCGATCACTTATGGGACTATTCCACCTTATCCGATGTTCCAGCCCAGTGCTCCCGGCCAGCCCGGAGGCGTAGGCTACGTGCCACCTCCTCCACCAGATGACAGCATTGGCGGTGTACTCAATGCGTTGGGAAGAGCCGCTGGCGCTGCTGGACGCTTTCTTAACCCGCTCACTATCTACGAGAGGATTTATGGTCCGCAGGGCAGTCTCAGTACGCCGCGTGGTGGCGGCTTGATGCAGTTGGCCGGATATTTTCCAGCCAACCCTTATGGTGGTGCCGTCGATCCGCATGGTTCACCACTAAACGCTTTTCCGCCAGCGGGGCTTTTCAACCGGTTTCCCAGCCCGTCGGGTGGTGGTGAGCAACGTTATTACAATAGGGAACAGTACGAGCGCGTTTACGGACCCATCACCAACGAAGAGTGGCAGCAGTATATGAATGGTCGGAACGACCCTTCACTAGATAAGGGCGATGTGCCGACCAGTCGTTTGGTGTCGCCCGGCTTGTTGCAGATGGTGTCGGATATCCTACCGGGAGGCAGCGCGGGCGGAATTTTCATGCCGAGACTCAATCCTCCGGCCGCAGGGCTTTATCACGCACCATTTGTGTCCGCGATGCCTAGTGGTCTGACACCTGCTGGAATGCGTCGCTTGGGTGGTCAGTATCGTCAGCCATATGGTGAGCCGACTACCACTCTTGGTAAGGAGATTAGGGACAGAAACGCTTTTTGGCCTAAGTCTACCCGTGACAATATGATGATACAATTACCTGAATTTCTTTATTCTACCGAGGCTTTCCGAAGACAGATGATAGACCAAGGCGGTTCGTCATTGGGAGCGCAGTTGCATGGTGGTGGCGTCGTTGGGTCGACGCCGGTTCCACACCGCTGGGTCTCATCCAGTATATTCAAGCACGCGCCGCGCCTTCAGCATGGTCTTGCCGCCGATGAGTACCCTGCTATCCTCCATGCCGGCGAGACGGTGACCCCGGCATCCGGTCGTCCGAGATCGTCGGGATCGCCAACGGTCGTCGTCAACACGCCGCCACAGCAGGCACCCGTTGTGACCGTCAACGTCATCAACAATTCCGGCGCTCAGGTTAATACTAACTCGTCGCAGGAGAACGGCAACGTGCGGCTCGACATCGTACTTGATGAGATGGTCAGTGCGAAAATGCGCGATGGTGGCTCGCGCATCGCACGGACAATGTCGTCGATGGGTGCACGTGGACAACCAGTGAGGCGGTGACAGCATGGCTGAGCTATGGCCCGATACACTGCCGCAGAAGCTGAACACGCAAGGTCACAGCTACAATCTCGGTGACCCCAGTATTCGATCCTCGCCGAGTGTGGGGCCGTCCAAGATACGACCGCGCTCGTCAGCAGTGTCCTCGCCGCTGCAAGGCATGATGTATCTGTCGACGGCGCAGCTGGCCACTTTGAAGACCTTCTACAACATCACCGTGCGCGGGTCCGACGTGTTCATTTTCCCCGACCCGGAAGACCCCGACAACAAGACACTCTTTTGTCGGTTCACTGGCCCGCCGGGTATCTCGGCGACGCAGGCGGCCAATATGTGGGCGGTCGGTTTGCCGATGGAGGTCATCCCGTAAATGTCACGCCCTCTGACTCCAGCGATGATCCTAGCGTTGACCGGTCAGCAGACCGATGAGGTCTTCGTGGTGCTGGTCACCTTCTCATACCCCGCTGTCTCACCCACCACCGTATTGCGCTTTTCGTCCGACCCGACCGTGCGCCATTCGGTGACGCCATTGGTTTACAAGACGGTTTCTAACGGCCTCGATTACTTCTACGTGCCGATGGCGATCACGCTGCCCGGCGACACCATCGATTCGCCTACCAGTGCTCAGCTGAGTGTTTCGAACGTCGGCCTCGAACTGATCAACATCCTGCGCTCGATGAACGTCGGCGACAAACCGGCGTCGGTCGACATGAACCTCGTACTGGCGTCGGACCCGAACACCATCGGCTACAACATCCCGACGATGGACATGGTCCAAGCCGATTGGGACGAGCAGTCAGTCAATCTGACGCTCAACATCGAGGCGCTCGACCGCGAGCCGTTCCCCGCCGGCAATTTCGACCCGAGTTGGTTTCCGGCGCTGTTCTGATGGCTGACCCATTCGACGAGTTCGTCGGCATCCCGTTTCTGGACCGTGGCCGGACGGTCGAGGGTGCCGATTGCTGGGGCCTGTTTCGGCTGGCCCTACTTAAAGTCGCCGGTCTGGAGTTGCCGGCCTACGACGAGCATTATGCGTCGTGCGTCGAACGCCGGGCCAACGCCGACATGATCCAAGGGGTGATAGGAGACTGGCAGGAGGTGCCTGCGGGGGGCGAGGAGCGCTTTGACGCGATCCTGATGAGGGATGGTCGCTTCGACAGCCACATCGCGCTGGTGACGCGCCCCGGGCGTATGCTGCACACGTATCAAGGCGGGCAATCGTGCGTCGACCGCTACCTTAACAGCCCATTCCGCGAGAGGATCGTCCGCTTCTACCGGCACCGCTCGCTGCTCAAGGACGGATAGCTTTGGTCTCGACCGAACTCTTCATCCCACCTCGTGAGCCGATGCGCGTCCTTGGTGGGCGGCATCCGCTCACCAACGAGCACCGACAGGTCGAGGTCGAGGCCGGCGCGACCATTGCCGAAGCGCTCGACATCGCGATTGCCAGCACCGGTCTCGATTGGCCACCGGAACGTTTCGTGGCTTCCGTGAACGACGTTCGGGTTCCGCGCGAGTATTGGCACCGGGTCCGCCCCAAGCCCGGCACCATGGTCATCTTTCGACCGGTGGCTTCCGGGCAGGAATCGCTGCGCACACTGTTGTTCTTGGGCATTGCGGTCGCCGCGCTGTTCATCGCGCCGTTCATCGCCGGACCAGCCATACTCGGTTTGACGGGTGCCGCTTTGAGCGCCGGCACTGCGTTGATCGGCGGCGCGATCACCATCGGTGGCGCGCTCCTTCTGAACGCGCTGATGCCGCTCAGGCCACCACAGCAGGACACCGGTCAGCCCAAGACCCTACCGATGATCTCTGGTGCATCGAACGAGGCGCGACCATGGGGATCGATCCCGGTGGTGCTTGGCCGGCACCGCATTTCGCCGATGTACGCGGCGATGCCGTACTCGTTCTTTTCCGGCAACAAGCAGTATATGAACCTGATTTTCTGCGTGGGCTACGGACCACTGCACATCGAGCCGGCCAGTTTGCGTATCGGCGACACGCCAATCACTCAGTTCGAGGAGGTCCAAAAGGAGATCGACGAGGGTCGTGACCCTCTGACTGCCGTCGAAAATATCATCACGTTGTTCCCGCGCAACGTTAATGAACTCCCGCTTGGTCAAGTTTTGAAGAGTAGCTTTCAGTGGGTCAACCGGGTCACGGGCGACCTTACTCGCACGATCTCCATCGACGTGATCGCGGCGCAGGGCATCTGGATTTTCGACAAGAAGACCGGCAAGTACAAGGACCGGCCGGTGACCGTCAACGTCCAGTACCGAAAATATGTCAAGGGCCAAGCGGCCAACGCAGGCTGGATTGCCCGACCCAATATCGTCTTCCACGTAAATCGTGACACGTACCGCAAAGGCGATCAGTGGAACGTGCTCCCGGCCGGCTTCTGGGAAGTGCGCTTGCGCAAGGTGACCGCTGATTATCCCGTAGGCGGCAAGGATCAGGTTGCCGACACCATCATCTGGCAGACACTGCGTGGGTTCCAGACCGGCGTTCCGATCTACTTCCCGCAGCGGTTAGCACTGATTGGTTTGCGTGTACGTGCCACCGACCAGTTCAATGGCGTCATCAACAGCTTCAATTGCATCGCGCAGAGTTACGTCAGCCACTGGAACGGCTCGACATGGGTACCGGGCACTCTGTCATCCAACCCCGGCGACCTGTTCCTGCAAGTTTTGACCGGCCCGGCGAACGCGAGACCGCGCACGGCAGCGCAGATCGATTACGACAGCATTCAGCGCTGGGCCAAGGATTGTACCGACCGTGGCTTCACTTACAACGCCGTGATCTCCGATCAGCGGACGGTGCGTGAGGTGCTCTCTGACATCGCCGCTGCCGGTCGTGCCACCGTCGCACTGAGAAACGGCAAGTGGGGCGTCAGCTTCGCACGCAATAGCGATGATGTTTCGTGGCACTTCACGCCACGCAACAGTTCGGGTTTGAAGTCGACGCGGACCTACCGCGAGATGCCCCATGCCTTGCGCGTCCGCTACATCGATGGCTCGGTGAAAGGCGATTGGAAGCAGAGCGAGAACATCGTTTACAACGACACGCCTGATGGCAGTGGTCCCAATGGTCAGTACACTGCGGCTACCGCCCATCTGTACGAGACGGTCGAGTTCCCCGGCATCACCGATAAGTCGCTAGTCCACAAGTCGGCACGCTTCCAGCTGGCGCAAGCCTTGCTCAGGCCCGAGACCCATACACTTACTGCCGATATCGAGTCGCTGCGACTGGAGCGTGGCGACAAAGTTATCCTGTCAACTGACACTCTGCTCATCGGTACTGGTTATGGTCGCGTCATCTCGGTCGATCCGATTACTCAGACTGTCGTGGTCGACAGCCGCGTCATCATGGAGCCGGGCAAGACCTATCAGGTCAAGTTCACGATAGTCGTCGCTGGCCTCCCTCAATTCTTGACGCGCACGGTGCTCAACAGTTCGAGTGAGACCGACGTACTTCACCTTGCTCCCTACGACGTGCCGCCCACCATGCCGGCCCCGGGAAACTTGTTCTCGTTCGGCACGACCTTACTGGTCACCAACGATTATAGAGTGCTCGACGTTCGTCCCGGTGCCGATCTCAGTGCGCAATTCATGCTGGTCGACGACGCGCCCAATATCGAGTACGAGGGCGACATCCCGGACTACGACCCCGGCATGGACGGACAGCCTAACCCGTACACCCTGACCCCGCAGAGCATAACTTTCAACGAGAGCTTTTCGGGCTACGGGTATCAGGCCAAGTCGACCGTGCAACTGACCGTGCAAATCCCGCGCGTCGGCACCATCAGGGCATTCGAGTTCCAGTCTTTGGACGTCGACAACAATGGTGACTGGACACCCTTCGCAGTCGTTAACGCACCGCTCCTGACCGCGACCAAGGACAACATGGAGCCGGGCAACTACCAGTTCCGTGTGCGTGCACTGTTTCGGGAAGATTACTCGTCCGGTCCCAACGACTTCTCCGCTTGGGTGGATCAGATCACAGGCATGGACGGCTTGTTGGTCGACATCGTGCGCGTGCACAATTTCTTCGAACTGCCGCCCGACGTCGAGAACTTCCATCTTACCATTCTCGGCGACATCATGCGCTTCGAGTGGGACGCGGTCTCTGCCTTCAATTTGGCTTACTACCGGATCAGGTACAACGCGGTCACCGACACGAGTGCATTGTGGGGTAGTTCGGTCGAACTCACTACCACGACCGCGACCAGCTTCACCACACCGACCCGGTCGGGCACTTATCTGATCAAGGCGGTGACCTTCGCTCAAGCCGAATCGCAGAACGAGAACGACATCGTCGTCGTCACCACGGCTGGCCCGCACGCCAATATCTTGGACACGTTCTACGAGGCCCCTTTCAGCCCGAACTTCCCCGGCACGCATCACTTCACGCAGGTGCAGGGTGGCTTGCTGCTGACGTTGACCGTCGGCACGTCGATCATAACCGCCATCACCAGTCTCGGTCTGAACGCCAATATGAGACTTCTGCTGGAGTCCGGCACGCTCGCGTCATGGCCGGGCAGCGGTCAGAAGTGGCTCGACGAGTCGGGCAATGGCTACGACTTCTTCCTTGGTCCCGACGGCACGGTTGCGGCGGCCGGCGATCCAGCCTTTGTCGGCGCACCGGGTGATGCGACGCGCAACGCTTACTGGAACTTCGACGGTAACGACTATTTCACATACGACGCTGTCAACGAAGCGTGGATGGACAACCTCCACATGGCCGGGGCCAAATGGTCAGCGGTGTTCTCGGTCTACATACCGACGCTCGGCGTTGACTATCATCTGGCCGGCACTGCTGGTCACGACAGTACCAAGGTCGGCTTCAATCTTTTCATCACTGGCAACCATCTGGAGTTGGACGTTTCCAATGGTGGAGTGGGGTCTCTTGCGGCCTCCGGTTCTTTGGTGATCAACACGGTCGGTTGGCACGTTGTCGGTGTCAGTGTCGATGAGGCGGCAGGCATCGGGACGTTCATGATCGACAACGTGACCGAAGACTTCGTTGGGTACTACGACACCCCGTCGACTGCGGCCTCCGCGTACAAGATGCAGATCGGTTCGGCAGGTAACGCGGCCTTCAAGGTGCCCAATGGCACACGCTTACGCGCGTTCGGGATTTGGGAAGGCGTGATACTGACCCCGGAGCAAATGCTCGCGCTGGCAAACATGGCGAAAGCCAGCCAGAACTACACCTTGAACCAAGGCTTCTACCAGTTCGCTCAGTACGTCGATTTGGGCAGGGTCTACACGTCGCGCATCACGGCTAATGTGACTGCTCACGGCATCAGTGCCGGCGATACCATGGATCACTGGACGACGCTCGCCGACGTCGCCAAACTCGATACCTCCGACCCGTCGTCATGGTCAATCGAGACGGTCTATGTCACCAGCGACGGACCCCAACCGAAGTCGATTCTGCAACTGATCACTGACCAAGGTCTGCTTACCAATCTGAAGCTCTGTCTGGAGGCCGGCAATTCCCCGTCATGGCCCGGTACCGGTCAGAAGTGGCTCGACGAGTCCGGTGGTGGCTATGACTTCTTTCTTGGTCCCGATGCCACCGTCTCTGCAACCACTGATCCAGCCTATGTCGGCAGCTTCGCTACGCTTCAGAGGTGGAGCGGCTACTGGAACTTCAACGCCACCAGCTATTTCACATACGATAGCGTCAACGAGACGTGGATGGACGCGATCCACAAGGACAACGCCAAATTCTCGATATTGATCAGTTTGTATGTGGCCACCCTCGACAGTCTTTCACACTACCTGACTGGTGATACTAACTCGGTCACGCAAGTCGGTTTCCAGATATATATCGCCAACAACAAGCTGGTCTTTCTCACCACCAACGGCACGGCGCAGTCTTATGGGATCACGAGCAACCTGACCATCGCCGCGATTGGCTGGCACACGGTCGGGATCACCATCGACGAAGCAGCCGGTACAGGCACGTTCATACTCGATGACGCCAAGCAGGATTTTACAGGTGTGGTCTTTGCCAGCCCGTCGGCAGCGACCGCGACTTTCAAGATGCAGATTGGTGCGGCCGGCAATGCAGCCGGGATAATTCAGGCTGGCTGGCACGTCCACTCTGTTGCGATGTGGCAGGGTACGGCTTTGACCTCGTCCCAGTTGGCCGCAATCGGCTCGGCCATCCAGCACAACGACGACCTCATCTTCGGCGACACATGGCAACCGTTCTCGATCACCGACGTGACGGCGCGCGCCATCGTCTTCGGCATCCGTCTGAACGGATCGGTCGATGGCTCAGTGTCTCCCGCCGTGGTGAAGCTCAGTGTGACCGTCGACATGCCCGACCGGCACGAGGGCTATCACTTCGACAACGGCGCTGGTGGTGGTTCAGGTACGTCACCGGGCGGTTTCACCATCCTCTTCGATCCGCCGTTCAAAAAGCTGACCGACATCACCCTCGCCAATTACAATCTCAACACCACGAACGGCGCGGAGCGTTACTCGATCCTGTCGAGGGATGAAAATCACGTTACCATCATCTTCCAGAATAACAGTACGGTGCTTGATCGGTCTTTCGATCTGCACGCTTACGGTTACGGCGAAGTGGTCCCATAAGGTGAAACCATGGCCAGAGCAAAGCTAGGCGTAATCGATCCCGCGACCACTTCCGGCACGGCACTGGCGGCGATGCTGAGCGACCGCGACGCTGCCGAGAACAGTGGCCACATCGCCGCCACTGGAAGGCCGGACTACGCAACGGATGGGATGCTCTATTCCATCGGCGACGGCGTCATCCAGCCGAGATTATGGTTGGCGGTTGGGCCGGCTGGTCCCGACATCGATCTGAGCACGCTGTTCAATCCTCGGCCCGGCACCATACGACACACTGCGGAAGTCGTCTTGCCGGATGGTTGGTTGTGGTGCGACGGTTCGACGGTGGCACGGGCTGGCGCTGGCAGCTTCCCCGCCTTGTTCGATGCTATCTGTCCACCTTTCACCGGCACGGCAAACACTGGCAGCAACGTCATCAGCGGAATCACCATCACTGGGTGGCCGGGGAAAAACTTCAATGCGTCCGGCCTCATCGGCGCAGTCGTCGAAGGCCCCGCTGGTTTGAACGGTGCAATCGTGACGGCGGTCAGCACGACCTCGATCACTGTGTCGTTGAACGCCAACGCTACACTGCTTGGCTCGTTCCGCGTCTTCCCGCATGGCAACGGCAACGGCGGCACAACCTTCACCTTGCCCAACGCCAAGGGCCGGACGATCATCGGTCGTACCGACATGAACGGCAACGAGAACGGCTTCATCACCGTGGCTGGTTCCGGTGTCGACGGCACCAAGCTCGGGGCCGGTGGTGGCGCGCAGAACGTCACGCTTGGCATCGCCAACGTGCCGGCACATGCTCACACCGGAGGCGTCAGCCTAAATCAAGCCTCGATAGGTTACGAGGGTGCCCATACGCACACGTTCTCGGACACGACCAGCACGACATCTGGCGCAAGCCCGGCAACCCACGTGCATGGCGCGCTCGCACCCGGTACATCTTTCATGCAGGATGTGGCTGATGGGACCGGCAATATAACTATTGGTAGCGGTAACCGGGTCAAGTTCATCGGTTCTACTGGTGCTGGTGGTGCGCATACGCACACCGTCGCGGTCAGTGGTACGACAGCCGCTGGTACGTCGCATACTCATACATTCTCTGGCACTTTTATCTTGACAATGAACTCCGGTCCCCCAGAGGCTATTTCAACGCCGATCAATAAGCTCCCGCCTTGCATCGTTGAAAACGTGGTCATCAAAACATGATTGTGAAGTTCGAGGACGAGTACGGTGTCAGCCTGTACGACTACGTGGTCCACGTCAGCAGGCTCAATGACGAGAGCACCGTTAAGATGACGCGGGCGACACTCGACCACAATCTCGTTGGCAACGAGTTCGACCATGGCAGCTTGACCATATTGAGCGACAAGGGCGTGATCATCAGTCAGTACGATCTGGGACCGAAACTGACGAGCGATCCGGGGAAGGCACCAAACTGAGTTGCCGCTCGAACAGTAGCTCGACCTTTTTGATACTGATTTTGGCGACTGTGCCGTGACCCTCATGGTCGACGACCGTCAGCAGATACCACTGCATGCCCGGCCAGTGCTTGTTGGCCGAGCGGAACGAGGCCCGGTTGGCGAAGAGGGCTTCGCGCCGCTTTGATGGCGATAGCTCACGCTCGTCCAAAACCAACGCCACCATGTGCGAGCCGGACTCGCGACAAGCCCAGAACACCATGTCGCCCACTTGCAACGAGGCCAGTGTCCCCTTGTCATGGATGGCAACGTCGCCTTCGTAATATTTGACAATGGGTTGGGCGATGCGGGCGACCTGAGCGTAGAGCGTGGGCATTGGAATCCTTCCCTCATTGACGCTTTACTATAGACCAATTATGATCTTGGTGCAGCTAGTTGCAACACTGCGAAATGGAGATATCTCATGAAGTTACCTTTTCTTGGGTTAGCGGCTATCGCCGGTCTGGGCTTACTGATGGCTCAGCCAGCGCAGGCGAACCTGATGGTCACGATGACCGACAGCACTGGTGGCAGTTTCCACTGCGTTGATAACGGTGGGGTCTGCGACTTTTCAGGACTGGCTGACAACCTCCTGACACTCAATAACACTGTTGGAGCGTTTCAGGTCACGGGGACCATCTCGGTCTCGTCGAGTGGACTGGTCAATCTGCTGTCGCTGGTGAACTTCGGTGCCACCAACACGACAGGTGCAGCCGCCACACTGAATATGTGGGTCAGTGACACGGACTTCACTGCGCCAGTGGCGAGCATCCAAGGGTCGGCAGGCATTCTCTTCTCGAATGCAGTCGGTTCGGGACCGTCCAGTCTGGAGTTCTATGCTGACAACGGTAACGCGCAGGGTGCCAATCTGACGAACGCTCCCGGCACTTTCCTGTTCGGAGCCACGCAGACGCCGACCACCAACCCGCAGCAATTTCTCGGCAATGACTTTGCCGCGTTCAGCGACGCCAACCTGTTCTCGATGACGCAAGTTGCGCACATCAACCTGATCGGTGGCGGCTCGTTCACCGACTTTGGCATGAACATGCAGTCATCGCCCACCCCGATCCCCGCCGCTCTGCCGCTCTTCGCTACGGCAGTTGGTGGGTTCGGCATCTACGGACGTTGGCGGAAGCGTAAGAGCGCTGCGCTGACGCCCGCCTAACTTTCTCGACTTCAAGAAGCAAGCAGGCGCGCCATGGTCGGCGCGCCTGTTTTCGTTTGGTTCTCATCGTGGGGACGGACGACCGCAAAATTTTTATCGTTCGTCCTTGACAGCCCTCGGCCGCACGAACCGCTTCACCGCGACGTCCTTGCTCTTGATGTCGAAGCGTGGGTCGCCATCTTGCTCGTCGTTGCCGGGGAAGTACTGACCACCCCACGTCGACACGGCGTCCTCGACGAAGTCGCGCGTGTCGGTCCACGTCATGTCGCTGTCGACCTCGACAAGGAATCGGTGCTTGGTCATGGTCCATCCTTGACAGGCATCTGGTCGATGTGACCGAGCAGCGCGTCCATGCGGTTGGCGAGGTCGCGGCGCTCGTCGCCGATCAGCGGCCGGTCTGAGTACAGGCGGGTGAGCACCTGACGCAGGCCGGCGAGGGTCTCGCTCTCGCAGTAGTACGTTTCGTACAGTGTCTCGTCGTTGGGCATGTAGTTCCCCGGCATCAGTCTTGGTCCTTGTTGTGCATGTAGTCGATGTAGGTGAAGATGCCGAGCGACAGGAGCACGAAGCCCGCCGCCATCGGGGCCAGCCAGTTTATGTCCATGGTTCACCTCGCCAATGCTCGTTGACGTGTGCCGGTATCGGCGGGATTGGTGTCGTCGACGATGCGCGGGCCGTTGAAGCCGAAGGGCGCGCGCAGGCCGGGATCGTCGTAGCCCCACAGATGATACTGGTTGGCAGTGTCGACCAGCCGTGACTCGGCCGGAAACAGTTCCATGGCTTCGCACTCCTCACCGAGCAGCTGGTTCTTGATCCGTTGCAGGTCACGCCAGTCGCGTACCGGCTTCTTGTCGATGCGCTTGATCGACAGATGCACCAGATTGACCACCACGCCACTGCCGTCCTCACGTTCGAAGTTGGTCGGCGTCTTGCGGACGGAGACCTGATACAGCCAGTTTTTGAAGACCGGCCACGACAGTTCCTCGTCGATGGCAGCACGGACTTTCGCTTCGTCGAAGCCTTCCGGCTGGATGCGCTTAGCGTGCTCGACCAGCGCCTCGATGCGTGCATCGTTGCGGATCGGCGACGCCGGCATTAACGGATACCACTGAGCCATCACTCTTTCACCTCCTCGATATCACGCCACTCGTACTCGTCACCGCCAAGCTGCCAAAGCTCTTGCAGTGTCTTGACCTCCACGGAGCGGCCCGTGGGCGAGCCGGGGACCGCGACGTAGACGTTCGTGGTGTGCCAGCGCAGCGGACCTGCCCGCTTCGCCTGATGGTCGTCCAGCATCCAGCGGACGTCGTTGTAGGACAGGAGTGGTGGAGCCTTTCTGATCCCTTCGTCAGCCATCGTCGTCCTCCTCGCTTGAGGTCGACCGCTTGAAGTTGGCGAAGCGCTCGATGCGCTGGCCGATGTTGCGCAGCCCGACGAAAGCGTGGGACCAGTTCGTGGTCAGCCGAGCCAGCTGTGAAGCGTGCTCGCGCAGCGCCGCGTTGGTCTTCATCAGGCCGGCGATCAGTTCGAGGTAGACTCCGTGCTCCTCGGCGCTGAGCGGGCGTGCCTTGACGATCTTGATCAGTTCCGGGCGGTTGCTCATCAATGCCGGGAAGAGGTCGTTGGGCACATTCAGGGCGTCAACGAAGTCGGTCCACGAGTTGAGCTTGGTGTCCTCGACCAGCCGGTCGATCTCGGCATCCATGAGTTCGGTGGCGGTTGGCTTACTCATGACACTTACTCCTTGGCGTTCCTTGATCAGCCTATGTCTGAATTCGCGGTTACGATCATCCCGTGCTGTCACGCTAACTCCTTGGCGTTGAGCACGTCGATGGTGACCCCGTCGCGCGGCATTGCCTTGAGCCGGTCGGCGTAGTCGGGGAAGTTCAGGTCAGTGACGTCGATCTCGTCGCCGAAGATGCGATTGGTCAGCTGGCGATAGTAGCCGCCCATGATCGCGTAGTTCTGGATCGAGATGGTCGGATCGCTGGCCCAACGCAGTGCCGGGTTGACTTTGAAGTCAACCTTGGCGACGCGCGTGATGGCGCTCACCGGGATGACGCCACGATGACAGGCAGTACCAAGCGCCTTGATCGAGGTAGGCCACTTGCCGGCATAGTCGACCATCTTGACGCGGTAGTAGCGCGTCCGCTTCTTCATGTCCCAATGCGTGGGCAGGTCGTCGTGGCCGCGCGACAGCTGCTCGATGGCGTCCTCGTCGGGGAGGAGGTCGAAGAAATTCAGACGGTCGGTGTCGACCTCGATGATCGCGGCCGCGCCCTTGTCGGGATCGACAGCGTTGCACGCAAAATGCACGGCGTAGCCCTCGGTCAAGTAAACGCACTCAGCGTTGCTCTCGACCGAGTGCTTCCAGTTCGAGCGGCCCTTCTTGCCACGCGGCCGGATGCCGCTAATCAGAATGCCGGCCAAGGCAGTCTGGCTGGTCCCATGGTAGAGCTTCATTTTTTACCCCCTTCGATCAGACGCAGGCGTGGTGCCGGCTGGTCAGGTTGTTTGTCAGTGTGCAGTACGAGCTTCACGAGTCTCACGAACTCGACGACGCCTTCGTGGATGCGGCGGATGACACGTGCCATGCAGTAAACCACCAAGACAGCGAAGACAGTCGAGAGCATTACCTGCGATCCCTTCTCTTTGCCTTTGCAAGATATAAAAGGCGCTGCACGGAATGCAAGCGTTCAGACGGGAATTTTCTGATCCAACGTCGAAACCCTCGCCACCGTTTGAGGACGTCCTTGATCAGCGTGATAAGCAGTGCGAGGAGGAAGATTATGACCAGAGTGGTCACCCAGTCTTCACCCCACAGCGATGCGAAAAAGTCGTTCATCAGTGTACTCCACAGGGCGACCAGCGCAGGAGTAGCTGGTGCTCCTCGTCTTTGAACAGGATGCGCCGCCGTTTGCGCACGGCCTTGCGCACGTCAATGGCATACTTGCCCGTCAGTGCGGCCTTGATGACCACGTCGCGCAAGCCGTCATGGACAGCGTGCCAGCCGCCGCCGGGCATCTCCAGTTCGAGGATGCCGGCGTGCAGCAAGACCGTGTACTTGTCAGGCGTTTCGCGATGCATCGGAGTTGGCCTTTTTCAGTGCGTCGGCGAGCGACTGTGCGTACTGCATGGTGTCGAATGCGACCGAGAACACGGTCAGCGGCAAGTTGGGCTTGCCGTCCGGTCGGAATGGCGTCGCCTTCGACTGGGTCCGATAAAACGCGATGGCCTCACTGGCGTTACCGAAGACCATGGCCTCGTCGAGCTTGTAGGTCCACTCGGCGTAGCCGGTCGGGTAGGGCACGCCGGGCGCATGCGCGTCGGCATCGAACGACTTGAGAAACTCGTCGGTTTCGTATCGGCGGATCACCATGGTAGGCATGATCGGGTCTCCAAACATTTGGTTCAATACATAGGCGTGGACGTGGTCCGGTTTGTCCCACTTCACGGGCAGGCCGTTGCGCATGTTAGAGCGGACCCCGCCGACGACGGCATAACTGTTAGGCACATGGTCAATGGTCATGGAGCAGGTCGTCTTGGCACCTCGTTCGGCCCAGTAAGCTTCGATGCGCTTGGCTAGTTCGATGCTCCCCTTGATCGAGCAATAGTTGGTTACGACCTTATCCTTTGCGTAGTATCGTTGCTTGGCCATAACCCTTTCCTTTGCGTCGTCGATACTGACATATGCACTGACTGGGACTTTACAAGATGTCAAATAGTTCGCGGTCGCCACGCACGATGACGATAGGCCCGACCAGCCCTACGATCACATCCAGTGTAGTGAGCGTGTCGCTAGGCTCGCGGCCGCCGCCACGGATGCCGGCGTGCCACAACGCCGTGGCCCGTGTGTTGGGCACCAGACCCTTGCCGCGACCGTCCTCGTCGCAGAAGACGACACACTTCTCGCCCTCGTACTTGGAGAAGAGCGGCACCAGTTCGAGGTAGCCATCGTTGAGGCCGGTCTTGAGCTTCTGATAGAGCGAGTTCTCGGTCGTCGTCTGGTCCAGTGTCTCGCTGGTCACGGTGCCGTCCGGTTGGATGATAGTCAGTGTTCCCTTCATGGTCCCTGCTCCCTTGCTGCCGGCTCGCCGGTCGTAACGCTGTAGTCGTGATCGATCTCACCGCGTGTGAGGTCACCACGCTTGTGATCCTTGACCCACCACCGCATGCGGCCGCACCGCTTGCACGTCCAGTGCAGATCGTCGTCTGGCATCAACGGCCAGTCGTGTGAGCAGCCGGCGTTACCATGCTTGTGTGCGAAGAACCCGCGTACCTTGTGCCGGCGCGGCGACAGGCGCTCGCCCGACAGGACAAAGGCCCGCCGGATCGAGCGATGCTTGTGCAGGTCGATCTCCACCGTGTGATGGCTCTTGTAAGCAACGTTCTTGCCCCGGAAGAATCGCCGGCCCGCCGGCTGATTCGAGATGATGGTATGCGCCGGCCGGTTTAGCCAGAGCAGCGCTGCCCAGACATTGCGGACGTCGCCGGCCGAGTTCATCAGCATGTTAGCGATGTTCTCACGGCTCTTTTGCGTGGTGCCGCCACCGACCGCGATGTGGCTCACGTAGTCGGTGAACATATGTGCCTGACACTGGTCGAGCAGCATCTGCCGCTCGTCCTCGTCGACGATCTTCATCTGCGACGAGCCATAGGCGAGGGCGAGCTTGCTCCACTCGTGATCGAGCGCAACGACGATGCCGCGCGTCTTGTGATCGGGCACGACCTTCTCGCCGGGCAAGGTCCACTTGTAATAGTGCGGCAGTAGCGACGAGGACTCGGTGTCGTTCAGTCCTTTGCCGCGCGCCATGACGTAGATGCGCTGGCCGGACAAGAGGTAGCCGACGGCGACGTCGCTGCCGGGCTTGAAGCCCAAGACTGGGAACTGGTCAAAGAACCCCTTGTTGAACTCCAAGTACATGGTGTCAAACGGCGGGATCGCGAACTGGCGATGATGCAGGACGAGGTCGCCACACTCTAAAGCGAACTGACCGATGAGCTTGCTCGCCGAGTCCGAGAAGACGAAGCGCTCGGCGCGCCGAGCCGTAGCGAGGAGTTCCTCGCGTACTGCGCGGCTCATCCACTTGATGGGCTGTCCGGCGACCTCGTCGATGACGAGTGGCTGAGTGGTCATGGTCAAACGTCCTCGTCGTGGCCATTGCGCTCGATCCACTCCTCGACCTCGCGCCGGGTTCCGTAGAACACTCGACGCTTGTCGCGGATGCGGACGGCGGCGTAGTCGGTCATGTAACCATCGGCCTTGAGGTGGCCGACGCCGACGCGGTAGAGCTTGGGAGTCTCGGTGGTCATGGTCAGTCCCTTCCTTTACATCATACATAGAGAGGGTGCGCCGCCGACGCAATCCCGGCGGCGCACTTATTTACGCTTTCACCTTCTCCTTCGCCTTCTTCCCGGGGAAGACAGTCTCGATCAGATCGAGGCGCTCGATCTGGGTGAACTTGGCGTCTTCGGCCTTGTTGCCGTTGTCGCCTCTGACACCGTCACCACTCCAGACCACCCGGTCGTGACCAGTGACATCATAGACATTGACCATGATGTCGTGGCCGGCGAGCTTGAACGTGGTCTTCCAGTCGAGGTAGGCGAGCTTGACGCAACGGTTGATCACGTCGAGCTTGTTCGGGCCTCGCGTCCAGCTGCCACAGCCAAGGCTGTTCAGCTGGATCAGTGCGAGGTAGTCGCGTTTGGTTTCGGTCATTAGTTTCCCTTCTCTAGCTTCTCCAACTCGGCGAGGAGTTGGGCACGACGCTCTTCCCACTCTCGGCCCTCTTGGCTTGGGCGGGCAAGCTCATCATTGATATCCGACCGACGTCGGTCTCTCTGCTCTCTGGTCATGGTACCCTTCTCTCGTTCGGAGGATCACTGCCTCCATACTACATATATGTACTGACCTCCCACTTTACAAGAGCTAAAGTTGGCGATCACGTTTTTGTTTTAGCTCTTGTAAAGTGGACAGGGCGTACTTATATGTAGTATGAAGGAAGGGAACCCGGCGAGGCCGGGGAGTGACAGGAGACCAGATGGCTATGACCAAGGGCAAGCGCAAGACCCGCCGTCGCTCAGTGCGTCGCACTCGGCACGCACTCAATGCGGCGGTCGACTTTCTGACTCACGTGAGCGTGCGCAAGCTGACCAAGCGCAGCGACACTCACCCCGTCCGCAGCATGGTTCGCGAACGGTTTTAGCTGATGTAAAGAAAACACTTGAAATCACGAAAGGCAGTGTTTAGCTATGGTAAAGCGAATGACACTTGAAGGGACCAAGACCATGACCAAGAGTGAAAAGGAAGGGGCCGATGTGACCGCGCTGCTCAAGGCGCGGAACAGCCTCCTGTGGGTAGTGACCCGCGAGGAAGGCCGGTCTGAGCGCTACCTGTTCGAGGCGGCCGCCGATGCCAAATATGTCCCTCGCACTTGGGACGCCGGCCAAGGCGTTGCCAGCATCAACGGGCAGGTCGACGAGACCATCGGTGGCCCGTTCGTCGACGACATTCTCGCGGCCATCCGCGAGCGTGCGGAAAAGGGGAATGAACGCGGTGTGTGGATTCTCCGCGATCTGCCCGTGTGGCTGGGCGGCCCGCTCGGCGCGACGGTTCTCCGCAAGGTGCGGAACCTCGCCCGGCTTCTGCCGACCGTGCCCCGCGAGCGTGCGCAGGCGATCATTGTAGTGACGACCAGCGGTGAAGTGCCGCCCGATCTACAGGGTCACGCTACCGTCATCGAGTGGCCGCTGCCCGACCGGGCAGAAATCGCGGCCGCGCTCGACGACGCCATTGCCAGCCTGCCCGACAATATCCGGGCTGGCGCGGCCCCGAACGGCTCTAGGGACGCGGCAATCGACGCGGCCGTGGGGTTGACGGGCGAGGAAGCTGCGGGCTGCTACGCTCGCTCTCTGGTGCAGCTGAAGCGCATCGACCCGGTCATCGTGGCCGGCGAGAAGAAGCGGATTGTTGCACGCGAGGGTGTCCTCGAATGGTTCGACCCGCTGCCCGATGGTTTGGCTTCGGTCGGCGGCCTTGAGAACCTCAAGGCATGGCTGGTTTCGCGCAAGGCGGCCTACTCCCCGGCGGCACGTGCCTACGGTCTGCCGGCACCGCGTGGCGCGATCTTCGTCGGCATCTCTGGCTGCGGCAAGTCTCTGATGGCCAAAGCCACTGCCACTGCTTGGAGCGTCCCGCTCTTGCGGCTCGATCTCGGCGCACTGAAGAACAAGTACGTCGGCGGAAGCGAGGCGTTGATCCGCAAGGCACTGAAAGTCGTCGAGGCGATTGGCAGATGCGTCCTGTGGATCGACGAGGTCGAGAAAGCACTGCAAGGCTCGACCTCTGGCGCGTCCGATGGTGGCACGTCTGCTGACCAGCTGGGCACGCTGCTCAACTGGATGCAAGAGAGGTCCGGGGAGGCGTTCATCATCGCCACCTCGAACGACATCACTGCCCTGCCGCCTGAGTTCTTGCGGAAGGGAAGGTTCGACGAAATCTGGTGGGTCGATACGCCTACCGAGATCGAGCGGACTGAAGTTTGCAAGGCTGCACTGCGTCAGTACGGACGCACTGTGGACGGCATCGACCTCGCCAAGGTGGCGACTGAGACTGCCGGCTTCACGGGTGCTGAGATCGCCGCACTGATACCGGACAGCTTGTATGTCGCCTTCGCCGATGGCGAGCGCGAGCTTCGGACGGCGGACCTCGTGGCAGCTGCCAAGCAGGTGGTGCCGTTGACCAAGACTGCCGAGGCTGTCATCGCCAAGCAGCGCGAGTGGGCCAAAGGCAAGGCGCGGCCGGCATCGGCGGCACCGGTTGCGGTCACTGAAAAGGGTGTTCAGCGGCGCACGCTGGACCTCTGATAAAAGCAAGGGGTGGCCCTTGAAATGCGAAGGGCCACCCTTTATATCAGGTAAAGCAAGACGCTAACGAAGGGAAACTAAAATGACCACGATCTCCACCATACGCCCGGGCCTTTTGGTCAGCCTGAAGACCAGCTTGAAGGGCAACGTTCATTACGACCGCTACGACCTCGAACGCGACACCATCACCGCCGAGGGCGAGTCGAAGGCGCGCTGGGAGACCCTGCGCACCATCGCGGACCCGGCCGAGTACGAGGCGATGACCAAGGTCCGCAACAAGGGTGCCGGCATGATCCGGGGCGCGTGCACCAAGTCGGCGTTCGGGCTGCTCTGCCCGGAGGCGAACATCGACAACCTCAACCGCGCCATAGCTGACGCGAATCGGCTGGTCGATGGAGCCAACCGGACGGCTAAGCTGACCCGCGTCGACGTGTACACTATCGTCGGCCGGATCGAGCCTAACGACGTCGAAGCAGTGCGGGCGATCAAGGGCGAAATCTCCGACCTGATCTCCACGATCAGCGATGGCGTCAAGAACCTCGACGTCAAGGCTATCCGGGCAGCTGCCGCCAAGGCTCGCAGTGTCGCCCAGATGCTCCCGGACGACGCCAAGGAGCGGGTCAAGGAAGCCATCGCTACCGGTCGCAAGGTCGCTACGGCGATCAAGAAGGCCGGCGAGGACGCGGCGGTCGAGATCGACAAGGAAGCACTCCGCACTTTGGCTTCGGCCCGGACTGCCTTCCTCGACTTCGACGACGAGGACGAGGTCGTCGAGGCCCGGCCGACCAAGGTCGGTGGCGGCGTCCCCCGGATGCTCGACCTCTGAGGCACAAGCGGGGCGGCTACGGCCGCCCCAGCTACCCTCCAGCCCAAAGGATCACTACAATGCCTTGCGACACGATCAGAAAGACGAACCAGACCATCAGCCAGCGCGCCACCGAGGTGCGCAAGGCGGTCGACACGATTGGCAAGGGCGTGGCCACTGGCCGCATCAAGGTCAAGATTGGCCCGCAGGGTGCCATCGTTTTCGACGGTATCCTCGCCAACGAACGCGACGGCGTTACCGACGCCTGCGTCTACCGGAGACTCCTCGCCAGCGGTGCAGCGTCGGCCCTTGCCAAGATCGCCGAGGCGGAACGTCTCGCCGGCCGGCAAGTTGATAGACGAGTCGTCGGCCATGGTGTTCACAGCCACGACGGTGGAGTAACGTGGCATGGCAAAGGATAGCGGGCGATAAATCCCTTCTCGCCCGTTGCGGCGGTTCTCCCCGAACCGTAGCAGGGGCCGGCGTGAGATTGGTCTCCCACGCCGGCCTTTACATCTTGTAAAGTACGTCAAAATACTTACATCTGGAATGGCCGGATGACCCGGTCGAAGGGATGAGACCGATGACCAAAGCTGTCAAAACTTGGGAAGCCGTCCAGCTGGAGCGCGCCGTCCTCGCGGCCAAGACCCGTTGGGGCCATGGCTGGCGTCTGCTCGGTGCCGATATCCGCGAGGCACTGGTCCGCGCCGAGGTGCTCGTCATACTGGCGCAGGCCGCGACCGCTGTAGCCGAAACTCCGCAGGGTAAGCTCGCCGAGCTTGCCATGCACTGGCCGGAAGGAGACGCGAAATGACCAAGGCCGATCTCGCTGCCTTCCGGTTCGCTGGACGTGGTCGCTGGGTGCACGATGACAAGAAGCTGCTCATCGACCTCGACGACGACTATGGCCGGACCTTCCGCGCCTACACGTCGGCATACGCTTCGCAGGATACACTGATGCGTAACAAGGCTGGTAACGTCATGCGCTTCCGGTCTGCCGAGGCCGCCGCCCGCTACCTCCTGAAATGGAAGGTGACACCATGAGCACTTGGGACGAGGCCCGCTGGCTGGCCGACCACGATATCGTACAGGAGGCGACGCTCGAACTACGTGCTCGCGTCTATGCCACGGCCGCCCACGCTGCCGTCGGCCAGCTGCGCAAGTACACGGGCGAGCCGTACATCAAACACCCGGAGGCGGTCGCCGAGCTTGTCCGCGCCGTGCCACACACTGAGGAGATGCTCGCCGCCGCATGGCTGCACGACGTGGTCGAGGATACCAAGGTGACTGATGCCGACCTCCGTGAGGAGTTCGGTCCCGAGGTTGCTGAGCTTGTTCGCTGGTTGACCGACGTGTCCGCGCCACAGGATGGGAATCGCGTCGCTCGCAAGCGGATGGACCTCATCCATCTGGCAGACGCGCCGGCCGGCGCGCAGACGGTCAAGGTGGCCGATCTGATCGACAACGCCTCGACCATCGTCGAGTTCGATCCGCACTTCGCGCGGGTCTTCCTCGCCGAGAAGGCAGCGTTGCTCACCGTACTGACCAAGGCCGACGCCACCCTGCTCGCGCAAGCGCACAGGGTGGTCGCGGCCGGCATCGATAGGCTGAACGAGAAGCTCGGCGAGGACTTTCTGCAAGTTTTGAGAGGGTACGATGACACAGTTTAGCAAGCTGACGCTCGACGCCGACGGCAAGCCGGTCGAGAGCCACATCCGCGTCATCAAGCAGAGTGACCTGATGAAGTGTCCGCACGTGATCCTGATGGAAGCCCACTACCGCGAGGATGGCAGCTGTCGCTGCGACGACGTCAACCATCGCATCATGCATGACTGGGGCTATCGCTGGCGCGATGGCCGATGGAGATCAGGAGATGAAGGGTAAGTACACGAAGCGTCACCGCCGCACGGCCCGACAGGTCATGCGGTACGGCAAGAACGCCAAGCGCAAGCACCGCCGCAAGGCGGGCCGCACCGGTATGGTGTTCAAGAAGCAGACTAAGGCATGAAAGGAGATCACCGTGTGGATTTGTTTCAACGATGCGTTCGTCTCGGCGGTTGCCGATCCGACCATGCCGGGCATGCTCAAGGTGCGCGCGCGCAAACGTGAACACCTTGAGAAGCTCTTCCCGGGCGTCAAGATTCAAGGCTCAGCCCGCACCGACTACGGTTGGCGGGTGATCGTCCCCAAGCGGGAGTTCATCACGCTCGTGACTGAGCGCATCCGTGGTATCGAGTACGACAACTTCAAGGACAGTGTGCTTGACGAGCGGCTGCACGAACTGTACGCCGATTTTTGGACGCTGCACTGGGAGTACCAGCACGGATGGCGAAAACCAAAGGAAGTGACCGTCAGCTATGGCTGAGACTTGTAATCCCTTCTCCTTTGCATCATATAAAGCGTGGCGGCAACATAACCGCCATGCTAGAAGGGAACGAGACCATGAACACCAAGATCGAATTCGAGCGCGCGCAGATCACCAACCCGCTCGACATCGCCGCCTTCACCTTTTCCGGTAAGGCGATTTTCACGCTGGTCGGCAAGTCCGGTCGCTACACTTACAAGGTGACCAAGGCCGACGACGGCCCGGTCTATTTCGTGTCGCTGTTCACCGGTACCGACAACGCCGACAAGTACGCCTACGAGTACGTCGGCGTCGTCCGCACTTACGACAACGTCGACATCAAGGTGTGGGAGTTCGGACAGACCAGCAAGTCCAAGATCACGCCGGCTGACCCAAAGTGGGGCAAGGCGATCACGGGCTTCGCGTGGTTGCTGAAGGAGATCAAGAAGGCTCAGACGCTGGAGCCACACACTCTCGGTCAGGTCGAGTTCTGGCACGAGGGGCGCTGTGGACGGTGTGGCGCGCGGCTGACCGTGCCGGCGAGCATTGCTCGCGGGTTGGGGCCAGAGTGCACCAAGCTGGGAGCTAAGTAGAACGACGCGGGGCCGCTGACAGTCGGCCATTCCAGTTCATCAAGTGTCGCTTCACCTGACCGCGTCGTGGGAGGCCCCTAGCGTCGGAGGGGCCTCTTTCGTTTAGACGATGGTGATCTCGTTCGAGGTCGACTCTTCTGAGCCGATTGAGTTGGTGGCGGTTAAGACGCAGAGTGCTTGCTTGCCGACATCGGCAGGGGTGACCGTGTAGTTCGCACCGTCACCGGATACGTCGTCGCCATCCAGCTGCCATTGATAAGCGTAGGTGCCGGTCCCCATGGCGTTCCAGTTGCCCATCGTGCAGTTGAGGGTCTGGCCGCTCTGCGAGACGTAGGGCGCGTCCACGACGGTGGGCGGCTCGGTGGGTTCTGGTTCTGGTGGGGCTGTGTCGTCGCCAGTAATCGGCACCACGATCTCGCTGCCGTCGCCCATCTTGATGACGACCTGCGAGTTGGGCGGGGCTTCCGGGTCGAAGCCTTCGTCGTTGGGATATGCGATGCGCAGGACGCGCCGTTCTTGTCCCTGCCAAGTGACCGTCAAAGGCGTGGTGGGCATGGTGTTGTCCTCCTGCTGGTGAGGCAGGAGGATAGCAAGGCCCCCGTTGTAAGGCGAGGGCCTGTCGTTTCAGCTGTTGGTTCAGCCGTTGGCGCGGGCTTCGGCCCGCTCGCGGTCGCGTTCGCGCTTCGTTGGCCGCAGCCGGGGCACCTGACGAGACGGCTTTTCGTCGAAGTTGCCGCTGATGCTTCCGACCGTCGATCCACCGCGTGGATCGCTCTTCATGACTGCTTCGGGATCGTCGCCCGGCTCGCGCGGCGGGATACCGGGAGCACCAGTGCCGGCGGACATGTTGTTGGTGCTCTGCGGGTCATTGAGGTGCGGGTGACCACGCAGCACGACGTCGCCGATATCTTCGCGACGAACTACCCGCTCTTCACCGCCGCCACCTTTGATGATGACCTGCTCGCCGGCTTCCGGGTCATGGTTGAAACCCTTGTCGCCGCCGTGTGCCGGTCGGACGATTTGGTAGCCTGCATACTGCGGTTCGGTGTTATTCATGGGGTTCTCCACTTGAGAATAGATCAAAGGGGAACGCGGTTACTACGCAGACTCACCGGACTGGACTTCGCTCTTGGAGACGGTCTTCTCCTTGCCATCGCTGCCCTTGATGACGACCTGATCACCCTTGGCGGCGTCGAAGCCTTGATCGCCCTGCTTGGCGGGACGAACGATCTGCACGTCCTGTCCCTGATACTTACCTTTATTCTGGGTCATTGGAAAGACCTCCGCTGATCGGCCCGGATGGGCCGGGGCATCTTCAACGGTCGAGGTTGCGGATTTGTTCCGATAGAACCTACCGTCGGCTGTCCAGCGTAATGTACCGTTACGCTGAGCTTTAGTTAAACGCTTGATCTTGCCATCAGCAGCGGTCAGTAACTCGTCGTCGAATGTCGCCGAGAGACGTTGGGTAAAGCGTTGCAAGAGAGCGGTGTCGGCCAGTTCTCCAATGATCTCGGACTGGTTGGCGACTACGCTGTCGTTGAAGCCGACCTCTGGATGTTTCTCATGCTCGTTCTTCAGGGCATCATGGATCGATACAGATATGTCAGCTGGCGACGCGCCGCACGCCAGACACAGTTCGACGGTCTCTTCCAACAGGCGCAGTGCGATGGCACGTGACTCGGGTATCGGCAGTTTGGCGAGGGCGTAGATTTGAATCAGATCGTCTACTAAGTCGTCGATACGCATGGCTGATCTCCGGTGCATGCACTTGATTTGACGGGGCGTCGCTCATATGTATGATGTAAAGGAAGGGGAAAGACAATGACCATTTACGGAAAAGACCCACGCGAGACCGAGTACGTTGGGAACCCTCACGAATTCACCGTCGCCTCCGACAAGGACGGTTTTTACTTGGTCAACGAGTTCGACGAGGAAGCACAGGACGGCGTCCGCTTTCTCACCCACGACACCGCTCGTGGCATGATACACTGGTTGATCGATAACTGGGAGCCAAGAGACCCGCCCGGCTGGGAAGGTGGTTTCGCCAAGAACCACTAATCGCTTTAGCTCTTGTAAAGTAGCCCGGTTTCTCCTATATCAGGGGTGTAGGAAGGAAGGGAACCAAGACCATGAAACGCCTTCTCTTGAAATGGCTGAAAGCCGTTATCCGTTACTTCTCCCTCGAAACCAAAGAAGACAAGGAGGTGTAAGGTGACCAAGGCCCTGATGGCGGTGGACTTTCTCGCTCCACGAGAAGCTCCCCGCCCGGCCATGAACCCGGCCTCCGTGATCTGGCCGGAATGGCCACGCGAGGGCGTCGCCCGGGTCTTCGCCATGGAGACGGCGAAGGGCCGGAAGTGGCGGAACGACCAGCCGGTCGTCATACTGAACAAGGATTGGAAGGGACCAAGACCATGACCAAGAGAACCAGAAAATTCGATAGCGAAGAGGGCGAGCGCACTGCGCAGGCTTTATTCACTTTCATGGGCAAGGTGCGCTTGTACAACGCTGAGGCGCGCGCCGCCGCCATTCGCATCATCGAGGCCGAGGCGAAGAACGAATCCGATCCGGTCGAGAAGAAGTTTTTCGAGACCGCCGTCGAGTTCATCAAGAACGTCGGCGACAAGCATGATCAGGTCATGCGAGAGACTTACGAAAACATTTAGGTACCGGAGGAGGGTTACTAATCGACAGCCGCAGTGGCAACGGGTCAACGTCAAGGCCCCAATGGGTAACCGTGGGTGTCCCCAGTCGGAATCAAGGGCGTGCTCTGGCCTCCTCCCCCGCTTTAAGGCGGGTAGTCATTTACCAGCGAAGCGCGTCAAGCCACTTTAACACTGACAGGAGCAACGATCATGAGCGTGAACACGAGAACGGTCGAGCAGTGGAAGCAGGTGCTAGGACGATTGCCGTCGCCGGAAGGGACGCCAGTCGAGCAGGTCGTGGCGAATCGCGTACTCGGTGATCTGGTCGGATACCGCCATGGTTCCCGCCACCGCAAGCGTGACTTCGAGGAACTCGCCAACGCGATGACGGCATGGTCCGAGATGAACGCTGAGTCGGTCGTGCTCGCGCGCACTTACAACGAGGGCCGCGAAGCCAAGGTGCAACGTCATGCCAGTGACGAGTTCGCCAGAGAAATGGCCGGCGACGATGAAGCCACGTGAGGAGACGTGCTGGCACTGTGGCGGCACCGGCCTCGTGTCTGTGCCGGCCAACCAGCAGCTGACCGTGCTCTGTGAGGCATGCGGCTGGAAGGGGAGGCGGTACCGCTTTATGGATAAGCCTTGCCCACGTTGTGGCCGCCACGAGGTCAAGGAGACAGGCGAATGAACTGGAGCGCGGTCGTCGACAGTCTGCGAGCACAGGCTGACAATGCGAGCAAGCACGCCGAAGCGCTGCGCACACGCACGGTGACCACTGGTGCCTTGGCTGACGATCCGATCATGGTCGAGCGCGCCAAGACGGTCGAGCGGCACCGCATCAACGCCAATTTTTGTCTGGCTCTGGCTGAAGCTTTGGAGGCTGGTCTCGATGAGTAAAATGGTCTCGTTGGCAATGTTGGTCTGTGGAGTTGGCGGGATGATCATCGGCATGTGGGGAGGCCAGATGATCGGTCTGACGCAAGGTCGCGCTCAGGTCACAGCCGAGGTCAATGAGAAGGTCAGGTGGGAGTGCTCTAGCTCGGACTATGCCAAGGTCTGGCTCGTCTCCGCGACCGTTAAATGAGTGTTCTTGACACCATCCCCGATGACGTCAAGGTCGAGTACATCGCGCTGCGTGTCCTCTCGGACGGTCGCGTGATCGGGGTCATGCGGCTGCTCTTTCATTGGACCCTACACGTTGACGTCGATTGGTACGGCTACAACGACCGCTACTGTTACGCGACGTTGGAGCAGGCCATGGCGGGGTTCAATCAGTGGACCGGGGACGGCGAGCCGAGCGGCTGGCACCGACACGTCAAAACCGGAAGGCGTCGGCCGAACGGCAACCCGGCGCTGGAGTATGTCAATTTCTAAACTTTCTCGATGCCGCGCACGATGGCGTCGAACAGGTTCATGCCGGCCTTGTAGAAGGCGAGGATGCGCTGATCCATGGTGCCGGTCACCACTAGATCGTACAGGAACACGCGGTCGTGCGGCGAGTTCTGGCGCTCGAACCGGCGGATCATTTGCTTCCGCGTGATCACCGGGACCGGTGACTCGTAGAAAATCCCGTACTGCGCCGCTTGCAGGTTCAGGCCGTAAGCGCCGGCCGTCGACAAGACGAAGACGCGCAGACGTGGATCGCTTTCGAAGCGTTGCAGGAGGCCGGCGGCATTGGTCTGCTTGCCACCATACTTGATGTGGCTGATGCCGGCCGTGGTCAGCGCCGCCGTGATCACCTCGCCACTGTGGACGAAATCGTGGAAGACCAGAATCTTGCGGTCCTCACGGATCGAATCGATCAGTGCCATGAGCGTGTCGAGCTTGGGGTTCTCCGGGAAAACATAGTGTGCCTTCTCGCCGTTGTCGTCGTCATGGTAGCCGACGAAGCCGGACGATATCTGGCGCATCCTGAGAAAGGCGTTCTTCATCTCGCGATAGCTGCCCTTCGCCTCCATGATCACGGTGCGCGCGCGCTGGTAGTACTCTTGCGCATCGGCGGGCAATCCCACCTCGCGGACGATGTGGCTGAGCACCGGCAGTGTGCTCTGCTCGACCTCGTAGCGGATCGAGCCATGGGCGAGCAGCCGGTTGAGCTTGGCCATGTTCGCTTTGGTGTCGTCGAAGCTCCACTCTTGACCGCCGAAGGCGTTCTCCTTGCTCTTGTAGAGCGCGGCGCGGAACAGACCGAGCGTCTCGCCGAGCGAGTAGCCGCCATCGACCAGATACATCTGCGCCCACAGGGGCGTAGGATCGCGCCCGAAGGGGGTGCCAGCGAGCAGAAAGAAGATGCCGGCCTCGTTGCCCAGCCGGCGGCAAATGCGAAAGGGCAGGGTGTCGTGAGCGCCGACATGGTTGCTCTCGTCGCAGACGACGCCGTCGACGTGCTTCTGGAGGCGCTTGACCAGCCTCTCGTCGATGATCAGCTTGTCCACCGGCACAGCCCGGCCGCCACGTTTGCGCTTGACCGTCTTCAGCGGGCTGACCATGCGGGCCAGCCCGGCATAGGTCTCGACCACGATGGACGCGCGCGCCGATTCCAGCTGCTCCCACTTCTCGGCGCTCGTGCCGCGCAGGATGGTGTACTTGGTATTCGGCGACCACTTCTGAATCTCTTTCTCCCACGAGTCTTTGACGATCTTGTAGGGGACCAAGACCAGCACGGTGTCGACAACGTCGAGGCGGCGGAAGTATCTGGTCAGTGCGATGGTCAGCAGGGTCTTGCCCATGCCAGTGTCCACCCAGAAGGCGGCGCGACGGCGCATCGCGCCAATCAGAAAGCAAACCTTCTGTTCGAGGCGCAGTGTGTACCAGATCGGCGGCATCACTGGCAGCGTGCACATCAGTGCGTCGAGTTCAGCGTCGTCGAGCTTCTTCCAGTCGCGCAGGTCGTCGCGCTCGCGGTCGAGGAACTTCTCGATGGCCCTTTTGGGAATGATGCCCATTAGCGCTTGGTTTTAACTGGTGGCGGTGGCCATGGGGATGGTGTCGGTACACCCAGTGTTTCGGGTGTTTTCTCGCAGCCGACGCAGATCGGGTTGCCGCGTGCGTTCATGGCGAAGCAGATCGCGCCATCTTTCAGGACGCATGGTGTCATATCGGATTTGGCGTAGGGACACTTGGTCATGCGAAACGTCTCTCGTTTTTGTCGTCAGCACTGGTCTCGTCGTCATCCTCGCGATCTTCCGACAATTTGGCAATCAGATTGTAGACCTCTGCGGTGATCGGTCTCGAATCTATGGCGAACTGTCCGGTGTCGTAACTCTGGATCAGGAACACGCCAAACTTATCGCGCTCATCGCGGCCCTTGCTGACGTACAGGCGACCCAGCCCGCGTCGCTGCTCGCGGTCGGTCGAACTGTAATTCAGTACGATGTCGGCAGTGTAGGCGACCGAGATGTCTTCGGCGGCGTCGGTCATCTTGTTCGAGGTCGACTCGATGCCTTTGCGGGTCACCTGATTGGGTGTCACGCCGGCCATGTTGCGTGCGACCATGAGCGAGCGGAACTGCTTGAAGGCGCGGCCCATACCCAGCCGGTACTCGTCGGCGCGCACCTTCGGATCGATCAAGCCCCAGTAGTCGAGGATGACCATGTCAGGCGTCCAGTTCTCATGGTTCTGGAGGCCGTCGAGGTAGGATTCCAAGCCGTCCATGGAGAGGACTGGGAAGCGCTTGATGATCAGGTTATCGATACGTGCGCCGACCACCGCATTGAGCCGCAATTCCAACTCGTCGCGGGCATAGTTGCCGCGCAAGAGGAAGTCGCTGTCCACCTTACTGAAGGTGACGAGTGGGAGGCTTTTGTCGTCTTTCTCGCCGCGAAACTTGCCGACCTCGCTCTCTTTGTTGCGCTTCGAAGCGGAGAACAGCGACTGGTAATAGCGCTGGGCCACCTGCTCTTCCGACATCTCCAAGGTGATGTGCAGCACGCGCTTGTTCCGCATCAGTGCCATCTTGCCAAGGTGGACGCAGAACCACGATTTGCCCTTGCCCGATGGTCCGAGCAGCAACAACACTGTGCCGCGTGCTGGACAAATGAACGCCTTGTCAAACGCCGTTATCCCGGTCGGGAATTCAAGCTGCTGACTATCGAGGAAATCGAGTACACGGTCGAACTCGGCGAGCGACAGGCCCCGGTCGAACGCGATCTGATCCTTCTTGCGCAGGAGGTCGTTCCAGATCGCCTCGACCTCGTCGGTGGCCAATTCGGCTAGTGCGTTGACCCGCTCGGCCGACTGCATGATGGCGCGCTTGATCTGTTGGGCGCGGACGAACGCACGCAGCTGGTCGAGCACGTATATTTCGTTGATCGTGTCGGCGAGTTCGATGGTCGAGCGCAGAATCTCCTCGTAGAGCCGCGCCTTGGCGTCGCCCGCGTCGATGATGTCGGCAATCAGGTCGCCGGCTTGCGCACCCGGCGCGCGGCCGTAGCGCTTCCAGTAGTCGACGGCACGCTCGGCGATGACGCCGTAGTCGCCCTCGAACAGTTCAGGGTCGACCATGCCGGCGACGAGCTTGCCCTGCTTCTCGTTGTGCAGGAGCATCGCGAGGACGTTCTCTTGCAGTGCTTTGGTAGGCTTGTCGACATTTGCCATGGTCAGGTGGCCTTCAGACCGGTGCCGGCGCAGTCCGGGCACTTGACGAAGTGCCAGCCGTCGTCGGTCGGCTTCGTGGCTTCAGCCTCAAGCCAGAGTGTATGGAACGGCTCTTCCGTGTCGTCTTTGGCGACCGGCACCCAGCCGGTGCCCTCGCACTGGCCTTTGCACATGGTTTCTGGGTCGGGTGGGTTCATACCGAGTGCGTCGTAGCGACTGGTGAATTCATGCTCCATGGTAGCCGTTCCTTATGCGCGCTCGCCGCTCTTCGTTATACGCGATCTTGAGTTGGATGATCTCGGTGAGTGCCTGCTCGAACTCGTCCAGTAGTGCCAAGACCCCCGTTGCATGCAGTGTGATGACTGCGAAATCGGGGAAGTCTTGGTTTTCAGGTTTGGCCAGTTCGTCTTCGCACAGCCGGCGAACATCGTCACGTTCTCGCTGTGTGGTCTTCCTCACGCAAGCGTCTCATGACGCGCGACAAGGCCGAGCAGACCAGCTTGTGCATATCCCGGGAACTGCGCATTGAGCGCGTCCGGCAGGCGGTGAATCTGTTGCATCAGTGTTTGCGGCCCGACCATGCGATCTGGTCGGTGCAGATACCCAAACAGCAACTCGACGCCGAGCCTGAAGATGGCGCGCCGCTGCTGGAACTCTGGTGCAGCGTGCTCGATGAACTCGATCAGCCCCGGCAGCTTGGGTCGGAACGATGTGTGGTAAGCAGTCATCTTGCGCAGATGCTCTTTGCCGATGGAGTAGCCGATGGTCTCGCTGGTGACCTCGATGATGCAGTCGAGTAGCACCTCGCCCCATGGTAGGATCACACCGTGCTGACCTAACTTCGTAGGTTCTGGCCCTACACTGGCGAGTGCTTTGGTGGCTGCGTCTTTGCGACGTTTTATGGCTTGCTCGACGGTGCGCAAGTCAGCTGCCGACAGCTTCGGCAGCTGGCTTAGGATCGCGGTTAGAGGGACGCCGGGAGCCTCGGCCATGGATGACTACGCAGCGGTCCACTCGGCGAACGTCAGCCGCTTGATCGGCTGTTTGATCGGCTGTTTGACTGGTCGATGAGCAGGGACAGTATCGTCGTCCTTTAGACGCTCGATCAGTGGGTAAGTGGGAACGTCATTCCTCTTTGCCCAAGCGAGGACGTCGTTGGGGACAAAGCGAATAGCTGGCCGCTTGCTGCCGGGAACTTCGAGCGCCGGCAGGCCACGTGTCTGCCGCCAAGTGATCACGGTCATCGAGGTCACCTTGAGCACACGACAAACGTCGGCCGTGGTCCACAGCGCGCGAAGCTGGTTCTGGAGTTGGCGGGTAGCAATGGTCATGGGTAGTTTTCCTTAATTTCAAGCCGCGCCGAAGCCCATAGATATTAGCGGTTTGGCCAATTTTCCAGCCCTTTTTGCAAACCCGGGCGGATCGGCTATAGTCGGGTCACGGGTCGGCGACTTTGCATTAGCACAACGAAGCACATAGCGATAGCCAAAAGACCCCGCAAACGACTGGACCGGGTGTGCCATTACGGTGGCGGTCGTGCGCTACATAGGTGCCTACCACGGGAAGCGTCCGAAGGCACCACGGTGGCCGTAGCAGCGGGCCGGGACGCGGGTCAGTGTTTACACTGATCTAAACCTCTGCCGCCGTAGCGATAGGGTGATATCGCTTAGGTGAGGAACCCTACTCGTACACTGATCATTGACACTTAGTTGTCAGTGGCCATATCAGTGTACGGGTAGGGTGGCCTCGCCTTCGCTCCTGAATGATAGTGATAACGGTAATGGTAACGTAAGGGTAACCGCGCACGCGAGGTAAAATACACTGACAGACAAACGAAAAGGTAAAATACCATGGGAAATTCAGACGACACCAATCAGACAGATACCACCGAACAGGAAATTGACCGTTTCTTCGCAATCCTCGGCAAACTGGCTGGTCTGCAAAATACTGAAACCAAGCCGACAGCCGCCGACGCAGACGACAAGCCGCCCAAGTACGAAGTGCACGAACTCGACCAGACCATGATCGACCGGCTCTTGCTCTCGCCCAGTGAACTGGAGAACGTCAAGGGCCGGCTGTTGGCGACCGGTGTCGGCGAGACCATCCGCCAGTTCGTCGACCACGAGCGTGAGCGTGCCAGCAACATCGGACTGGTCATGCTGGCAATCAACGAACTGGGAGCGATGATGCTTGGCTCGATGATCGCCCAGAGCGCCAAGGACAAGCCGGCGAGCGCCAAGCTCCACATCGCCATGGTCGGTGTGTTTTCACGCCATCTCAGTCAGGTCATCCAGCTGGGTTGGACCAAGGCCCGCCGCCGATGAGCACACTGAAGACGACAGCAGAGGAAAGGGCCGCGTGGTGGGACAGAGTTCGCGGGGCTTATGGCGGCGTCAACCGTCACCCTGAGCTACCCTTCCAGAGCTTGGACGAAGCTGAGCGCTGTCTCAGCGACCTCGACTGCACTCTCACCGAGAATGCCAGTCTGACCAAACTGGTCTTCGAGCGGGCCGAGCGGATTACCGAGCTTGAGACCATGACCCGACATCTCGCCGACGCACTGGCACGGTGTTGTGATGATTTCGCCAAGCTGGTCGCCCTCGACCGGATCATCGACGAAAAGCACGACAAGATCGAAACCATACTTGCTCAAGTGGAAGCGCGCCGGCAGAAGAAAGGCAAACCATCGTGAGCGACAAGTACGAGATCGGCGACCTCGTCGTCTACCAGTACGGACAGGTGCGTTTCGCCGGCACGGTCATCGCTGTCGGCCGTGCCCTCGACGCCGATACCGGTGCGCCGCTGCAAAGCAACGATGGTCTCCGCTACATCGTCCAGCAGATGTCGACCGGCGTCCTGCACGTCTACAGCGGACGCAATCTGGTGCCATGGGATGTGGCCCCGGACCCTTGAACATATTAACCGATGCACCAGATATGGTAGCGGTGCGTCGGGTTCTCATGGACGATGCACCATGCCTTAGTGTTGCACCCTCGCGTAGCCCGGCAGCGGCCCCTCCCCCTCCGCTGCCGGGTTTTCTTTTTCCGCTTAGTCCCGTTTAGTATCACTGAGTACCACTTAGTCCCGTTTTAGGATTGATCAACTTTCGCTTGACGGACGCTTTCGAACAGGCATAGCCTTGTGATGGTGCGGCAACCGCCCACCCGCTCAACGTTGTCACGAGCCGTGACAAGTCAGGGGCGTTCCAGTAAGGAGTTTGCCATGAACTTCCTTAGTGCAATCGAGACCATCAGCGGCATCGCCGACAGGACCGGCGTCAAGGACATCAATCAGGTTTTCGCTGTCATCAAGGAGGTTGAGGCGTTCCACGCCAAGGAGCACTCGGAGCGTTCGGCTTCGCCCGACGACAAAGCCAAGGTCGCCTCGCTCTTCGATTCGCTCGACGGCGCAATCGTTGAACTTAAAGACATACCGATGAAGGATATCGTCTCTCGTGCCGGCGCGCGCGACAATCAGGGTGTGCGCATGCATGCCAAGCGTGATCTCGCCAAGCGCCTGTTGACGTATACCAAGCCTGCCGAGCCGGCCAATGCGGAAGAGGCAGATACCGATCCGGCATTACGGCCGGTGAAGAAGTCGGCCAGCAAGTAAATCGTCCATATCCGAGAGGAAGGGGAGTGGGGCTTGCGCCCCGCTCCCTCCTTGCGTTGAAATCATGGAGGAACGTCAATGGACGATCTCAAGCAGCAGGCGCAAAGGCTGAAGGTTCTGTGGAAGAGCGGTCGCGATAAGTACGCATCGTTTTTCACTGTGTTGCGTGAAGTCAGGACGGTCGTCGGCGACGCCAAATTGTACAACTGGTGCTTTGACGAACTGCGCATCGCTTTGCCGGTTATCATGCGCTATCGCGATTTGCTGACCGAGACCGACGATCAAATCGTCAAGGACGAGTTGGCAGCTGCCACTGCGGTGGAGAAGAAGGAGCGCGAAGAAGCCAAGTTTCAGGCCGCACTCGAAAAGGCTCGCAAGGCAAAGCTGGTTGCCGAAGCCAAGGCCGAAGCCGCACGTGCCAAGGCGGCGTCGAAGGTCGAGGTGGCGCGTCTCAACACTGAGAAAAAGAAGGTCGAGGACACCGAGAAGGATCGACAGCGCAAGCGGGCGAGCAATACTGAGCGAGGCCCGGCCGCCAATGCCAAACGACGACGACGTGAGTTCACGTCGGGTCTTTCCGATGTCACGCTTGCCGAGTTGGAGAAGCGGTTCGCCGCCGCCGACAAGGTGTGCACTGACAGCCTCATATCGTGGACCGAGGGGTCGATAACCAAGGCACTGGTTCTGGCGGCGGCGAGAGAAAAGTTACGCGCCGACCAAGATTTCGGGGCGTGGGTAGATCGGTTTTCTAACGCTAGAAAACCGAGCGTTCAGGACCGCGCTGCACTGGTTAGTCTTGGTCGTCTCGGCGAAGCGCGCCTGCGTGAAATCCTGATGAGCACTGAGAGTCGGTCGTACCAGTTGATCTGGGAGAAGAACAAGCCGAAGCTCGAACTGGTCGAGGACGAAGCGGCAGTCTCGTGAATCGACCAACCCCGGACGCCGAGATGAACCTGCGCTTCGCGTGGGCAGTGTTGATGCTCGGCATGAACCAGCACGACGTCGCCGCACTGTTTGGCGTCAATGGTGGGCGGGTGGCGGAAGCGGTGCAAGCCGTGCGCCGAGCGATCCACGAACCGCTCCGCGTCGCCAAGCTGCCGCCCACCCTCGACGAGCTACAGGAGATTCTGAACCTGCCTGAACCGGACGTGAAGGTGCTGCCGGACGGGACGACCGCGCCAATGGAGGGGAGTGCGTAACCATGCCGATGGTCTTCATTCAGAACCCGCAGCGGCTTAAGGACGAACTGGGCTTTTCGGGCATCGGCCCGGAGGACAGGCCGAAGCCCGGTGATCTGCCTACGGCAGGAGAAGTCTTTGCCGTCATGTCGCGTGTACGGGTGGACAAGGCTACCACCACCATTACTCGCGGGACGCCTGTCCGCCGCCCGCGCAAGAGCAAGCGTATACGGCCGGCGCGTCCCGCCGATTAAGTGGTGGCGTCCTCGACGATTACGCCGGCCGCCTCCATGTAGCGTTTGATGCCCTCGTAGTCGCCCTGTTGCTGCTCGGCCAGTTCGTCGGCCGAGCAGGGCATCCCCGCCACGTAGGGCATGCGCGCCGTCAGGACGAGCTTGTTGTTGCCGCGCTTGGTGAACATCAGCCCACTGCGCGGAACACCCCAGACGCCGCCGTCGGCGATGATCCTGAAGTGGTTGCGGGACCATTCGATGTGGTCGGGATCGAGCTTGTCGGTCATGGCTGGTTCTCGTCTGATTCTGGGATGGGCCAGAAGCCGAAGTCGGAGCCGTCGCCTTCATGTGCGCCGAAGCACAGACCATGCTGGGCGGCGATCTCGTCGAGGGAGTCTTCCAGTTCAGCCACTATTTCGCTGGCTTCGTCGCCATCGATGATATTGGTGGTCATGGCTTGCACCGCTTCGAACGCTTCCATGACCAGCTTGGCGTTGCCCTCGCCGCTGCCGTAGGTGTTGAGCGCGTCGGCAAAGGCGACGAGCAGGTCTTCAGTACGGAGGGTGCCGTGGCTGATGGTGCCGACGGTGGGGATAAGTGTGGTCATTTCCTGTTCCCTTCCTGTGAGTAACCTGTGCTCACACTTGGTCTCTTGTAAAGCCGATTACAAGCCCTATCTTGGCTGGGCCAGACGGGAGAATTCAAATGCTGACGCTCAATGACATTGGTCTGCACGAGCAGGTGTTCACTCACGTGTACGAGGGTGTCGCCACCATGGTGGCCGCCGAGCGTATGCAGAAGTCGGACGAGTACAAGGCACTGGAGATCGTGGTCACTCCGGTCGAGGAGCACTTCGCCAAATGGTGCATGGAGAATCGCGGCATCGAGCAGCGCCGGTTGGACCGGATCACACTGCAACACTTGATTATCAGCCCGCTCTGTTACTGCGAGTTCCCGCGCCCGGAGTCGCTCGGTGGCGGTATGGCGCATATGCTGACCGACGGCAACCATCGTTACGTCAAGGCGTCGATGCTGGGCATGTTGGCGCTGCCGGCACGCGTCGCACCTGAGACACTGTGGCGGAAGTTTCAGGTCGATGGCATCCCGGTCGAGATCGCCGAGTTCTTCGTCGAGAACGATTCTGGTATCCCTTGAGCATTGCCAAACCGACACGAGGCGTTTAGGCTTATCGACGAGAGGACACATCATGGTAATCAAGGGACACCGTAACTTCGGTCTGAAGCTTGGTGCGACCGGCACCTTCCCGAAAGGGAAGCTGGACGAGACCGACGAGGGCGCACTTACCTTTGCTGTGGCACGTGATGGTGACAACGTGCGCATAGATTTCGGTACCCCGGTGGCGTGGCTGGTCTGCCCGTTGGAGACCGCCATCGACTTTGCCAAGGCACTGCTCAGTGCGTCCGGCGTCACCTACCAGATCGACGATGAGTGAGGTTTCGGCATGGTTGGCACTTTCCATGCCGGAAAGGCGGGACCGGCCAACGCCCCCTAAGCTACCGCCGGTCCCGTTCTTCCCTCTTGGAGTTGGTAGATGACTGAGAATCCTGCAATGACCGATGGTCCGATGTTCCCCGGTCGCACGTGTATCAGCTGCGGCAAGCTCAACGACCAAGCGACCGACCCTTTGGAGGAGGTGCAGCCGAAACCCGGCGACGTCTCGATCTGTTTTTACTGTGGGCATATCGCTGTATTCACTCTCGACTTGACACTGCGTGAACCCAATTTGGAGGAGGCGCGCGACATTGCCGGTAACCCCGAAATACTGAGTTATCAGCGCGCCCGTGCGGCGGCCATGGCAGAGTGGAAAAAATGACTGACGAGCAGTTCGACCCGGTCGTGAGTGTGTCGAAGAGCTATCAGCGCAGGACCGACGCCGAGCTTGAGCAGCTGGCGCAGGACATCATTGCGGGCAAGGTCTTCACCTCGATGCAGGTCGAGCACACCAGCCAAATCCCCATGGTGTTCATGATTATGTCGTTCCTCAGTGCGGACGACGTCGAGTGGATGAAGGCGCACGGCATCAGTTTCATGTACGAGTACATGGACAAGGCGAGTCCGCGCTCGGTCAACGGCTACCCGTGTTTCTTGTCCATGCAGTATCTCGACGGCAAGGACGCTGATAGGCTCGGTAGGCGCTACGACGAGATCAAGAACTTTTTAGCCGCACGCACGGTTGGAGATTCCAAGCCGTGAACGTAGAAACCGATCTCAAGGTGGGCGACGTCGTCACGGTCAAAGGCAACGCTCTTTTCCCGGACGATATTTTTCAGTCGAAGATCGTCTCCATTGGTCAGTACCCCTCGATGTGGTTGCCGTTCGGCGAGAAGCGTTGGGGCGCAACTTTCGAGGCGACGTCGCTGGACGAGGACGGCAAGAACCCGATGGTCTACGAATCGTCACCGATGCGCGCCGAGCAGTTTTGGTGGTTCGCCGATCACTGGGAGATACAGCTGCGATGATCCTGAGCATGGAGTCGATCTACGCACGCAAGCCGTTGACGCCAATCGTAGCCAAAGGCTATCAGAACGGACTGTCTTACGGTTTGTCGAACGCCAGCTACGACGTGCGCATCGATCAGAACATGGTCCTGTGGCCCGGCCGCTTCGCGCTCGCCTCTACCATCGAGGTGTTCAGTATGCCGGACGATCTCGCTGGTGTCGTCATGGACAAGAGCACCAACGCACGGCGTGGACTGTGCGTGCAGAACACGTTCATCGACCCGGGCTTCCGTGGCTGGCTGACCGTCGAACTGACCAATCACTCATGGCGCTTCATCCGCTTGCAGCAAGGCGACGCCATTGCGCAGGTCGTCTTTCACCAGCTGGATCATCCGACCAAGGGCTATTCCGGCAAGTATCAGGACCAGCAGCGTGGCGCGCAGTTCCCGAGGTTCTCATGACCCGTATAGAACACTTAGCATGGTGCAAGCAGCGCGCACTCGAATATCTCGACCGTGGCGACCTGACCAACGCGCTCTCTTCGATGATGTCGGACATGCGTAAGCACCCGGAGAATGCCGGCGCGATTCAGGGTATGCTACCCATGGTGGGGATGCTGGCGGTACAGCAGCACGACCGTGAAGGGCTGCGTTATTGGATAGAGGGATTTAACTGATGGCGACCGACCGCATGATGCAGTTCTTCGAGTACAAGCACTTGCCCGAGCACTTGCAGATCGTCTCGGCGCGCTTCTCCGAATTGGCCACGTGGATGGTCGACATGCTGCCGCAGAACGCCGAGCGCACCGCCGGCTTGCGCAAGCTGTTGGAGGCCAAGGACTGCGCCGTGCGCGCCAAGCTCTACAAGGAACCCGAATGAGTTTCCGACGAATGTCGGTCATGGTGGGCGGCCACACCGCCCCTTCTAGCTAGGGAGCCTCAAAGATTCTTTTGCCGGATTCGGTTGTGAGCATCACAACGCGAATCCCTCTCAGTCATCCAACTGAGAATACTGGAATGCCGCCTGAGCCAAGGCGGTCGTGTGCGAATCCCTCCCCGGACCCGCCCTGACTGTCTTGGCTCTTTTCCCCGAGCTATCAATGGTGCGCGCATTGGCTTTCGATTTTCTCGAATTCTTCCGCCGTCATCGCATCGAGTATGCGACCAGCGGCCCGTCGGTGACCAAGAACAACGTCGCCATACACTGTCCTTTCTGTGGTGGGTCCGATCACAGCCAGCACATGGGTGTCAGCCTACTCGGCAAGGGGTGGCGCTGTTGGCGCAACCCCGGTGAGCACAAGGGCCGTCACCCGTTCCGGCTGGTCAGGGCGCTCTTGGGCTGCTCGACTGCCGAGGCCATGCGGATTACTGGATCGTCGCATGTGCCGGTGTCCACGGACCTTCTGGAGCGTGTCAGAGGTTTATTGGAGCCGGAAGAGGCCGGCGAGGAGGAGTCCGAGCCACCGGACCTGCCAGCCACGTTCCGCCGCCTGATCGATGGTCTGCCGGCGTCGCGGCCGTATCGTGAGTATCTGGCGACGCGCGGCTACACCGACGAAGACCTGCCATGGCTGGATTGGCTGGGCCTGCGCTATGCCACCCGGGGAGCGTGGAAGGGTCGCATCCTGTTTCCGGTGTGGGTTTATGGCACACTGATGTCGTGGACCGGTCGCACCATCTGGCCAAGCGAGGAACTGCGTTATCGGACACTGTCAATCGACCCGGTGAAAGCCAAGTATGGCGGCGACCGCCCGGCGCTGGGACCGATCAATCATAACCTTCTATGGCACGATAGACTGCTCGACTCCGACGCCAACACCTTGGTTGCGGTCGAAGGGCCGTTTGACGCACTGCGGGTGATGCAGGTGGCCGGTGACGATGGTGTCGACGCTACCTGTCTGTTCAGTGCGCTGCCCACCGAGGCGCAGGTCAATCTGCTCTACGACGTCCTGCCGCGCTTCAAGCGTAGTTACTTGCTGCTCGACAACGACATGATGCACACCTCGTTGCGCGTCGGTTGGGACCAGCTGTCTGCGATTGGACTGGAGCCACGCTTTTTGCCGCGCGGTTTGAAAGACCCCGGCGACGTCAGGTTAACACGTGATCGGCTTTGGTCCGCACTCGTAACAAACTGATTGCTTCACCGACTTTGTATGTGCTAAAGGAGACTGATGATGGTGGAGCGTGAGCGCATACGTGGTGGTGGTTCAATACGTGACCGCATCCGGCTCATGGTCATCGACGACGAAGAGATCAAGACCAAGGACATCATAGCCAAGCTGAAGCCGAAGAACGATCCGAAGGCCGAGATGCCCTCTAAGTTCCTGATCGAGTCCCTGCGTAACGACACCCGTCAGACGCTGCGCCTACTGAGAGAGTTAGGTCGGATCAGATAAGCTTGAAACTTGCATTCCACACTGTTACATAGTGTGTTTAAGGGTCCGGCTGTTCGGCCCTGCAAGGCAAGGAAAAAGGAAACGTTAATGGCGAAGACGATAGAAGCCGAAATCCTCGAAGTGTATGACGCGGCTGGACAGAAGCGTAACGAGGACGACCAGACCTACTGGGCGCGGCTCGTGCAGACTTCGGTCGAGGGTACCGACGAGCAGTGGAAGCAGTTGGAGGCCCCGGCGCAGGAGTGGATCAACGCTGGCGTCACCGCCAAGAAGCGCGGCACTGATTACATTCCCTTCCCCGATGCGCCCAAGCCCGAGCCAGTGGTCGAGAAGGAACCCGAGCAGGATCGTTTCCGGGTTCGAGAGGTGAAGGCCACCAAGCCGGCGGCGGAACCAGAGCCGGTACAGGCGGCATTGCCCCCGGCCCGACGTCGGCGTACTCGAACCGCAGCGCCGGCACCGACGCCGATCCCGGCCGCAACGGCTGAGCCGGCAGCGGCAGCGCCTAAGCAGCGGCGAGCGCGCGGCCCCAACAAAGGCAACGGCAAGAGCAAGAAGCCGGGCGTCTACGCTCATACGCAGGAGTACGTGGTCAAGCACCCCAATGCCTCTACGCAGGACATCATGGCGGCTTTGACCAAGAAGGGAATCGTTCCGAAGCAGAACACTGTGCAGTCGGTGCGTGGTCACACGCGCGATACCATCAAGGTGATGCAGCGCGTGCACGAGACCGACTTTGGTCTCAAAGTTTGACGTTAGAGATCGTTTGATAGGCTGGTGAGCCGGGCAGGTTCACCAGCCTTTTTCATGGGGACAATCATATGAAGCGTAAAGACCTGCTTGACTTGTTGGCCGAGGTGCGGCCGGCATTGGCGACGAGTGAATCGCTCAGTCCGCTGTTCACCCATTACTGCTTCGATGGCAAATATCTGACGGCCTACAACGGTGCAAGTTTGGGGGTCACGGTACCCTTCACCAGCCCGTTCAAGGGTGGCGTCCCCGGCAAGACGCTCGACGATCTGCTGACCCACATCAGCGACGACGATGTGACCATCACACCGGGCAACGGCAATATCGAGATCAAGGCCGGCAAGGCCGTGATGACGCTGGCCACCATCCCGGCCGACGATCTTGCTTCGGTGTTCGAGAAGGAGTTCTCCGAGGCCGAGGGTCAGGAGATCAAGGCGACCGGCAAGGAGTTGCTCGGCGCGGTCAGCTGTTGCCTCAACTCGCTGGGAGCCGACGCCGGCCGAAGCGACCAGACCGGACTCCTGTTCCGCCGCGACAAGGACTTTCTGGTGGTCTACGGCTTCAACAACATCTCGTTGTCGGTGGCCGAGGTGCCACTGGATGGTGACAGTCGGGGACTGTCCGAGGAAGGCGTCCTCCTGCCCGGCGTGTTTTGCAAGCGGATGGTCGATTACCTCAAGGCCGACAATGCCGTGCGCTTCGAGATCGGCGAGCGCTATGCGATGTTTTCCACCGGAAAAGTAAACGTTTACGGGACTTTAATTCCGCGTCCGACTAAGATTGATTACGACAAGATTTTGGACGATAATTTCCCCACAGCGGATTCGAAAAAGCTTGTCGCCATCCCGGACGGCCTGAAAAAGGCGCTCGAACGGGCTTGCGTCATCGTCAATACCAAGCTTGACGGAAAGCTGAGAACGGAGGTCGAGGTGAAGGCTGGCACTGCCAGATTGTTTTCACGCTCGGCTCGTGGCGAGGTCGAGGACATCGTCGAGCTTCCCAATCATCCCGATGTCAAGCTGGCCATCGATCCGCGACCGGTGCTCGACGCGATGCCGTTTTTCGGTGTTGGTGGTCGAGTGCTGTTCGAGCATAAGTGTGCAGTGTTGAACCGTAAGGCGCAGACCTACATGGTCGCCGCCTTCCAACCTTCCAACAATAAGTAGGCATGACCGGCCCAAGCACCCCACGCTTGGGCTATGCCGTCTCGGCACTGATCCCCCTTCGTTAACTGACTACCAATGGAGATGTCGCCATTTCCATGGACCTACCCTTTACGCCGATTTTTGACCAGTACCCATAGCGTACACTTGTCCCCGCGTTTTGACCGTCAAAATTTGAGAGGATGTCGCAATGGGATTTATCGTCGGCCGTTTGCGCCGTGAGCAAACACCAACCAAGGGCGTGTCGCTGGGACTACTGCATCGGCACGAATGTTCAGTCTGCCCGCTCAATCGTGCTCCCAATCTCAAGAACGCCAAGATGCCACCCAACGGCAACCCCAAGCCGCTGGTCTACATGCTGGGCGAAGCACCCGGTGAGCAGGAGGACCGGTATGGCGAGGCTTTCATTGGACCGTCAGGTGAGTGCCTGCGCTCACATATCGAGGATGACTGGATCAAGTCCTTGCGATGGTCGAACACGATACGCTGCCGGCCGACCGAGAAATCCAAGGAGAGCGGCAAGACGATCAACCGCGAACCGACCAATGTCGAGATCGAGTGCTGCCGGCCCAAGCTGATCAGAGATATTCAGGAGACCAAGCCGGTCGCCATCTTCGGCTTCGGCAACGTCCCATTACACTGGGTGACTGGCGAGGCCGGCATCACCAAGTGGCGCGGCAAGCGCTTGCCGGTGACCATCGGCACGCACACTTGCTGGTACTACCCGATGTACCACCCGAGCTACATCCTGCAAATGCAGGAGGAGATGCGCGGCCGCGACTTGGAGTTCGCTTTCGACATGGACCTCAAGCGTGCCTTCGCCGAGGTCGACGCCGGCCTACCCGAGCCGGTCGTGCACACTGCCGAGATCGCCCACGCCGACGTCGAGATCATCACTGGCGAGCATGGTGATGCCGACGTCGACCGCGTGCTCAACTTCCTCGACCAGTGCAAGCAGTTCGAGGTGGTCGGCCTCGATTACGAGACCAAGGGCAAGCGGCCTTATGGCGACACCGTCAAGCTTCTCACCATCGCTATCTCGAACGAGACGCGCAGTGTGGCCTTCGCGTTCAACCATGCGCGGGCTGGGTGGACCAGCCGACAACGAGAGCGCATCACCAAGGGCTTCTTGGATTTCCTGTGCTCCTCGCCAGAAACACGCAAAGTGGCGCACCACCTCGCCTACGAACTGGAATGGTCGGCGCACTTCTTCGGTCCCGAGGTCATCTACGAGAACCGTTGGGGCGACACCATCAGTCAGGCGTTCATTCTCGATGAGCGGCAGGGCGCACTGAGTCTGGAGTTCCTTTGCTGGCAGCACTTCGGCATCAACGTCAAGGCGCTCTCGCCGGAATTCAACAAGGAGGACATCGAGCAGGAAGACCTGAGCGACGTGCTCACTTACAACGCCATCGACGCCAAGTACGCCCGGGTGCTCTACCATGCGCAGAAGCGGGAGCTAAAGGACGAGAAACTGATCGAGGTCTACGCGCACCATATGCGACGTGTGCAGGCGACCGTGGCCACGCAGCTGAAAGGGGTGCCGGTCGATCAGGATCGTGTCGCCGAGTTCTACAAGCAGTACAGGGACGAGCTTGACATCATCGAGGCCGACATCGCGGCGCTGCCCATGGTCAAGCAGTACAACATCAGCCACAAGGACTTCCGACCGTCAGCGCCGCAAAACCTCGTCGATATACTGCGCAAGGAGGGCATCCACCTCGACACCACCAAGGAAGGCGAACTGGAGAAGTATGCCGGCACGCCGATCATCGATCTGGTGCTCAAATGGCGCGGCGTCAACAAACTGCTCTCGACCTACGTCAAGCCGCTGCTGAGCATGGAGACGGCACAGCGGCTCGCCGTCCCCGAGTTCACTATCAAGGACACCGTCATTCACGACGATGGTCTGATGCATCCGATCATCTCGACGGTGAAGACGCGCACGTGGCGGACCAGTGCCGAGGAACCCAACGAGCAGAATTTCCCCAAGCACGAGAACCGCCAAGTGCGGCGCATGATCAAATCGCGCAACGCGCAGCGCAAGGTCGTCAGCTTTGACTATGCCGGCATCCAAGCCCGCAACATTGCCATGGAGTCGCGCGACGACGCTTTGGTCAAGGCGTTCTGGGATCGTTACGACATCCACACCGATTGGATGGAGCGCATCGAGCGGCGGGTGCCGGGCTGGATCAAACTGACCGACGACCATGACAAGAAATACTGGCGCAATCGGGCCAAGAACGGTTTCGTGTTCCCGTCCTTCTTCGGGGCGCAGCCGAAAAAGACGTCCGGCGAGTTGGGCATCGACATCAGCGACAGCGAGCGTCTGCAAGGCGACCTGTGGGAGATGTTCCCGAATGTCCATGGTTGGCAGAAGCGGCTCAGGGACGATTACTACAAGCGCGGCTACGTCACCGGGCTGAGCGGCTTCCGCAGGCGTGCACCAGTGTCACCGAACGAATTGATCAATGCACCCATTCAAGCCGACGAGGCGATCATCGTACTCACCGCCATGGCCGAGCTTGCCGAGATGGGCGATCCGCGTTTCGTCGCCAATATGGAAATCCACGACGACCTGACGTTTTTCTGGCACGTCGACGAGATCGAGCGCAACGCTGAAACAGTTATCGACACCATGCTCAACACGCCATATGAGTGGGCGCACATCGTACCTATCGGAGTCGAGATGGCGGTCGGTGACGACTGGGAGAGTGTCAAGGGCGTCGGCGAGTACTTCTCGGACCAGTGGTCAGGGAGAATACCCAAGAAGGTGGCGGCATGATTACGCGATGGGAGTATGCGGGTTTTTGGTACGTCATCCAGCGAGCGGTAGATGGTAGTGTGACCGCTGAGCCGGAACCCGGCCAGCACCGGGCGGCGTACAAGGACAAGCACAGACGCGCTGCTATAGAAACCTATGCAGAGGCGCACAAGACTGATGTTCAAAAGCGTTGAAGGGCTGGTCGACGAGATCAACAAGACGGGTTGGCTGATCACTGAGATTTACCAACGCGATCATGACCAGTGGTTCGCGGTGCTGCGCAAGCGAGGCGACTTCAGTGCCGCCTATGGTGAGGCTGCAACCATGCTCGGCGCGCTGGGTACGGCGTGGACCGAGGCGCAGATGCACAAGCGCATGACCAACGCCGACTGGGATGCGCTCAAGCCCAAGAAGGTCAAGGTGGACGAGCCGATTAAGCAGATTGCCGCAGAGATCAAGCGGCGCGGGTCAATTCCAAGGATCAAGCCATAAATGGTCAAGCGTATCGTCGAGGTCGAGCCGCCGCGTGGCGGCACTCTTTACAACACATATAGACCGAAGCTGTTCAAGGAGGTCATTGGCCAAGAGTTGGTGGTCAACGCGCTGGTCAAGATTTTGCAGAAGGACGCAGCGCACACCTTCCTGTTCACGGGACCGTCGGGAGTCGGCAAGACAACGTTGGCCCGATTGTCAGCGAAGTTCGTGCGCTGCGCTCCGCAAGATATCGTCGAGATCGCGGCGGCGGTCAATACCGGCGTCGATGCCATGCGTGAAATCCAAGCGGCGGCGGACTATCAGCCGTTCGGTGGCGAGAGCAAGGCGATCATCCTCGACGAGGTCCAGCGGCTGAGCAAGCCGGCATGGGAATCGCTGCTCAAGGCGTTGGAGGAGCCGGCATCGCACACTTACTGGTTCCTGTGCACTACCGAGCCGGACAAGGTGCCGAAGACCGTCACCACACGTGCGGTCAGTTTCAAGCTCAAGCCGGTCGCCGACGCGGACATGCGCGACCTCTTAGCCGACGTTTGCAACAAGGAGGGCATCGAGCTTGCCGGCGACGTCGACAACCTCCTGATCAGTAATGCCGGCGGCTCACCTCGTCAGCTGCTCAGCGATCTCGCCATGGTGCGTGATGCCGAGAGCAAGGCATCGGCGGCGGCACTCTTGTCGACGGCAGTCGAGAGTGAGCCAGTGCGTGAACTGTGTCGGATGCTGAGCGACGGCAAGGGCAGCTGGCAGAAGGCGATGGCCATCGTCGCCAAAATACTGGATGAGCAAGAACCGGAAGAGGCCCGCATCTTGGTGTGTCGCTACATGGCGGCCGTGGCGATCAGTGCGACCAACGACCGCGCCGCGCAGCATGCGTGCATGGTGCTCGATTTCTTTCGTGCGCAGTTTTTCAGTGGCGAGGGCGCTGCCCCTTTAATTTTAGCAATCGGAAACGTTTTGCTGGCAAACCGCTGAGCCGATGTTATATGATGGGGCAATCATGGTAGACCGTTTGCAGCCCGAGAAGCCGGCCGTATCGAGACTGACACTCGACCAGCTGGAAGGCGACCTCAAGATCGACGAGTACGCGCTCAACGACGTGTGTCGTGAGCACCCGACGCTGTTTTATCGGGTCGCCCGCGAACTGGCTTTCGCCATCTCGCGTCGCGACGCCGCCAAGGTCGAACTGGAAAGGACCGAGGGCCAGATAACCCTGTCCATGCGTGATCAGGCCCGCGACGTTGGTGAAAAAACCACGGTCGACGAGATCAAGGCGCGGGTCCGCGAGAGCAATCAGTACATGACAGCTGCCGAGCGGTTGGCCATGCGGCAGATGGAAGTCGGCGAATGGGCGGCGCTAAAGGAAGCCTACGGGCAGCGTAGCTACGCATTGAATCACATGGTCGACCTGTACCTCGCCAATTACTATGGCAACATCGAGCGACGCGAGAGCGTCGAGGATCGCGAGCGCAACGCCGACCGCGCCCGTGAGCGGCTGGCCGAGATGCGTCGCGCCGCTCCCTATAACAGGACCAGAAGAGAGGAAGATTCAGATGGTAGAACGTAACCGACCGGACGACGACCGGGGCCGCAGTGGCGGCAGCACTCGTGGAAAATGGCATTACGAACCGCAGAAGGCCGAAGACATCCGGGCGCGGGCGACGCGCACCAGTGGTCGCTTCGACAGTATCTTCAAGCCGGGCTTCGACACGTTCCGTCCCAAGGGTGGCGATAACTTGGTCCGCTTCCTGCCCGGCACGTGGAACTTGGGCGTAGCTTACGCTTACGACGTCTGGGTCCATCGTTACGTTGGTCCTGACGACTCGACGTATCTCTGTCTCGACAGAATGCTCGGCAAACAATGTCCGATCTGCGATGCGGCGGCCGAGGCCAAGCGTGCCAAGGATGACGAGGAAGCCAAGCAGCTGCGTGTGCTCCAGCAGGGCGTCGCATGGATACTCGACCGGCGTGGCGAGATGCCGAAGCAACCGCTCTTGTTTCAGATGAGCCGGACCCTCGACAGCACCATCCTGTCTTTGACTAACATCAAGGAGCAGATTTGGATCGATAACCCGACTGAAGGGTTCGATGTGACCATCAAGCGTTCGGGCACCGGTCTGAACACGCGCTACATCGCTGCCATCGACCGTGATCCGTCGCCGATTGCCGAGAAGCAGCGCGACTTCGACAAGATCATGGACTACATCGAGACAAACCCCCTCGACACCGTGCTCCATTACTTCGACGCCGACTATCTCGACCGGGTCATGTCGGGGACTACCGGCCCGCGTGATGACAAGGAGGAGGTACGCGGCCGCGAGCGCGAGCGTGATGATCGGGACGAGCGTGAGGAACCCCGCCGTGACCGCGACCGTGATGGTGAGCGGGACGAGCGGGCGGTGCGCAGCCGGCGTGATGAACCAGAACCGGAGCGCGCACGATCCAGCCGGCGTGACGAGCCGGAACCGGATCGCGAGGAGCGCTCGCCAAGGCGTGGGCGTGATGAGCCGGAACCGGATCGCCCGGGCCGTAGGGCGGCCCGTGACGAGGCCAAGGACGAGGAGGACGAGGATCGGGCCGGTCGTGGCCGGCGCGAGCCTGACGACGCTCCCAGCCGCCGGGACCGGCGTTCTGACCCGGAGGAGGAGGATCAGGCGCGGGATGAGCGTCGCGCACGCGGCAATGGTGCTCGTAGGGACGACAAGGACGAACCACCTTTCGATGCCGATCCCCCGGCACGCAGCCGTCGCGAGCGTGCCGACGAGGATGAGGAAAGCCGTCCCCGTCGCAGCGTAGAGCGTCAGCGGCCGGACGATGAACCGCGTGCGGCCCGGCGCGGTGACGATGATGAAGAGGACCGCCGGCCGCCGCGTCGTCGCTGATGATCAAGCGACTTCGCCTCACTGACAATCCGCCTGTCACGGACGACGAGGACGCGGCAGGTGGATTGTACTTCGCCGCGCCCAAGAAGCGCGGCTTCATTCCGTCTGGCTGCAAGCTCTTGGATTTGGTTCTGGGAGGTGGCTGGGCGGAAGGCCGCATTGCCAACATCATCGGCGACAAGTCCACCGGCAAGACTTTACTGTGTATCGAGGCCGTCGCCAACTTCGTCAAAAAGTACAAGAATCGTGGTCGCGTTTTTTATCGCGAGGTCGAGGCCGCCTTCGACGTGGACTATGCCGAGGCTTTGGGTATGCCGGTCAGGGGCATCGATTTCAGTCATAACTTAGATAAGCCGCTTGAGACGGTGGAAGACCTGTTCGAGGACATGGATGCCGTCCTGACCGAGTTAGAGAACGCCAAGACCAAGTATCATAGTCTGTACATCGTGGACTCGCTCGACGCACTGACCGACCGCGAGGAGCAGGCCCGCGCCATGGACAAGGGCAGCTACGGGGCCGACAAGTCCAAGAAGATGTCGCAGCTGTTCCGCCGGCTGGTGCGTCGCTTCGAAAACGCCAACATGACGGTCATCATCGTCAGTCAAGTGCGCAGCAAGATCGGTGTGACTTTCGGCGAGCGCACCACCCGGTCAGGCGGCCGCGCACTCGACTTCTATGGTTCGCAGTTCATCAAGCTGGCGCACTTGTCCGTACTCTACCAGACACGTGATAGCCAGCGTCGCGCCATCGGTGTGAGCATCCGCGCCAAGAGCACCAAGAACAAGATCGGCTTACCGTTCCGCGAGTGTGATTTTGACTTGCTCTTTGGCTATGGTATAGACGATCTCGATGCGTGCTTACGATGGTTGGATGAGGCCAAGGGGTTGGGTCCGCTCGGTTACCATATCGTCAAGACCAAGAAGGGCGACAAGCGCGCCAATGGTGCCTACGGTTCATTGAACGAGGTCATCGACGACATCTGGAAGCGGCCCAACGAGGAGTTCAAGAGCGAACTGGAACGCGTGCGCAAAGTCGTCGAGGCGCGATGGTGGGAGATCGAGAAGAGCCATCTGCCTACGCGGAGGAAATACGATGGCTAAGGACGACGAGCGTGATGGGTTCTTGAATCGTGGCGAGTATCTCAAACAGGAAGGGATGCAGCGGGTCGACGACAACGCCGACGAGGATTGGAAGTTGGAAGCCGACCGGGCTGTGTTGGCTGTCGCCGAGGAGAACCTCTATCTGACTTCTGACGATGTCATGGAGCGTATCGATCCAAGTGTACAAACGGGCGAACTAAGGGCGATGGGACCAGTAATGCTGCGTGCCGCCAAGGCAGGCTTGATAGTCAAGTCAGAGAAACCGGGGCGCAACTCGAACCGGCCATCGTTGCACTCCTCTCCGCGCACGGTTTGGAAGAGTTTGGTGTACGTACCTTGAAAAGGAGAAGGTCCAATGTCGGAAGTCACAGCCAGTTCAGGACTGAAGGTGAAGAGTCCCCGTTTCAAAGTCAAAGTGGGGCAGAAACATATCGACGAATCGCTTACTAAAAGCTCGTCGCACTGCATGACTGCCGAAGCGATCAAGGATGCCATACCGGAAGCACGCTACGTGTCGGTTGACATATCCACCGTCCGATTTACCGATATCAAGAAGGGTCTTCGCTACACTTATCTGACCCCGAGGGTTTGTCAGATAGCAATCCTCGACTATGATCGTGGCGCGAAAATCTACCCGTTCGGATTTGAGTTGCGCACTGCGATGATCACTCAGAGTGCCGTCGGCTCGACGTGGGCCGCCAGTAAGGAGCGCAATCGCAATGCGCTGCGTAAACGGAATCTGCTCGGCGCGAAAAAGATGTCGGATGAAGCAAGCGAGGGCACCGGACGTATTCCTCATATTGTCGGTGGGAAGCCACCACCGCGCATGGGTACCCGACGTCAACACGGAATTAGAGCTTACGAGACATCCCTCCAAAGGCTGAAGTAATGGCGGGTGGCCGGGCGTCCAAGGCCAAGGGCAGTGCGTTCGAGCGTGACGTCTGCGTAAAGCTCAGCCTGTGGATCAGCGAGGGCAAGAACAAGGACTTGTTCTGGCGCTCGGCCATGAGCGGCGGTCGAGCCAGTCGGGGATTGACGCGCGGTGACATCTTACGCCGGCAGGCCGGCGACATCACCGCCGTCGCCCCGGAAGGGCACGTACTCACCGACCAGTTCTACATCGAACTGAAACACCTGAAGAACCTCGCGATGATGTCGTTCGTCGTGTCGAACTCCGGGGCGTTGCAACGCGAGTGGGTGAAGACGATCAAGCAGGCGCATTGCTTCGGCCGCATTCCGATGATGATCGTCAAGCAGAACAACTACGCCACACTGGTGCTGGTCGCCGGCAGTATGTACAGACCGCGTACCAATCCGCTCGTCAGTCGACGCATCCCGCTCGCCACCGTGCGCGGCGTCAATCTGTATCTGTTCGACGAGCTTTTGGAGGAGAGGTTCACAGTATGCCTATGAAGCCAATTATGAAGCCGGAAGAGTACCCGACGGCGCACAACATCGAGGCTGGCAACGTTTACGCGGCGCTCAACTATCTGCGCGAGGTCGGTCGCCAGATGACCGTCAGTGCGAATCTCGGCCGGACGTCGGGCGAGGGCGAGGCGGCCGAGATGACCGTCAAGGCGGTCGAGGTGGTGGCGCATGCGATTGAGGTAATCCTCGACGATCTGGTCGAGAGTGCAGAAGGCATGCGCGATAAGTTCGAGACCATCCTGAAGCCGGCCATCGACGTGCGTGCGCCCTACGCCAAGGTGATGGTGAGCAAACTGGTCAAAGCAGCACTGGGCAAATGACCTACGCTGTTCGTACCAAGGTACCGGTCACCAAGAGCAAGACTGAGATCGAGGCGACGCTCGCCAAGCATGGGGCGAAGAGGTTCGCTTACTACATCGAGCCGAACCGTGCATCGGTGGTGTTCGAGGCTTCCGACCGGCGGATCAGGTTTGACTTGCCTCTCCCAGAGGGCGAGCAGAAGCAGCGCGAGCGCTGGCGTGCACTGCTCCTGTGCATCAAGGCCAAGCTGGAAAGTGTGGAAGCCAAGATCGAGACGTTCGAGGAGGCTTTCTTAGCGCACGTGGTAATGCCTGACGGCTCGACGGTCAGCGAAGGTCTCATCCCGCAGATCAGGATCGCGTACAAGGACGGCACCATGCCGACGCTCCTGCCGCCGCCGAGGAAGGGTCCGTGAGACGACGACACTATCCGCAGTTGGTCAATGCTTACTCGTTGGTCGACCCGATGAGTGTCATGCGTTCAGTCGCGACCGAGGTCTATTTATTCCCCAATAGAAAAGTATGGGTGCCGGCTAGAGGGTTGGGCTTCCAATCAGTGTTCCATGCCGGCAAGCTGGCGTGGGGCGTGTTCCGGGGCCGCTACGACGCACTGGTGTGGCCGGGACAGGGCGACATATGACCGTCATCGCTTGGTTGACTGGGTCGGCACTGACACCCGAGATCATGCGCCAGATGCAAGAGTCGGCACGCGCGCCGTTCAACTGCGGCTACTCGCTCGGTCTCCAGTATCCATGGGTGTACGGTCGACCCGGCGGTTTCTGGGAGGTGTGGTGCAAATACTGCAACGTGCTGCACTCGGTCCATGAGCACGACAACGATGTGTTGGCGCGCTTCGCTGCCATGGATGCATGCCACCAAGCCAACGGTCTGAGCCAGTACCCGACGCAGGACGTCATCAACGCAATGGACACGACACCATGACCGTGATCGTTACGGCCGACCTACACTGGAATGACAATCCGCGCGACGCCTACCGGCATCAGTATGTCGAGTGGCTGGAAGGGTGCCTGAAGAAGCACAAGGCGGAAGCACTGTTCATTCTCGGTGATCTCACCGACGCCAAGGACGAGCACCGCAGTTGGTTGGTCAATCAGGTGGTCGCGCATTTAACCAGATGGGCGCGCCTTTGCCCGGTCATCATCATCCGGGGCAACCATGATTTTCTCAGCCCGGACTGGCCGTTTTTCGGCTTCGTCGACAAGCTGCACAACGTCCATTGGGTCAATTGGCCAATGAACTACGATGAGATCGCGCTCAAGATGGAATTGAGCATCGGTCGCTTCGTCATGCTGCCACACACCAGCGACTACAAGAAGGAGTGGGCCGAGTTCGATTTTGGTAAGTATGAGTGGGTGTTCACGCACAACACGTTCACCGGTTCCGACTATGGTCAGGGACCGCTGGCCAAGGGCATCCCGCCCGATGTGTTCCCGGACTCGTGCGTGGTCCTGTCCGGCGACGTGCACATCCCACAACACGTTAAGCCGGTGACCTATGTGGGTGCACCGTATCTCATCGACTTCGGCGACGACTACGACCCGCGTGTCATGCTGATCGGCAGGGGCAGTGTCAAATCGATCTTGGTCGACGGCCCGCAGAAGCGTCTGGTCGAGATCAAGAGCCTCGCCGATCTGAAGAAGGTCAAGCTCGCAGGCGGCGACATGGTCAAGGTGCGGCTCAACCTTGCGACAGAAGATCGCAGCAAGTGGCCCGAGATGCAGACGGCGATCAAGCAGTGGGCCGAGAAGCAGGGGCTTGTGCTATCGTCAAGCCAGCCGATGGTCGCGCGTGAGCCGGGGCTGAAACGAGTGCGTATATATGATGACAAGTTGCTGGTAAGGGATTATGTAAAGAGTCGTGGGGCCGACGCCGCTACCGAGAAGACCGGTTTACGTTTGATGGAGAAGGCATGAGCCATGACGTACAAACCCAAACCAGACGACTCCATCATCGACTATCCGGGCATAGGAAAATTCATGGAGGGGTTAGCCGACATGCTCGAAGATATGCTCAGAATTACGGGCAAGAGCGATAAGAAATTGGTTTGGCTCATTGCTCAGGCGCGTCAGGAGGCGGCCGATCTGCCCGCTCATATCAAGCGAGTGCACGAGATTCGCTTCCAAAGGAAAATGACCGGCGATCCAGAAATCACCATGGAAGAGGTATGCGGCGAGGTGTTGACCGAAAAAACACTGACCGAGTTATGTGAGGCGCTTACGGAGCGTTTGAACGCGATGGTGAGGGAAAGCAAACTGGAGAAGGCATGAGTGACGGGGCAGGGGATGATAGCAAGAGCCAATTTCGCAAATCTATTGAAACTGCCATCAACTCTCATTCGATGGAGAACGGCAGCGACACACCGGATTACATTCTGGCCGAATATCTGGTCGGTTGTTTGGAGGCGTTCGACCGGGCAGTGACCAAGCGCACTGCATGGTATGACAAGGACGAGACGGACTTGCGTCGGATAGAGGAGGTGGCGGGTCGAATGCGAATGCCTCCTCCTACTTTCGTGGACCGGAACAAGTTGTCTGAGAACGACGACTCCGAATGAAGCTGTCGTTCCTCCATATATTCGTCGACGACTTCAAGAGTTTCGCCGGCAAGCACCAGCTGCCGTTCGACGCCTTTCGGCCGGGCTTGCACTTCGTTGGCGGCAACAACAAGGTCGAGCCACGGCTCGGTGCCAACGGTGCCGGCAAGAGTGCACTGATGGTCGACGCGATTACGTGGTGCCTGTTCGGCCGCACGCCGAGTGCGCTACGTAACCCCGACATCAAGCCATGGCAGAAGGGTGGCAAGACCAGTGTGGCGCTGCTCGTCGACATCGACGGCGAGCGCATGACGTTCATGCGCACGGCATCGCCTAACGCGTTCACGGTCGATGGCAAGGCGGCTTCCGACGAAGCGTTCGCGGAGTTGACCGGCCTCAACTATGACCTGTTCTGCAACACCATCGTGCTCGGTCAGGGTCAGCCGCTGTTCTTCGACCTGCCACCGCGTGGCAAGATGCAGCTGTTCGTCGACGTGCTGCAACTCGACAAGTGGGACGCCCGCTCGGAGTCCGCCAACACCCGGGTCCGTGAGATCGAGCGCGAGCACGCACAAGCCGATGGTGAACTGATGGGGCTGGCCGGGCAGCGCCGGCAGACCGACGACCTCTTGAAGACCGCGACCATGCAGGCGGCCGAGTGGGACGCGCTCCAGAAGAAGTGGCTGGTCGAGGCCGAGACTGGTCTCGTCGAGGCGACCAAGCGTCACGCCAGTGTCAAGGCCAAGGCGGATAAGGCCGACCTCGCCGCCGAAAGCGCCGGCCTCGATCTGAAGCACCTTCGCGAGGAGATCGACAAACACAATCTGGTCATCGCCAACACCCGCGCCGAGATGGCCAAGCTGCAAGAGCGACGGCGCGGTCTGGACGCGGCCGCCAGCCAACTGGAAAAGGAACTGACTGCGTTCGGTGACACTGACACCTGTCCGATCTGTGGCGAGACGATTCGTGAGGGTTCGAAGATCGACAAGCACAAACGGGAAATGAGGAAGCGCATCGACAAAATCGACGACGACATCGACGCCATCGATCTGGCCCCGTTCGAGAAGAAGATTGCCACTGCGCATACCGCCAAGGAGAAGCTGCGCGCCGATCTGGAAAAGCGCGAGCAGCGTATGCATGCCGCCGAGGCCGAGCAGAAGCTGTACGCGCCGATGGTTGCCGCCGAGGCCGCCCGTATCACCACCTGCGAGCGCGACATCGCCCGCTTGACGCGGGAGACCAACCCACATCAGGAGCAGGTCAGCAAGCTGACCCGCGAGCGCACCAAGCTGATCGACCGCGACAAGGAACTGCGCGAGGAGTTGGAGCTTCTCGCCCGCGCCATCGAGCGCAACAAGTTCTGGGTGAAGGGCTTCAAGGACATCCGGCTCTTGGTAATCGAGGAGGTGTTGCAGGAACTCGAACTGACGTGTAACGCCATGCTCGCCGAGGTCGGCCTCGTCGATTGGCGGATCAGCTACGCCATCGAGCGCGAGACCAAGGCCGGGACCACCTCGCGCGGACTTAATGTCAGCATCCTTTCCCCGAAGTCACGCGATGCGGTAAAATGGGAATCGTGGTCGGGGGGCGAAGGTCAGCGCCTGCGAATGGTTGGTGCATTGGCACTGTCCGAGGTGCTCCTCGACCATGCCGGCATCCAGCCCGACTTCGAAGTCCTTGACGAGCCGACCCGACATCTGTCGGCGGAAGGCGTGCGTGACCTGTGTGATTTTCTGGCAGTGCGCGCAGAGCAGTTAGAACGGCGCACGATGTACATCGACCATATGGCAGTTGAAAGTGCGCAGTTCGCCTCGACTACAACAATTGAAAAAGATGCTGACGGATCGCATATTCTCCGCACGGCCCGGTCAGCCTAGTTGGTTCGCCACCTTTGCGGCGACCGCGATAGCGGTGACACTTGGCCTTGTTATCTGGGCGTTGATTCAGACGTATGTCGGGGATCGCGGCGTCCCGATCCCGCGACCACGACCAGATCACGTGTCGTCGATCCAGCCGTTGAAACTGAGAGTCAAGACGATCCCGATTGGTCCCGACCCGTTGGCCGAGCCTGATCCGCTCAAGCCGTTTAGTGGGGGTAAGCCATGAGCACAGTCACGATCCACCATGGCGATTGCCACAAGGTGCTGGCCCGGCTCGCCGACAACAGCGTGCACTGTGTGGTCACCAGCCCGCCTTACTACGGCGTCCGCGATTATCAGGTGACGCCGAGCACGTGGTCGGACGGTTGGACCGGTGCACTTGGTCTCGAACCGACTATCGAGATGTACGTCGACCACATGGTGCAGGTCTTCCGCGAGGTCCGCCGCGTCCTCAGAAAGGACGGCACACTGTGGCTCAACATGGGCGACGGTTACGTCAGTGCACCGCCCGGCAACAAGGGCAAGTACAATCCCGAGACCGACCGGGACGGGGCTTATAGCCGGCGTGGCAATCGCCAGCTGGGCCACGGCGAGGACATGGACGCGATCTACATCAAGAGCAAGCAGTCAGGTCTCAAGCAAAAAGACCTGATCGGCATGCCATGGCGCTTAGCCCTCGCCTTGCAGAAAGACGGCTGGTACCTCAGACAGGACATCGTCTGGCAGAAGCCCAACCCGCTGCCCGAGAGCGCCACCGACCGGTGCACCCGGGCGCACGAGTATCTGTTCATGCTGTCGAAGGCGTCGCGCTACTACTACGACGCCGAGGCCATCGCCGAGCCAGTCATGCCGACACAGGTGGTCCGCATCACCGCCGGCAACGGCGACACCGAGCGCAGCCTGCCCAATTACGCGCGCAGCAAGCCACTGCATGGTGACGGCTTCGTCAACACGTTTGTGCCCGAGCCACCCAAGCAGGCATACGCTTCGAACTCGCCGCGTACTGATCGCTGGGGCAGGCTGCTGCCGACAATCGAGCAGGCAAACGGTTCGCAGGCATGGGAAGGCTGGACGCGCAACAAGCGCAGTGTCTGGACGATCCCGGTGCAGCCGTTCCCCGGCTCGCACTTTGCAGTGTTCCCGCCGGCATTGGTTCGGCCCGCCATTCTTGCCGGCTGTCCACAGCGTGGCATCGTCCTCGATCCGTTCGCCGGTTCAGGTACGGTCGCCGCCGAAGCCAGCCTCTTGGATCGCGACTCGATCCTGATCGAACTCAGCCCGGAGTATGTCGACATGATCACTGGACGGCTTGCCCAGCTGGGCTTCCTCGCGCCCAAGATCGAGATGGTCAGGGGTTCAGTGCCGAGATTACGACTTGCCATTTGATCAAATCATGATACACAAACAAAGTCGCGCCAGTCCGCCGCACCGAACGAGCGCGACTGAGTGGAAGGGTGAGGCCCGACAGCGTACAGTATCGCGTAAGGGCGCGCTGTCGGCCTCGCTCTCTCCCTAAAGGACCAAGATCAATGGTCGCTCCCAATAATGAAGCCAAAGCACGGGAACTGGGCGGCGAGCGGTTGGTGCGTTTCTTCGATCTGGTCCAGCAGGAGCAGCGCAAGCGGTGGAACGTCCCGCCATGGCGCGAGCAGAAGCTCATCGACGCCGATCTGGTTAACTGGAAAGACGTCAGCCGCGCACTGGAACTCTTGGAAGAGAGCACTGCCCGTTGGCCATGGCGACGACATGACCGACCTCGCTAAGATCAAGGACGTCACGCTGACCGTCGACCCCGACGGCGAACTCTTGGCTCACCGCACTGATTGCCCGATGGTCCAGCTGCATCGCATGCAGGGTCGTTACATTGCAACACTGTTCGGCATGGAGGTGCCGCTCAAGCCGGACACCAAAGATGTCAGGTTGCACGAATGCCTCACGAAACCATGAACTGCCCGAAGTGTGGTACCGAGTGCATGCGTGAAGACGTCGACATCGGTGTCGGCATCCTCTACGGCCCATGGGGTTGTCCCGGTTGTGGCTGGTCGGAAGACAGCGAGTATGACCTGACCATTCAGAACCCGGTCGACGCCAAGGGCGGCGCAATCGATCAGTATGGCGGCTATCACCCACCCGGTTCGAGTATGGCCCTCGCCTACCGCTTGGCCGAGGCGCAGAAGGTGGACGAGGACAAATGAAGATCGACGAGACACTGGCGTTCTTCCGCTCAGTCATCAAGTCCGGCGAGACATGGACAGACACGTGCGAGATCGCTTTCCGCGAGGCCCTCTCCGATGTGGAAGGATTGCGCCAGCTGCTCAAGCAGTGTCAGAACGACCGTGCACAGGACCAGCAGCGCCTGTTCAATTATGAAGGGCTGCTCAAGCCCAAGCCGATGCACACTGCCCCGCGCGACGGCACCATCATCGTCATCATCACCACGACCGGCGTGATCAGTGGCAGCTACAACAAGGGTCACGGCTGGGTCGAAAACCAAGAGGGCAAGGAGTATTGGGGACCGGAGTGGATATGCTACGATTCCGCCGTCTCACTCGAAATCGAGGAAACCCCGGAAGGCGAGTACTGCCCGGAAGCACTCGGCTGGTTGCCAATGATCGGAGACCCGGCATGACCACACTCGAAGAGGCCGCGTTCGTCATCATACCCGATTGGATCACGCCGGCCGAGATCAATTCCATCCGGGTCGAGTGTGCCGGGATCGATTGGTGGATAAGCAGTCACGCCATACTGGCCTTGCGCGGCTACGACGCCAACGATCCACTCTATTCCGCCGACCCGGAAGAGATGGACCCGGAGTGGCAGGCGTTGAACCCCGACCGCATGGGAGCCACCCTCACCGACACCAAAGCCTACGGAGCGTTCCCGGTCACTCGCACTGTCGTCGACCGCATCCCCGGCGACAAGGATCGCGTCCGCTTCATGGGGCTGAGCAAGGGCGAGAGGATCATCCCGCACACCGATCCGCTCAAGGCCGGCTTAGCCGACGGCGAACTGATCCGCTTGCACATCCCGATTGACACCAACGACACTGTCCTGTTCCACTCGGAGGACCAGACCATCCATTTCCCCGAGGCCGCCTTGTGTTACTTCGACATGCGCAAGACACACAGTGTCGAGAACGAGGGCACCTTGCGTCTGCATCTGGTGGTCGACGTCGAAGCCAACCAAGCACTGCGTGATCTCTTGACCGCGAACATCAAGGACACCCCATGAGCTACTCGAACGCCGATCTCAAAGCCGGCCTGATCCAACCTCAGACATTGGAGAACGGCGCGGTCGTTCACCCCGGTCTCCAGATCGGCGAGATGACACTGAGAGAGCATCAGGACTATCTCAAGTGGATGAAGATGCAGCGACCACTGACCAGAGGCGAGGCCATCCTCGCCGGCCATCGCCCGAAGGAAGTCTACGAGTGGTTCGGCCCGCTCGACGTTCAACGCGATCAAGTCATCCCGCCGGCACAGAGCAGAGAGACCGTGGTGCATCTGAGCATGGCCAAGCTCGATGCATACGTGGACACGCCCAAGACAATCGAGCACCAACGTTTCATCGCCCCGCCACCGCAGCCGAATGCCGCCCCAACCCCGACCACCGTCGCCATGGAGGGCTTCCGCCAACTCAATGAGGCCGTCCCCACCACACAGGAGCAGTTCGTCGAGAGCAAGGCGCGCGGCTATACCGGCGACGCCTGTCCCGACTGCGGCAGCTTCACCATGCTCAACAACGGCACGTGTCTGGTCTGCGACAACTGCGGCCGCACGACAGGGTGTTCATGACCGCGCACGACGTGATGCTGATCGCTGTCGGCGCGACTATCGGCAGCTTTCTCGGCAGCATCACTGGTCACGCCATAAGTGCGTGGTGGAAACGGTTGGCGCGTCAGCGTTTGGTGCGTCGGCGAAATAAGTATTTGACAGGCCGGTAAGATTTAATAAATAATCGGTGATCATGGTAGAGCGCCTTCTCCTCGAACCGCCGCCGCCCAAGCGAAAACGCGGCCGCCCACCCGGTGGCAATAAGGGCCGCCCGTTTGGCGCACGCAACAAGTCGAGCAAGGCTGAGCGGCAAGCCGCCGCCAAGACCGGTGCCCTGCCCCATCAGATACTGCTCAAGATCGCGCGCATGATGCCGGGCGACAAATACGGCGAATACGAGGTCGAGTTCGAGGACATCATCGAAGCCGCCAAGGCGGCCGCGCAGTTCTACGCCCCGAAGTTCGCCAGTATCACGATCAAGCCGGCCGACCGCCCGCCCGTCAATGTGCAACTCGATCCGCGTCCGCTGGCCAATCTCGCCCCGGACGATCTGCTCAAGATACTCGACGCCCTGATCAAGGCGAGCACGCAAGGGATCATCGACGCCGAATCCACCCCGGTGATCAATCCCGACGCCGACATCGAAGATATCGATCCTTCCCTCTACGAACGCACACTCCAGTAAACGGCTAATTCCGGGGCGGGGGCGCTAACCGGAGAATAGTGATATGCCGTATTTGTACGCCACCGCATTCGCGTTGTTCGTACTGAGCACCCCGGCACATGCCGGCGACATCAACTACTGCCGGCCTTACGCCGCGCAGTTAACTCAGACGTTCATAAACTATGTGTGGAAGCGGGCCTACACTGCCTGCCTCAATGTCGAGGGTGAAGACCCGATCCCACCGAATAACTGGTTGACCGCTTGGAACATCGTCGCACCGGAATCCGATCTGAAAACGGTCGCGCTCACGTCGAAGACTTCGCTCGACATCAGTAAGATCGGCAACGTGCCGGCGTCCGACGCACCCAAGGGTAAGAAGGTCAAGACCGATCCGGTCGAGGTGGCGGCAATTGATCCCGCACCTGATCCGGTAGACCCACCACCGACCAAATCCAAGAAGCGCGTCAGGACGGCGTTAGCCGATCCGACGCCGCAATCATCCGGTGGCGCGCCACAAGCACTGTGCACCAGTCATAAAATGCGCACAGTTTACACTGCTAATGGCAAAAGTTGGAACTGCCGTAAATGATCAGAGAACTGTTCGCTGCGGTGTGTCTGATCGCACTGGTTTACGGTCTCTACAAACTCTTTGATATGGTGCCGGCCCAATGAGCGATAGCGAAGTAACCGTCAGAGACGTGCAGCATCAGGGCTTGTCTCTGGCAGCGGTCGGCCTCGACGAGGGCGAACTCGCCGACGCGGTCAAGCGGACATTGCTCATCAACTACGCGGCACAGTTTCTGTGCCGCCACTACGGCCCCAAGGACGGTTGCCATTGTCGCGGCAACGAGGCACACTGTCATGCTCACATATTGTGGGAGGACGAGGCCCGTGTCGTGGTCACGGGTTTCGAGCGGATCGGAGCGATCAAATGAGCGATAGGATCAAGGACGCAGTTAAACAGATCAACCGCGAGATCGATCTCCAGACAGGTCCACCGTCCATGTCTCAGAATGAAGCGTTGGAGATACTGGAGCAGGTTGCCTCTGACGTCGAGGCGAAGATCGACGCACTGAAAGATGAAATGAAATGAAAAAGAAGAAGCTCAAGCGTCAGGCAGAGGCGTTGTCGCGTACTATGGGTATCAGTATTGAAGCCGCCCGTGAGTTAGTACTCTCGATCAGGAATCCGACACCGGACGGATTCGTGGAGTGGAGCCTGCCGCTCACTGAAGAGATCATTGCGGCACTGGACCGGAGCAAGAATCCAGACGAGCCTATAAGCTCAGCAAGAAGCACGGCACCGAGACGTGGCTGAGCGCAAGAGTGGCGATGAGCCGTAAGGAGATCAAACGGCGCTGGCGTGATCGGCATCCCGAGAACGGTCGCGAATATAGTAGGCGCTGGCGTGCCGAGCATCCTGATTACTGGAAGGCGTGGGCCAAGGCGTATCGCCAAGCCAATCCCGGCATCATGGCCGAGAAGGCGCGCCGCTACCGTGCCACTCACCGTGAAGCGATCAAGGTGGCACGAGTGTTGGAGGTCAGTATAATGGAAGCCCGCGAGATGCTGAAGGCACTGGGGGAGCGCAATGGACCACGAGATACCGTTCACCAGCGAGGAGTGGTGGAAGCTCAAGCTGAAGACGCGCGAGCGCTGGTGGAAGGAGACCGACTACAGCAAGCGCCCACAGGACGCCAGTGAGGAACTCCTGACTGAGATCAGGGAGCAGCTGTGCGCGACTACCTCGTTACACTGACCAACTTTAGACGTGGTCGGCGTGTGCAGAACGGCACCGCCGACTGGCACCGCCTCAAGCGTATCCTTGAAGCGGTGCGCAAGCGTCACGGTTGGAAAACGACGCTGTCCGAGACTGGACACTTCCCACTGGTCGTGCGCACGCATCGTGGTGGTCCGGTCGTCTTGAAGATCGAAGACGGCAAACTGATCGAGCAGGCTAAGCAGCTGGCCGAAGTGTTCGGGCCGTAACTTAAACCCGGTCAAGTTGCGTGTGCCGTGGATAGCTGGTAGCCACGCCACATGAACCAAGTCAACATCAACCCGATGATCAACCAATTGCGGGGGATCATCATCGAGCAGCGTGAAGGCACGCTCAACGCACCACGCACCCTCGACCGTGAAGACTGGCCACCCGATTACGGGGCGGTGCATGCGTGGCGACAGAACCAGCTGACCCGCTTTGCCAGTGATCGCAAGGTGGTCGCCGCCGCCAAGCGCTTCTACGCCAACAAGCCGGTCGCGTTCATCAATCACTGGCTCGACACCTACGATCCGCGCAATGCCGCTGTCGGCGATCCGGTGTGGTTGCCGATGGTCCTGTTCAGGCGTCAGCAGAACCTGATCGAGTTCGTCAACGCATGTGTGGCCGGCGAGACGTCCGGCCTCGTCGAGAAATCCCGTGACATGGGGGCGACGTGGGTCTGTGTCGGCATGAGCGTGCATTGGTTCCTGTTCGGTGGCGCGGTCGCCATCGGCTGGGGGAGCCAGACGCAGGACAAGGTCGACCGGCTCGGCGATCCGTCCGGCGTGTTCGAGAAGATCAGGATGGCGCTCCACCACCTGCCCGACTACTTCAAGCCTGCCGGCCTCGACGCCAGCCTCAACTACATGCGTTGCGTCAACCCGAAGACCGGGGCAACGATTGTCGGCGAGGTCGGCGACAACATCGGTCGTGGCGGCCGCACAATGGTCACCTTCGTCGACGAGGCGGCCTACTTGCTCAGACCAGAGAAGGTCGAGGGCGCACTCTTAGAAACCACCCGTACACGTATTGACATCTCCAGTGTGTCCGGTCCCGGCACGGTGTTTCACCGCAAGCGTGAATCCGGTGTCGACTGGGAACCCGGACAGAGTACGGTCAAGGCCCGCACTAACGTGTTCGTGATGGACTGGCGCGATCACCCGACCAAGGATCAAGACTGGTACGACACGCGCAAGGAAGACCTCAAGCAGAAGGGTCTTGGTCACGTCTTCGCGCAGGAGATCGATAGAAATTACTTGGCGGCCGCCGAAGGCATCATCATCAACGCCGAGTGGGTCGAGGCGGCAATCGATGCCGACAAGAAGCTCGGCCTCGACATCGAGACACTGGGTGGTCAGACGATTGCGGCTCTCGACGTCGCCGACGGCGGCGCAGACAGTAATGCACTGGCCATACGTAAAGGCCCGGTGCTCAAGTACCTCGACGAGTGGGGCGAGCGGGATACCACGATCACCGCCCGCCGCGCAGTGACTACGTGTGAACCGTTCGCGCCGCTCGATCTCGAATACGACGCAGTCGGTGTCGGTTCCGGCGTCAAGGGCGAGACCAATCGCCTCGTCGAGGACAAGGTGATGCCGAAGGGCATCCGTATGCAGCCGTGGCTGGCCAGTGCCAAGGTCAACTTCCCCGCCGACTTCGTTCATCAGGGAGATCGACAATCACCCCGCAATCGCGACTTTTTCCAGAACCTGAAAGCGCAGGCGTGGTGGATGCTGGCGCGGAGGTTCGAATTAACGTGGCAGGCAGTCAATAATATACTGACCGGCGAACTCGATCCCGACGAACTGATTATCTTGCCGAGCAAGCTGCCACTTATCCGCAAGCTGCAAAAAGAACTGAGCCAAGCCACTGCCAGCCGCAAGAGCACGACGCTCAAGCTGATCGTCGACAAGAACCCGGAAGGGACCAAGTCGCCCAACCTCGCCGACTCCGTGGTCATGTCGTACTGGCCAGTCATGTTGCCTGAGCGTCATCTTGCCATTGGTGGTTTCAGTGTGTTGCGTCAGACCGGACCCTAACGCACAGGCACAGTCAGATGACCCAGATCAGGTCGTGGCTCAAGGACAATGCAACACTGGCCACGTTCTTGGTGGCGCAAGCCGCTGCCGTGGCTGTGGGTATTGTCAGCCTCATCATTTATGCAGTGAAGCTCGAAACCCGCGTGCACATCATGGAGACGCGCGGCTCGGCCTACACGGTCGAGAGCATCGGCAAGATCGAGGAGAATCTCGGCAAGATCGAGGTGCGGGTAACGACATTAGAAGGACACGTCGAGGCCAACACCGACTCGGTCAAGCGGATCGTCGACGTCATGACCCGTGAGTTGAACAAGCAACATCAAGGAGAGAAACAGTGACAGCCGAAACCGAGAAGCGGATGCCGGGTGACACCGAGCCGTCTGTAAAGGCAGCGACGATCACCACACTGACCCCGAAAGATTTTCAACGCCGGCTGGTCGAGCACGGCTTCGACTTGCCCAAGTATGGGGCCGACGGCGACTGGGGCGACGAGACCGCGAGCGCGTGCGATAACTGGTTCGCCGAGGGCACCGACCTACTTACTGATCCGTCGGTCCCGATCACACCACCAGACACCGATGTCGGTGAGGGTCTCGTCCCGGCCGATTGGATGCCCGACTGCGACATGGATAAGCTCATCATTCACTGGACCGCCGGCAGCTACACGGTGAGCGCCACCGACCGTGAGCACTACCACATCATCGTCGGTGGCGACGGCCACCTCGCCAAGGGCGACAAGTCGATCAAGGCGAACGTCTCGACCAGCGACAATGACGGTTACGCCGCGCACACCAAGAATTGCAACAGCAAGTCAATCGGCATCAGTGCAGCGTGCATGGCCGGCGCTTGGGAAAGCCCGTTCAATGCGGGAGCCTATCCGCTCAAGCAAATCCAGTGGGACACACTGGCCGAGGTCGCCGCCGAACTGTGCAACAAGTACAATATCGCGGTGACCCCGACGACCGTGCTTCAGCATGGCGAGGTCGAGGACAACCTCAACATCGCGCAGGACGGCAAGTGGGATATCTGCAAGCTGCCGTGGGCACCGTCGCTGAATCACAAACAGGTCGGCGATCAGTTCCGCGACATGGTCAAAGCACGCATGTGATGCAGGTCTCCGACCAACTACGCAAAAGCACCTACGGCTACACCCATTGGTGCCCGGGCTGTAGGTGCTGTCATCACATCGCCGTCGACGAACCCAACGCGAGCGGCGCGATGTGGTACTTCGACCGCAACTTAAACAAGCCGACCTTCTCGCCGAGCGTTTACTTCCGCTATCTTGACCAGAAGGGCATGCCAATCGGCATCTGTCACTACCACTTGGTCGCCGGCCAGCTGAGCTTTCAGGACGATTGCACACATGGTTACGTCGGCCGGATCGTCGATTTGCCCGCATTGCCGCCCGGACTACGCGACAAGGAATAGCCGAAATGGTTGAACGTCTCAGACTGGACGCGGTGGACAAAGCCGCCAAGGGCAACAACGGCCGCGCCGGCCTGATGATGACCGGCCTCGTCGCGCCGCCGCCCCGCCTCAAGGCAATGACCCCGATGGGCGTGTCCGGCGTCAGTGTGTTGAGCGGCTACGTCCGCACCACCGAGAAGAATGCCGACTGGGTCGGAAGCCGCAAATGGCAGACGATTGCCGACATGAGCGTCAACGTCAGTATCGTTGCCGCCAGTGTCGGCTTCTTCTTGAACATGGTGGCGCATCCAGCGTGGACGGTGAAGCCGGCCGAGGACGTCAAAGAGGGCAAGTCGAGCAAGGAAGCCGAGAAGCTCGCCGAGTTCGTCCACGAAGTCATCAACGACATGACCACGCCGTGGCAGCGCGTGGTCCGCCGTAGTGCGATGTACCGCTTCAACGGTTTCGGCATTCAGGAGTGGATTGCCAAGAAGCGCGACGACGGCAAGATCGGCATCAAGGACATCGAGCCGCGTCCGCCGTTCACGATTGAGCGCTGGGCAGTCGACGACGACGGCACGATTCTCGGTGTGTGGCAGCGCAGCCCACAGACGTTTGAGCTTCTCGGCTTGCCACGCGGCAAGCTGATATACTTGGTCGACGACACTTATACTGACCAGCCCGACGGTATCGGTGTCTACCGTATGCTGGCCGAGCCGTTCAATCGGCTGAAGCAGTATCTCGAACTCGAAGCCCGCGCCTATGAGCGCGACATGCGTGGCATCCCGATTGGCCGCGCCCCGATCACTGCGATCAGGCAGATGGTCAAGGAAGGCCGCCTGACCGACAAGGAGGGCGAGGGCCTGTTGCAGGGCATCCGCGATTTCATCACCACGCAGGTGCGCGACAAGAACACGTCGCTGCTGATGGATTCGCTGCCTTACGAGAACCAGACCGCCGACGGCCTGACGATTGCCGGCACCCAGCAGTGGGACGTCAGCCTGTTGTCGGGCGGCGTCAGTGGCTTCGCCGACATGGCCAAGGCCATCGACCGGCTACAGCGCGAGATCGCGAGGATCATCGGTACTGAGCATTTGATGATGGGCGATCAGGGCGGCAACCGTGCCCTCTCCGAGGACAAGAGCCGCAACCTCTACCTCATCGCCAATGCCGTGCTCGCCAACATCGCCGATGCGATGAACCACGACGTCATCGATCCGGTCTGGTCGTTGAACGGCTTCGATCCCAAGCTCAAGCCGAAGTTCAGCACCGAGGACGTCGCCTTCAAGAACGCGCAAGAGATCGCCACGGCGCTGCAAGCGATGGCGGCGGCCGGCGCTGTGCTCCAGCCCAACGACCCGGCCATCGACGACGTCCGCGACTTGCTCGGCATCGCCAAAGCACCCGAGATGACGCCGGCACAGATCGGCATGATGCAGGGAGCCGCCGCTGGCGCGCCCGGAGCGCCCGGCGCTGCCGGTGGACCGTTCGGGGCCAAGAAACCACCCCAGCCCGCTCCTACCCCGGCGGCCGGGGCCAACGGCAAGGCACCGGGCAGGGGCAGTCCTCCCCAACTCGACGATGCCAAGCAGCAACAGGTCGCAGATACAACCGACAGTCAGTCGAAGCGGCCCGGTCAGAAGCCGGTGCCGACCAAGAAGCGCTGGGACGAGTACGACGAGTTCAGGAAGTACAATCACTACCACGGCGAGCACGGCTACTTCGCGTCTGGTTCCGGCGACCCGACGAGCACGGCCGGCTGGGGCGGTAGCGGCCCGGGCGGCTCACTGAGCATCGACGACTACGCCAACCAAGCGATGGGCAATCTCGGTCGTACCAGCCGCACGGCACAGGGTGTGCTCGACACCTCGTCGAGCGCCGGCAAGGAGGACAAGTTGGTCGCCGGCCTGACCGGCGAGCACGCCGCGATGCAGGCCAAGCAGAACTTCGAAGGGGCGATCCGCGATCTCTACTACGAGCGCAACGACGTCCCCGACCGCTGGCGCGACATGGAGGTGCGTGTCGACAAGCTCGCCGAGGACATCAATCAGGGCATCGTGCGTCCGGGCGAGGTCAACCGCACACTCGAAACCAAGTTCCCCAACCAGACCAGTGCACTCGATCTGCCGATTGCCAAGAAGCAGTTCGCGCAGGAATTGACCGACCGGCTACGTGATCCGCACGCCGATCCGGTCGAGACCGCCGCGTGGATCGAGTGGCGCGCCAACATCATGGACCATTTCTGGTCGGACGGTGTCGGCAAGACCTCGAAGGCGCTGGCGGCATTGCCGCTGATGCGCGCCGGCATCGCACTGCCCAACTACCCCGACAACAAAGTATTTTATGGCTACGCGCCCAAGACCAAGGTCGACCCGCGCAACGGCGGCAGTGCCTATCTCGGCAGCGAGTGGAAGAAGTTCAACGATTACTATCACACACTGATCCCGGTCAGGAAGTACAATCCGAACCACGTTCCGGCTGGCTCACCGGAAGGCGGACAGTTCGCGCCGAAGGACGGGCAACTCGAACTGCCGTTCGAATCGCGGGCGCTGGTGCCGGCGGAATCGCATGCACTGGTGCCGATGGAGTCCGGGCCGAACGCAAACAGTCTGGCGACCCAGCTGCCGGCGGCCGCCAACGACAATCTGCCGGTTTCACGCAAAGACCCGGAAGCTTCGCTTAAGACGAGGCAGTGGCTGGCCTTGAACGCGCGCCGGAAGCTGGCCGACGGTTTGTCCAGCGTCAAGGAGGTCGGGGCGGAACTGGGTGCAAGTACGGCGCGCGAGTTCGCGGTTATCGCGGCGGTCGACATGGTCATGCATGCTGTCGTCCCGGTCCTGCCCGAGCCGTTCGGTGCACTGACGGCGGCGGCGTTGACCGCGACCGTCGGCAAGATCGCTACCAAGCTCGGCGTTACCGAGGAGAACATCCGTCACGGTCTGAGGGCCGGGATCAACAAGCTCATCGAGTTCCGCAAGTCGCAGCTGACACTCGGTCGTTTGCGGGCGGTCCCGGCAGGCGCGGTCGTCGATCTGGACAGAGGTCGCATCCTGACCAAGGGCGACGAGGACATTGGCCTGTTCTTCCTTTTCAAGGACGACAACGCGGCCGGACCAGACGACGCCATCTTGCAGTGGCTGTATGCGATCAACGACATGCTCGACCATCCAACGCCGGCACAGCGTGACCCGGCGACACAGCCGGCCGCCAATGCCACCGTGCACGTCAATCGTCTGCATGACGTCACCGACATGACCGTCAAGTACAATCACGAGCATGATCCGAAGAGTGGCGAGTTCGCCCCGACCGGCGAAGGCGAGGTCAGTGGTGGCGGCGGGGCTGAACTGACTGGCACCGCGCAGTGGGTGCGCCCGAGCGAAGCCAACATGCGGCAGGAGTACAAGGTCGAGTACCAGCATCACTTCAAGGATGCGCACGGTGACATGTTCCCGAACGAGCAGGACTTCGTCGATGCGGTCAAGGCCGCGCCGACGGTGACTGTCGACCGTGCTCTCGACGGTCGCATCAGCAACCGCAGCCAGACCTCCAGCATGAGCAGTCTGCTCGGTCTGATCCGGGGCTACCGCTCCTATCCCAAGTTCAGGAACGAGAAAACACTGACGGCACTGGAAGACCGCATCAAGACCGGCAAGCCTACCGACATGGCGATTGTCACCAAGGACGGCAACAGTATGCGCGTGCTCAGTGGCAACACGCGCATGGACATCGGCTTCATGCATAACGACCGGGTCAAGGTGGTCATGCTCGATGTCGGCAAGTACCGTAAGTACAACGAGAAGCACCAGCCGGGTGGCTCGCCCCAAGGTGGAGAGTTCGCGCCGAAGGACGGCGGTGAGGGCGGCGGCGTCGGTGGAGGCAAAAACTACGGACTGGTCCCCGGCGACGTCCAGAAGTTCCACGAACTCAAGTCGCAGTGGGCCAAGGTCAACAACAATCTCTTGACCCACATCGATCACCCGGATTCGCCGGAAGCGCAGATCGCGATGCACGAGATGGAGCGCATCTCGAAGGAGATCGGTCAGCTGCATGCTGATCCCGGTGGCCCGGAAGGCATCGGTCTCCCCGGCGGTCCCCGTGACGTGACGATTATCGGCGCAGGTCCGGGCGGTCTGGCAGCGAGCATCTTCGGTGGGGCCGAGGGTCTCGATACACTGATTGTCGAGAAGAACGTCGAGGCCGGCGGACAGGCACGCTACTCGTCGCGCATCGAGAACTTCCCCGGCTTCCCGGTCGGTGTGACCGGCGAGACCCTGACCAGCAATATGTTCGAGCAGTCGGCGCGTCTCGGTGCCGAGAACAAGCTCGGTGTCAGTGTCACCGGCATGACCGTTGATCCGATCACCGGGATGAAGACGCTGACGATGTCGGACGGCACCTCCGTCGACAGCCGCACGGTCATACTGGCCGGCGGCGTCGAGTTCCGCCAGCCCGACTTCCCCGGTGCGGATGGGTCGGGCGTGTTCGTCGGCGACGGCAAGAAGCTGGCCGAGGAGAGCGTCGGCGGCACTGCCGTGGTGCTCGGCGGCTCGAATGGCGCGGCACAGGCTGCACTGGGCGCAGCGACGCAAGCCGATCAGGTCTACCTGATCTCGCGCAGCCCAATCGCCAAGGGCATGAGCGACTACCAAGTCAGTGCACTGGGCAACCAGCCGAAGGTCACGGTCCTAGAGAACGACGGCATCGCCAGTCTCAACCGCGATGCGGCGGGCAACCCGGTGAGCATCACCACCAAGAGCGGGCAGACGATCTCGACCAAGGCGGTCGGTGTGTTCACTGGCAGTGTGCCGTCGACGAACTGGCTACCGTCAGGAATTAGTCGCAACAAGGCCGGCATGGTGACCACCGACCGGAACCTGCAAACCAGTATTCCGGGTGTGTTCGCGGTCGGCGACATGCGCGAGGGAGCCATCGGCAGAATCGGTGTCGCGGTCGGCGAGGGGCAGCTGGCACTGCGTGAAGCGCACGTCTATCTGGAAGACAGCCGGAAAGCGCAGGCCAAGCTCGACGTGGCGATTGCCCACGACGACACGCACAAGGCGGCCCAAACGTTCAACGCCTCCGATCTGCTCACACGGCTGTTTGCCATCGACCGCGCCAATCCGTGGTTCGGGCAGACGGTCGAGGACGTCAAGCCGCCGGTCAAGAAGTACAACGAGAAGCATCAGCCGGGCGGTTCACCTGAAGGCGGACAGTTCGCGCCGAAGGACGGCGGCGGTGAGGGCGGCGGTAGCGCCGAGGGCGGCCACAAGGTCAACAGCGCAGGCGAACTGGTAGGCTACGTCCCGAAGCCCGTCAGTTCGGCCAGCGAATTGTACGAGCGCACACGTGATCCCAGTGCCACCCCGGAGAGCGTCATGGCAATCGCCGGTCCCGATGTCGCCGCCAAGGCCGCCGAGGCCGAGCGGCGGCTGAAAGACGATGTGGCGACGCAGACCAAGTTCTTGGGCAAGGACGGCAAGTACATTCCCACGCGCGAGGCCCTGCACAACGACATCCTGCACAACGGTGGCATTGACAGCAAAGGCAAGCGCACTGCATGGACCGGCTTCACTCCCGAGGCGATTGCCAATGCAAGGCCGGCAGAAGGCGAACAGAAGACGCTGTACGTGTTGGGTGGACGTGGCGGGGCCGGCAAGAGTTGGTTCTCGAAATCGCCCGACAGCCCCTTCGACGCTTCCAAGACGATGTACATCAACAGCGACGACTTCAAGGAATCGTTGCCCGAGTACGCGGGCTGGAACGCCGGCTCGGTACACGAGGAGGCCAGCGACATAGCCAACCGTGCGCATGAGTGGGCGCGCAACGCCGGCCTCAACGTCACCTTCGACGCCACCCTCAAATCGAGCGGCTCGGTCAGTAAGCTGATCTCGGATTATGAGAAGGCCGGTTACAAGATCGAGGGCTACTTCATGCACACTGCGCCACAGGTTAGTGCGGTGCGCGCCATGCACCGCTTCAATCACACTGGCAGGTACGTGCCGGCGAAATACATATTGGGCAGCACGTCCAACGAGGCAACGTTCGACTCGATGCGGACGCGCTTCAGTAAGTGGGCGGTTTATGATAACAACACCGGCAGAGGCCCGGTCAAGGTGGCCGAGAACAAGAGGTGAGCCGATGGCCGACGAGAAGCTGAAGTGGCCTGCCGAGTTCTACGAATCCGGCGAAGCCATGCCCGACAGCGAGGATGTCACGGCGCGCTATTCGTCCGACTTCGACAAAAACAATCTCGCGCGCATCCGCGCGATCATGGCACAGCAGCGCGAGATCGAGCCGGTCCTCAAGTATTTTGTCGACACTGGTTATCGGGCGATGAACAAGGTGCTGCGCGGCGAGCACCTGCGCAAGCGTGACAACGACTTCGCTCGCGAGCAGATGGTCAAGATCGACGAGGCGCTCGCCTCGCCCTACAACCGGACGCCGTCGCCGCTCTTGGTCTATCGCGGCATCACACCCGAGTTCGCGCACAGCCTCATCGACGCGCTCAAGGCCGACGGCAAGTTCAGCGACGCCGGCTACATCATTGCCTCGACGGTGCCACGCCAGACGCCGTACCAGTTGCAGATCGAGCTACCCGCCGGCACGCCCTATCTCACGCTCAGCAAGTTCCTGATCAACGAGATCGTCCTGCCGCATGGCGGCCGCTTGCAAGCGGTGGCGCACCACGAGCTACCGCAGACCAAAGTCCGCATCGTGGCACGCTGGTTAGGCACATGAACCTCGACACTTTCTGGTGGGGTTGGGCGTTCGGCGTCTTGGTCACGGGCGTCGGCGTGATCCTCGTCATCGGCTCAAGTGCCATCCGTCATCAGTACGACCGGATGCGACGACGCCGTGATTACACGTTGACCAATTACTCGATCAACTACGCGGATGAGTTCTTCAAAAAGCTGCACAAACGCGACGAACCGATCAGTTGGTTCGACGGTTTGCCCAACGACGATGAGGTCGACGAGGAATACTTAAAAGCAGGCGATAAACTTTTCGAGGAGCTAGAGGAGCAGGAGCATGGAAGACCGAGGCCCGAACAAAGGTAATTGGCAGGGTCAGGGCGTTGTCATCGTTCGTCCCGCCAAAGAGGGTGACCCAGACTTCGATCCCACGTTGGGAATCGGTGAGCAGGTCATCATCAAGCTCAGCGACGGTAGTGAGCAGACCGTTGCGAGGAAGGAAGTCGAGACCAACCCGCCGAGCACGTAAATGGATGACTGGCAGATCGACAATATCCGCTTCCCGCTACGACCGCCGCCATGGGACGGTCGTGGCGTCAGCTTCGACTATCTGAAAGCCAGTCCCTTCGACGACAGTGCAAGCAGTGTAATCGACACTGCGACGGCCGCCACCGATCAGGACGGCTGGTCCAAGCAGTCGCTGTACTTCGGCAACGGCGCGGTCCTTACCGACCTCAAGCAGCCACTTACCCTGAGCGAACGGGCGAGCGAAGCCGCCGGCAAGTACGTTTACGAGGTCAAGTTCCAGCCCGGCTACACTGTCAATGTCGACGCCTTGCACAATGGGCAAGGGATCGATTATCGCGGCCGCGCCCGCTATCTGGTTTTCTTGGGCAGGGTCGTCGCACTGCACCCCGACGAAGACCTCAAGATCGTCGGACGCACCGTGGTCAAGGTGCTCAAGTACAATCCGCATCACGACGAACGTGGTCGCTTCACTACTGGTGACGGCAGCGGCGGCACCACGATCTCGTCGGACATCCCGGGGCAGGTCGACGTCGGCGGCGCTGGCCCGTTGTTCTCGGCCATACCCGGGCATCCCTCGATCCTCGACGTCAAGCCGCAAAAGCCCAAGGTCGTCGACGAGAGCGCTCTGCCGAAAGGTTACACAATTGATCCCGTCGCCGACCCGAAGACTGGTGTCGTCGACTATGCGGTCATGTACGAGGGCCATGGTGTCATCGGTCAGTTCGATCAGAAGATCAGTGCGGTCGAGTATGCGCACGAGCACGCGGCGACCGCGACGCCGGCCACACCGCTTGTCACGTCCGTCCCCAATCAGAGCAGCCTGTCGATCAATACGGCACCGGGAGCAGACTGGTTCCACCTTGGTGCCGAGCACCTGCCAGAGGATTACACTGTCGAGCCGGGAGCCGATAACGAGGGCGGCTTTAATGTGCATAACAAGGACGGTCTGTCGGTAACGCATGGGGTCACCGCTGCCGTGGCTGTGGCTAACTACTTCAATGGCCACCCGGAGATGGCGCTGCCGGAAGGCTTCACATACGTCCAGTCGCCTTTCTCGCATTCCATTCTCGATACTCACGGTACTGCCGTGTGGGTGGCGTCGAGCGATCAGAAACCGGCGGACACCATTGAGGACTTCCTCAACAGTTCGAAGGCCCCGGGCATCTTCACGAACACTGGTGGCTCGTTGGTGCAAACCAAGCCAATGGGTGATCTGGGGTTAGGTCCGACGCCGGCAGGGTTCCAGCTGTCGAGCTACAGCTTGCCGACCGGCTACACTGCCGCGCAGGACTCGGCTGGTTCGCAGCTGTGGGGCGTCAAGAACGCCAAGGGTGAGTACGAGACCTTCGGCACCAACGAGAAGGAGGCGGTCAACAACTTCTTCGATTCGCATCCGCAGTCGGGCATGCCGGACGGCTACACTTGGGTGTCCGGCAACATCCTCAACGCACAAGGCGAGGTGGTCCACTCACAGATCGATCCGGCGCAGAAGCCGTCGCAGGCTATCGAGGAGTTCCTCAACAGCCCGAAAGCACCGAGCGAGTTTCACATTGGCGACGGCACGGCCGCGATCCACGCCGAGCCTGCCATCGCAACATACACTGGCACGTCAGCCCCGGGGACGCCGCAGTACACACTGGCGTCCGGCATGACGGCTGGGCACACGCCATACGGTGAATTGAAGATTGGCAACTCGGTCTTGCCCGACGTCAAGATCGAGCAGGTCTCGGCCGATGGTGGGTACAAGATCACCAACCAAGACGGTTTCAAGCTCGGTGAAGGCGACACAGCCGAGCACGCGCTGGACAACTTCATGGCGACGCATCCGTCGCTGGCGTCGACCATTGCGACGGAGTTCGGTTTGCCGGCGGCTACGAGTAAACCCTCGCCACCGATTGGCGTTGATCACTTGCCGAAGGGCTACAAGGTCGTCGACGACACTGCTGCTGGTGGCAGCGTCAAGGTACAGGATGAGGGCGGCAACAATTTAGTGCATGGTGACACTCAGGCCGAGGCGCTGCACAATTACTTTACGGCCTACCCGAACACGGCGCTGCCGGACGGCTTCACTACCGATTACAACCCGTTCAAGCAGTCAGTCACAATCCTCGACGAACATGGCATGACGGTTCACGAGGAGTTCCAACCGGACGGGGATCAGAAGACCTACGACGTCGTCGCCAATTATCTGGCGGGTAAGCCAAGCACGTTCGATACGAGCGGTAGTCTGCCGCCACCCAAGTTCGTCCCGGGCGAGGAGCATCTGCCGCCCGGCGTATACTTGAATGAGCATGCCGGCGGCTACTCACCGGTCAAGGTGCTCTCTTCAGGAGGTTCGGTGCTCGGTGCCGGCCAGACCAAGGAAGAGGCACTGCACGAGTATTTTACTTACCACGCCGGCTCGATGCTGCCGGCCGGCTACAAGGTAGATTTCGATTCCGTCGCCGACGTGCCGATCATCACTGATCCAGCCGGCAACGAGGTGCTGGAAGGCAAACCCGGTCAGGGCAGCTACGACGCGGTCGTCAGTTATCTCACCGCGAACCCGGGATTGGCGGCCGGCGGGACGCCGTCGGCTACGGCAACGGCCGCACCGAAGTTTCAGTGGCAACCCGGCATCGGCAATCTGCCCGAGGGCTACAAGGTCGAGCAAGACCCCTCCCCGTTCAAGGGGCAGGAGTTCAAGATCAAGAACGACTACGGCGAGACCGTCGCGTATGCCAGTACGCAGGACGCCGCACTGCATGAGTATTTCGATCAGCACCCGAACGAGGCGCTGCCGGAAGGAATCAATCTCCACAACTATCATTACGGCAACGACGCGGCCACCATCACCGACTCACACGGTGCGACACTGTGGACCGCGCCGGCCGGCGTGTACGGCCTCGAAGCGGTCACCGCCTACATGTCGCGCGATCAGCCGGTCACTTCGCTTGCCGATCTCCCTGAGAGCTTTTATCTCGGCCCCGGTCGTCCCGGCCTCGAACCGCTGGGCGAGGCGGGCCTGCCGCCCGGCTTCAACGTCACGCACGAGCGCGGGGGCGACACTACTGACACCTACGGCGACACTGAGGCTGCGCCGCCGTCGTCGCACCAAATCACCTCCGATGAGAAGCAGGCGGTCTACGATTACACTGGCGTCGGCAACGCTTCGGTCAACAAGCTCTTGCGCGACGGCATCAAGCCTGACAGCCCGGGCACCACCAACAAGCGCATCAAGCTACTCGATCAGATTTTCAGCGACACCTCGACGTCCAAGGACATGATACTGCACCGTGGCATCAGTTCCAACGCGGTGGCCAGATTGGAGGAGGCGATCAAGCATACTGACGGGCACTTCGTCGACCCCGGCTTCGTCTCGGCCTCGACCAAGGAGCACACTGCCGAAGGCTGGAAGAGTGGCGACTACGTGACCATCACGGTGCCGAGGGGCAGTAAGGCAATCGACGCCGACCCGATGTCGCAGAACCCCGGTGAGGGCGAGTGGATCATGGCTCGCAATCAGCACTTCCAGATCACCGGCAAGGAACCAACTCACAGCGGTCTGAGCTACGGCCACCACACGCACTACTTCGCCAAGCTGGTCAACAAGATCACGCCGAAGGACACAAGGCAGCTTGACCTGCCGTTCATCGACCGTGGTCCGGTCAATAAGCAGGACGAGGGAGCCTACGACCCGAACGAGAAATTTACTTGGGACGAATCCGGCATCGTGCCGACGCTCCCCGAGGACATCGTCAGTAAGTACAACGAGGTCCACGATCCACACACTGGCGAGTTCGCTAGTGGACCCGGCAGTCAGGCTTATATCGAGCGCGCCGCCCGTTTCATGCAGCGGGTAAAGGGCGAGCTTCAGCTGGGCGTCGAGGGCACCAACCCCAACGCAGGGATACGGCAAGTCGACCGGACGCCGATCACCACCGACGATTCGCCCGAACTGCCGATGGTCATGCCGCAGACGCCACCGAGCGGGCCGCTGGTCTTTCACGGCACGTCGCAGGAGGCGCTCGCCTCAATCGAAGCCAATGGTCTGGTGGCGCGTGGTGGTGCCGGCGCGGACCAGTGGGCGCAGGAGCACCCCGAGTATTTCTCGCCGGGCGGCACCGACCCGGGCGTCGGCTCGGCGATGGTCACCAAGTTCGCCGACAAGCCTGCCAACCTGTTCGTCGCGTCCAATCCCGAGACCGCCATCCGTTACGCCGGCTTCGCTGCCAAGCTGACTGGCTCGACCCCGGTGCTCATCCCGGTGCACCTGTCGCAGAACATGGCACGCATGCTCTCTTGGGACGCCGCCGGCCACGAAGGCGAGATGAAGCTCGACGGTGACGTGCACATTCCCAAGGAGTGGCTGGGCAAGCCTGCGGTGGGCACTGCCGCGATGACCGAGATGCTCGCCAACTACTACCGGATGCCCAAGAGCGTGAAGCTGCCGGTGCCGTTCGAGACCGGTACACCGAGCCAGATATTGCCGAACGTCGACGAGCGATCAGCCCACGACGTCATGGGCAAGGCCGGCGACGTGGTCGTCTATCTCGTGTTTTTCGTCGCCGGCATCGAGAAGTACAATCCGCACCACGACGAGCATGGACGGTTCAGTAGTGGCGACGGCGTACCGAGTGGCGACATACCGCTGGCACCGCATCTGCGCGCACAGGCAGAAACCCAAAACAAGAAGGCAAAGAACCTGCTGTTCATCAGACAGCAAAGCAAAGAGCTTGGCTTCGATCCCGACCGCGTCGACCTCATGTACACGCCGCGCACTTTCGAGTTGAACGGCAAGAAGTACGATTATGCCGGCGCTGCCTACCCGAGCGGCGACATCGAACTGTGGCCAGATGAGATGCGCAACGACCAGTTCCAGATGCGACAGGTGCTGGCCCACGAGATCATGCACGAGCGCTTCAACGACTTCGTCGCCGAGTATGAAAAGCAGAGCGAGGAGGTCCGGCTGGCTAATCAGGGTCACAACAGCACGTGGGACATGGAAGGGCATCTGACCCCCGAGTACGCCGCGAAGTGGCCGCTTTTTGCCGAGGTCAATAATCGCAACCTGTTCAGCGGCACCAAGATGGCCGAGGGCGACGGCATCACGTCCTACAGTAAGGAGTGGTGGAAGGCGTGGGGTGACAGCAAGGCCAACACGTCGCAGGCGATTACCGAGACACTGGCCGAGATGGCGGCAAGCGCGGTCAGGGACCACAAGCCCAACAATCAGGTGTTCACATCGGGGGGAGCCAGCACCTACGCGCCGAGCAATGAATGGCTTCGTTTGGCCGAACTGGTCAACGAGAACTGGGACAGGAAGCACCCGACATGAGCTTGCAGCGCACCGAGATAGATGGCCGCCCGGTCTGGGTCGGTGAACTGGACAACGGCATGCTCAAGCTGGTCTACGACGATGGCGAGATCGCCTTCGCCGTTCCCCACGACGACACCCAGAAGTTCAATCCATGGCACGACTTGATGGGCCTGTTCTCCAGCGGCCCGGGTGCCGGCGCTGGCGCTCCTAGTCACGGCAGCACCGGTAGTGCCACTGCCAGCGAGACGACGATCAATGAACTGATCAATCCGAGCGTTCTCGCGGCGCAGCGTGAGGCGGTACAGTACTACACCGACGAAGGCTACCTCACGATCAACAACTGGCTCAGGGAGGGTGAAGCGCCGCCTGCGGTTCTGGCCGAGGAGAATCGGAGCACCATTCGTCACCTCGACAGCCTGCTCGGTTCGGCTTCGCTCGACAAGGACACCACGGTCTATCGCGGCATTTCCAAAGCCGGTGCCAAGCGTTTCGATGAGGCCCTCGCCAATGGTGATACAACTTTCGTCGACAGGGGATTCCTCTCGACCACACGTGATGAGCATTACGCCGAGGTCTTCGCTGCGAGCATCAAGCATAGCAACGCCGTCGTCGACATCGTCCTGCCCAAAGGCAGTCATGCACTCGACGTGGCGACATGGTCGAGTTCGCCGGACGAGCAGGAGACACTGGTCCAGCGGGGCAGCGTCTTCAAGATCGAGAGCAAGACGTTCGACAACGACACCAACGCGCCGATCTATCACGTGCGGCTGGTGCCCGGCCAACAGCAGCTAGACCTGCCGTTCGGCAAGCGCAAGTACGGCAGCGACAACAAGTACGTTTGGCAGGGCCACGAGTTGGTCTTCCTGACCAACAAGTACAATCACGAACACGACCCCCACACGGGTGAGTTTGCCAGTTCCGGTGATGGTGGTGCCGGCGTCAATCAGGTCGGTGGTGCGCCGCTCACCCCGTGGAGCGATCATCCGACCGACATCGCCGGCTGGGCCAAGGTCGAGGGGCAGAAGCCCGATCTGGTCGAGCCGCCCTTCCACCTCGATCACGGCGAGCGCACGGCCAGTGGCGTGGTCATCCAAGAGCCGGACGGGCGCGTCTGGCTGGTTCACCCGGCCAACCAGTTCGGCGGCTACAACGCCACCTTCCCCAAGGGCGGCGTCGAGCCGGGCCTGAGCATGCAGGCGAACGCGATCAAGGAAGCCTACGAGGAGTCCGGCCTCAAGGTGAGGATCACCGGCTACGCCCGCGACGTCGAGCGGACCACGTCGAAGACTCGCTACTATTTCGCTGAGCGCGTCGGCGGCAACCCGACCGACCATGGCTGGGAGACCGATCACGTCTCGCTGGTCGCACCCGGCAAGTTGTCGAGTGTCGCCGATCACCCCATCGATCAGCCGCTGATCGAGCAAATCCGCAACCTCAAAAAGTACAATCACGCACACGATCCCAAGAGCGGAGAGTTCGCCAGTGCAGGAGACACTGGACCGGTAGTGTTCCACGGCACCAGCGAGGCCATGCTCAAATCGATCCAAGAGAAGGGGCTGGTGCCACAGGGTGGGACTGGTGCCGACACTTGGCTGCATGGTCAGAAGTGGTCGACCGAGATCGCCGGCCGCCCGGCGTCGGTCTATTTCGCGGGTGACCCGCGCACGGCACAGCGCTTCGCCGAGTTGGCAGCACAGACCACTGGCTCGACCCCGGTCGTTCTGCCGATCCACCTGACCAATGCCGAGGCGGCGCAGATGGTCTGGGACGAGCAGGCGTCACGGCCGGCGCACATGCGCGTGGCGAGCGCTATCCCAGCCAGCCAGATCGGCACGCCCGCCGTGGGCATGGAAGCCATCGACAAGCTGACCCGGTTCTACGATTCGAACTGGGAAGACCTCGCGGTCGGTGAGGACCAGACCAATGCCGGCATGCGACCGTCCGAGACGCTGCTACCGGTGACGTCGGGCAACACTGTCGACCGGATCATGCGCGGCACCTACAAGGTGATCGGCAAGCGTCTGATTTACGCTGTCATCCTCATCGACCCAGTGGCCAAGTATAATCACGCACACGATCCGCACTCTGGC